CGTTTGAAGATGTGGTTGACAATGCAAGAATTGAATCTGAAGCTGATGGAATTATAGACTTCACAGAACATAATCCTTTTGGTGAACCATAAGGAGTTTTAATATGGGTGTTGGATATAATCCAAAAATAGTAAAGAGTGGATTGATGCTTCATCTTGATGCTGCTAACTTACGATCCTATCCCGGATCAGGTAACACATGGTTTGATATAAGCGGCAATGGTCGTAACGCTACGTTACTTAACGGAGTAGCGTATAGCTCAGAAAAAAGTGGTTGTTTAGATTTTAACAGAACAACCGATAGTTATGCTACGATTCCTCATGATGCAGCAATCTCAAGCCAAGTGTTTGGAGCTTCAACAACATTCACCCTAAGTGGATGGTTTGTTGTAGATGAATATGTAGATTATGCTACACTCATACAAAAAGCAAATGGAGGGTCGTATTCAAATTCCACCAATGGCATTTGGATGGAGGCAACAAATGAAATTCTAGGAATATCAGCATCCAACGTTGGTAGTAATCCAGCCGGAAGCACTGCAAGAGTATATTACAATGCTACTCCAGGGCAATGGTATAACGTTGTGTGGACTGGAGATGGAACAACCGCAAGCTTGTATATAAATGGAGTTTTTATAAATTCTATTTTATTTTCTTCTTTAACAGTGGCCAGAAGTGAGAATAGTTCTCCCATTACAATAGGAACTAGATCCACCATTAGTACGCCTGAGTTAGATGGTAGGATTGCAGTAGTCACAGCTTATAATATAGGATTTACTCAAAATCAAGTGTCACAGAATTTTAATGCTATGCGTGGAAGGTTTAACATATAATGGCATTAGCACATTCACCCTCAATCACAACTAAGGGTTTAGTATTATATTTGGATGCGGCTAATTCCAAAAGTTATTCTGGAACAGGTAACACGTGGACTGATATGATTGGTGGCGGATCTTCTGTCGCTACCAACGGTCCTCAATTCAGTAGTAATAATGGTGGCTATTTTAATATGGCTTCTGCGAGCTCGCAGTTTTTTCAGCATCCTGTTTATAGTGCGCTAAATATTACAAACAACCTTACATTAGAAGCATGGGTATATCCAACTACATGGAATAACATTGGGGGTGTGCTAACATACGGTACTGATGCTGCCGAACAATATGCATTATGGACCTCAAGTGGTAACCAGTTCGTATTCAGTAGTAACTGGCCAGGAACGTGGTATCAACTTTACAATGGATCTACTCTTAGTGCAGGAAATTGGTATCATGTGGTTGTTACGTTTGCTAGCGGTACAGCAAAAATGTATATCAATGGTGTGCTTGTAAATAGCACGAATGCATTTGGAATAACTACATTGCCGGCCGTTGCTAGTGCCTACCTAACAATTGGTAACAACCATCCTGGTGGTGATGAAATGTTAAATGGTAGAGTTGGACTTACTAGAATCTACAATAGAGAATTATCATTACAAGAAGTTCAGCAGAATTTTAATGCTATGCGTGGAAGGTTTAACGTATGAGTGTACAATCAGGACCTAATGGCATCGAGAGTGGGTTAGTATTTTACCTAGATGCGGCTAATAGTAAGAGTTTTGCCAATACTGGAAATACTTGGACCGACATGAGTGGCCTTGGAAATAATGGTACATTAGTAGGTGGTGCAGCTTATAACTCTGGTAATGCAGGCACGTTTTCTTTTGATGGAGTAAATGATTGTGTGAATTGTGGGAATGCAGCATCTTTAGACATTAGACGGACTATGACTTTAGAAGCATGGTTTAAAGTAAATTCCTTTAGTTTTTCTAGCGGGTGGAGCAATATTATCAATAAAATGAATGCGGCTGGAGACCAAAATACAAGAACGTATGCTGCATGGTTAAATTCATCACAATATGTCCACCTTACAACAGCAGATTCTACTGGCCAAGAAGCCTTTAATACATCAGCCATTCTTGTTGCTAATCGATGGCATCATTGGGTAGGAATAATTGATAGAACAAATGGAAATGTTTTTCAATACATTGATGGCAATTTAAATACTAATGGCAGCGGTACTGTGAGAACAACCGATACTGTAACTCATTCCAATCCATTGTTTTTAAATATTCCAACGGGTAGTTGGGCTAATCACTTTCCAGGAAATATTGCAATTGCTAAAGTGTATAACCGTTGCTTAACCGCAAGTGAGGTTGTTCAAAACTTTGCTGCTCACAGGGGTCGGTTTGGAATATAATAAATAAGCGACTATGCTAGGAAACCAACACTTTTACAACAGAACCATACGTAAAATCGTAGTGGCTTTTGGCACTTTGTTTAATGACATTCAAATTGTTCGTTACAACAAAGACGTTAATCAATCTTATGAGACATATAAAGTACCTCTTTCATATGGACCAAAAGAACAATACATCACACGTATTACAAGTGACCCCGATTTAACAAGGTCTATTGCCACTCATGTGCCACGCATTTCATTTGAGATGACTGGTATGGCATATGACTCAAGTAGAAAAAAAGTATCTACGTTACAGAATTTTGCTCTTGATGCTAACAATGGCCTAAAGACACAATATGCACCTGTACCATATGACTATGAGTTTTCTTTATCAATCTATGTGCGAAACACAGAAGATGGTACACAAATCATAGAACAGATTTTGCCATTCTTTACACCTGATTTTAATGTTACAGTTGATTTTATTCCTGGCATGAATCAGAAGTATGACCTTCCAATTAAATTAGAGTCAGTAGCTACTAACGTTGAATATGAAGGTGACTTTTCTACAACCAGATTGATTGTTTGGGACTTGACATTCACAGTCAAAGGTTACATTTGGCCACCAGTCAAATCTGGTGGTGGTTTAATTGGTGCCTACAGTACAACTGCTAGTGCATATGGTTACACAAAGACTAATATCTTTATCGATACACAAGGCCGTGATGCTCAACGAATGTATGTTGACTATGCCAATGGTAACAATGTGTTCACCACAGGCGAAACAATCAGAGTTGAAAATAAAGACGTTACTGGTAAGGTTGTTTACTTCAGTAACACAGAAAACGGTGTTCTAGTCCTTGGCGAACTAAGTAGTTTGGTAACTGCTAACGACTTTGTTCTTGGTGATTACACCAATTCAAGGTACAAAGTAATCAGTTTAGATTTGACGCCGTTGAATGCAGCTGAGGTTATTGTTAGACCTGATCCTGCTAATACAGCACCAGATGACCAATTTGGATTTATTGATGAAATTACTGAATGGCCTGACACATTGATATGAAAAAACTAAATGAAACTTTATCGGAGGTTTTAGATTTAGAACCTATCGAAACAATTGCAACAGAGATTGTACCAGTTACAAACACTGTGGTAAATGATGATGCTGATTTTGCTAGACAAAATATCCGTGAGTTGATTGAAAAGGGTAATTTAGCAGTTGATGGCATTCTGAATGTTGCCAAAGAGTCAGAACATCCAAGGGCATATGAAGTTGCCGCCAATTTGATTAAGAACCTATCAGACTTGAATAAAGATTTGATGGAGATTCAGAAGCGCAAAAAAGATTTAGACCCACAGGCCGCTAAAAGAAGTGGTGATGTGAATGTAGATAAGGCAGTATTTGTTGGTTCAACCACAGAACTGGTCAAGTTTTTAAAGAACAATAAATAAGGATACTATGGAACAATTAATCGAACAACTAAAAGTTATTCTAGGCACCAACTTTGGCCTGTATTTGAAAGCACACAACTATCATTGGAATGTTGAAGGTAATGATTTTCCACAATTCCATGGTTTTCTTGATACATTTTATACTGAAGTGTTTGCTCAGAATGATCCGATTGCCGAACACATTCGTTATTTAAATGCATATGCACCAGGTTCTTTCAGTAGATTCTTAGAACTATCTGCTGTAGAAGAAGCAACTACTGTGCCTGATGCATTGACCATGATGACCACTTTAAAGATGGATAATGATAGATACATTATGCAACTTCGTGCAGGTATTGTTTTGGCAGATGAGGCTGGTGAACCTGCGGTTGGCAACTTCTTGCAAGACCTATTAGGTGCTCATCAGAAGAAATCATGGATGCTTCGTAGTATCACGAAATAATTATGGATTTATATTATGTATATCAACATACTCGATTAGATGAAAATCTGATATTTTATGTTGGCAAAGGAAAAAATAATAGGCATTCCGAAAAAAATAACCGAAATCGATATTGGCACAATGTTGTTAATAAAGCTGGTTTTTCATCTCAAATTTTATATAGTAATTTAGATGAAGAACTTTCTTTGTTGATAGAAATAGAACTTATTGATAAGTATAAAAAACTTGGTATAAAATTGGTAAATATTACAAGTGGTGGTGAAGGTGTGTCTGGATTAAAACACACACCTGATTCTAAAAAGAAAATGTCAGAAAAAGCAAAAGGTAAAATAATTACCAATGATACAAGAATAAAATTATCTAAAGCATTAATTGGTATTAAAAGAAAACCTTTTACGGCCGAACATAAAGCTAAAATTTCTGAAGCTTCAAAAAAACAAAAACGTACCATTACAGAAGAAACAAAAACAAAAATATCAAAATCCAACTCAGGTAAAAAAAGAACTTTAGAACAAAAATTAAAAATTTCTGAAGCAACAAAATTAGCTTACCAAAAAAGAATGGGTTTAAATAATGGTTGATGCTGGCGGGTATCTGGGAAATTCCAACCTCAAAAGGACAGGCGTTGAACTGTCCTATACTGAGGAACAAGTTGCTGAAATTATAAAATGTACTGAAGACCCGGTCTACTTCATTAAGACTTATGTTAAGATTGTTAACGTTGACCGTGGTTTAATTCCATTTGAGATGTGGCCGTTCCAAGAGGACATGGTCAGAACATTTCACAACAATCGTTTTTGTATTGCAAAGATGCCTCGACAGGTTGGTAAAACAACTACAACTGTCGGTTATATGCTTTGGTCAGTTTTGTTCCAAGATGACTACAGTATTGCCATTTTGGCCAACAAAGGTTCTCTTGCTCGTGACATTCTAGGCCGCATTCAATATGCGTATGAGTATTTGCCTCTATGGTTGCAACAAGGTATTATTGTTTGGAACAAAGGTAACATTGAACTAGAAAACAAATCTAAGATTGCTGCATTTGCAACATCAGCATCTGGTGTTCGTGGAGGCTCATACAACTTAATTTTCTTGGACGAATTTGCTTTCGTTCCTAAGAATATGGCTGATGAGTTCTTTACATCTACCTACCCTGTGATTTCATCTGGTAAAACGACAAAAGTTATTATCGTTTCTACACCTTATGGTTTGAACCACTTCTATAAGATGTGGGTAGATGCTGAAGAAGGCCGTTCAACTTACAAACCACTTGAAGTCCATTGGTCACAAGTACCTGGCCGAGATGCGGCATGGAAAGAAGAAACTGTCCGTAACACCTCTGAAGAACAATTCAGACAAGAGTTTGAAACAGAGTTTATTGGTTCATCTGCAACTCTCATCTCTGGTTCTAAACTCCGTTCTATGGCGTTCTTTAACCCTATTCACCAAGAAGAAGGTTTGGACATATATGTACAACCAAAACCAGGTCGAATGTACATCGGTACAGTTGACTGTTCGGAGGGTGTTGAACAAGACTATTCTACCATTAATATTATTGATGTAACTGAGGTGCCTTATAAACAGGTTGCTAAATACCGCAATAACAAGTTGCCTCTGTTGTTCTTTCCAACTATCATTTATTCGCTATGTAAGAAGTATAATGAAGCATATGCTCTCATCGAAACGAATAACGTGGGCCAGCAGGTCGTGGACATTCTCCATTACGATTTGGAGTATGAGAACATATATAAGCTAGAACACCACCACATCAAAGGGCAGGCAATTTCAGGTGGATTTAAACGTTCAACCTCTTTCGGTATTAAAACAACCAAGACAGTTAAGAAAATTGGTTGTGCCAACTTGAAGACTTTAATTGAAGGTGACAAACTGATTGTCAATGACTTTGATACTATTGCAGAGCTTAATACCTTTGTCAGAGTTCGAGACAGTTATGAGGCAGAAGAAGGCAATAATGATGACTTGGCTATGGGGCTGGTACTATTTGCGTGGTTGGCTGCACAAAATTATTTCAAAGAAGCCACTAACATTGATATCCGTAGATACATGTTAGAGGAAAGAAATATGCTTGTGGAAGAAGATTTGGTACCAGTGGGAATTATTGATGATGGTCGCAAAGAAGAATATGTGCATGATGGTGCAGATGTTTGGTCAGAAAAAGGCTATCTATCCTCAAGATTCTAAAAAACTAAATACTACATTAAGTATATAAATACAATTGACCCAATAACAAAAAGGAGAAATCCATGGCATTTCAGCTATCACCTGGGGTAAATGTGTCAGAAATCGACCTGACAACAGTAGTCCCATCAGTAGCCACATCAGTTGGCGCATTTGCAGGTCCGTTTTCGTGGGGTCCAGTCGGTGAAGTCGTTACCATTTCGGATGAGGTTCGCCTCGTTGAACGATTTGGTAAACCAGACAGTACAAATTATGAAAACTGGTTCTCAGCCGCAAACTTTCTTGCATATTCTAATAATCTTAAAGTTGTCCGTGCTTCTGGCACTGGTACATTAAACGCTTCTGCTAACGGCGCTGGCGTATTGATTAAAAATGAAGACGATTATACAGACAATTATTCTACAGCAAACACATCACTTGGACCAGTAGCAGCACGTTATGCTGGTGCATTTGGTAACAGTCTTCGTGTTTCTATTTGCCCATCACCTGCGGCATTTTCTTCTAACTTGACCGTTACAGACTCTATGAGAGCTAACGCTCTTAACACTTTGGTTGATAACCAATTTGTTATTAATGTTAATGGTACTGCTAACGCAGCTGCAAACGTTCAAGCTGGTGACCAAATTTCAGTTGATGCTGGAGTATCTTATATTCGTGTTGCTTCTGTTAATGCAACTGCGATTGTTGTTGCATCTGCTTTGACTGCTAACGTTGCCGTTAATACTGCTATTCTTCGTAGATGGCAATATGCTGACCAGTTTGGTGTTGCACCAGGTACTTCTGACTACGCTACAGCAGCCGGTGGTTCTAATGACGAATTGCACGTTATTGTTGTTGATGAAGATGGTAAGTTCTCTAATGGTATTGCTAATACAGTCCTTGAGAAGTTTGGTTTTGTTTCTAAAGCATCTGATGCTAAGACAAACGATGGTTCTTCCAACTACTATGTTAACGCATTGAATGACCGTTCACGTTATGTATGGTGGACTTCACATATTTCTGGTAACTCAAGTTGGGGTAGCGCTGCTGCAGGCACAACATTTGATGCCGCAAACGGTACAAGAAACCCAGTTTATGCTTCTCTTGCAGGTGGTGCTGATGGTACTATTACTGCTGCTAGTACAATTACTGCATACGGACTGTTTGTTAATCCAGATTCCGTTGATATTTCATTAGTTGTTTCTGGTAGTGCTGATGCTACTGTTGAGGCATACTTGATTTCAAGTCTTGCTGAAGTGCGTAAAGACTGCTTGGTGTTCTTGTCACCATCTAAAGCTTCTGTTGTAGATAACGCTGGTTCAGAATTGACTTCAGTAATTGCTTACCGTGATGCATTGACTTCAACTTCATATGCAGTTATGGACTCTGGTTACAAATACCAATTCGACAAGTACAATGACGTATACCGCTGGGTTCCATTGAATGGTGACATTGCAGGTATCTGTGCTCGTACAGACCTAGAGCGTGACCCATGGTTCTCTCCAGGTGGTGTTAACCGTGGTATCGTTAAGAACGTTATCAAATTGGCATGGAATCCAACTAAGGCTGAACGTGATAGCTTGTATGTTAAAGGCGTTAACCCAGTTGTTACATTCCCAGGTGAAGGTACTATCTTGTTTGGTGACAAGACAATGTTGGCTCGTCCATCAGTATTTGACCGAATCAATGTTCGCCGTTTGTTCGTTGTGCTTGAAAAGTCTATTGCTCGTGCAGCTCGTTCTTCAATGTTCGAATTCAACGACCAATTCACAAGAGCTCAGTTTGTAAACTTGGTTGAACCATACCTCCGTGATATTCAGGGTCGCCGTGGTATTACTGACTTCCGTGTTGTTTGTGATGAAACAAATAACACAGCAAACGTAATTGATTCAAACCAATTCGTTGGCGATATCTATATTAAACCTGCCCGTTCAATTAACTTTATTCAACTTAACTTTGTTGCAGTTCGCACAGGCGTTACATTTGAAGAAGTTGTTGGCCGCTTCTAATAAATAGAGAAACAGGAGAATATTAAATGGCTTTTAATGTAAACGAATTCCGCTCACAGTTAACTGGAGACGGTGCCCGTCCAAATTTATTTGAAGTTTCGTTGCCGTTCCCTGCGTTCTCTGTTCCAGGAAACGCACAAGCAAAAACAACTTTCATGTGTAAATCAGCACAATTGCCTGGCTCAACGCTAGGTGTTGTGCCTATGAATTACTTTGGTAGAGAGTTGAAGTTTGTAGGTAACAGAACTTTCGCAGATTGGACAATCACAATTATCAATGATGAAGATTTCGTCATTCGTAATGCTTTCGAACGCTGGATGGCTGGTATCAATTCACATGGTACTAATGTCCGTAACCCAGCTGCTTTGACACCAGGCGGTTATACTGTAGATGGTACAGTTACACAGTATGGTAAAAAAGGCGACTCTCTGAAGAAGTACAAGTTTATTGGCTTGTTCCCTTCAGACATTACTCCAATCGATGTTGATTGGGGTTCTAATGATACGATTGAGGAGTTTTCCGTGTCTCTCACCTATCAATGGTGGGAATCAGTATCAGACAATGTGATTTAAGGAGAAGGACTTCGGTCCTTTTCCATTTTTTAGAATGGATATAATATGGCAATAAAATTATTCGGGTTTACACTCGGAGAAAAGGACATTGTTCAGGAACAAAAACCTGAACAAGCTTCCTTTACGCTTCCAACAAGTGCAATGGATGATGGTGCAGTTACCATTACCCAGAATGCTTACTATGGAACATACGTAGATTTAGAAGGTGCAGTTCGTAATGAACTGGAACTAATTACCCGCTATCGTGAGATGGCAAACCACCCTGAGTTAGAAATGGCCATTGATGATATCGTCAATGAAGCTATCACTCATGATGTTACTGGTCGTACTGTTGACATTGTTTTAGATAAACTAAAGCAACCAGAATCAATTAAGAAAAAGATTATTGAAGAATTCAATACTGTTCTTAAACTTTTAAACTTCAATAACCTTTCTGATGACTTGTTCAAACGTTGGTATATTGATGGTAGAATTTATTACCATGTTGTGGTCGATGAGAGTCAACCTAAACAAGGTATCCAAGAGTTAAGATATATTGATCCACGTAAGATTCGTAAAGTACGTGAGATTAAAAAAGATAGAGACCCTAAAACAGGTACTCAAATTATTAAGTCTATTGCCGAATACTATGTCTATAATGACAAGGGTACTACGACACAACAATATAGCGCACAAGTATCTCAAGGTATTCGTATTGCGCCTGAGTCCATTCTAAATGTGACTTCTGGTTTGATGGATGCTAAGAATACATTTGTGATTTCTTATTTACATAAGGCTATTAAGCCTCTGAATCAGTTGCGTATGATTGAAGATGCGGTTGTTATTTACCGTATTTCAAGAGCACCTGAACGCCGCATTTTCTACATTGACGTTGGTAACTTACCAAAAGGTAAGGCTGAACAATACTTGCGTGATGTTATGGTTAAGTATCGTAACAAGATGGTGTATGATGCTCAGACTGGTGAGTTGCGTGATGACCGTAAACACATGTCTATGCTTGAAGACTTCTGGTTGCCTCGCCGTGAAGGTGGTAAAGGTACAGAGATTACTACACTACCTGCTGGCCAAAACCTTGGTGAGTTGGAAGATGTTAAGTATTTCAGACAGAAACTTCTTCAGTCATTGAATGTGCCTATCAGCCGTTTAGAACCACAACAAGGTGGTATGATTGGTGTTGGTCGTACAACAGAAGTTACCCGTGATGAAGTTAAGTTCACTAAGTTTATTATTAGATTGCGTAATAAATTCTCTCAAATCTTTGACCATGCTTTGCGAACACAGTTGGTACTGAAAGGTATCTGTACTGCTGACGAATGGGATGAATTCAGAGAAGTAATCTATTATGATTACAAGAAAGATAATAACTTTACCGAAATGCGTGATGCAGAGTTGTTGCAAACTAGAGTACAACTGTTGCAAGTGGTTGACCCATATATTGGTCGTTACTACTCCGCTGATTGGGTTAGAAGAAACATTCTACAAATGTCTGATGAAACCATTGATGAAATGGACAAACAGATTGCTGTAGAAGAAAAAGATGGAACTGGCGGACCGACAATGCCTATTCCTGGCCAAGAACAACAGGCCACTAATGAAGATTATCCTCCAGAGGATAATACAATTGATGATAAATCCGCAGAATCTAAAACACCAACTTTAGATGCTGAAGTGGATAAATTTTCATCGAGACTAAATAGAAAATAATGGAGATTAAAATGGAAGTTCAAGATTTTATTAATAGTGTTGCCACAGGCAATGCATCTGAAGCAAAAGACACTTTGAATGATTTGCTATCAGCACGAGCCTTTGATGCTTTGGCAGCAAAGAAAATTGAAATTGCTCAATCTTTGTTCAATGATAAGCAAGCAGAGACACCAGAAACTACAGAAGCAGAATGAAATCGTTAAACGAATTTAAGTCTATTGTTGAAGAAGAAAAGTCGGACTATTCCAAGTTCGATGTTTTAGTTCGTGCTGGTCTGGCCAATAAGGCACAGATGCAACGAATTCATGCCGTGTTGGATAAAATGAAAGAAGAAAGACCTACTTTCAATAATGCAGACCGCATGATTGTCCAAAACCTTTTCAATAAAATGGTAGACTTAATTTCGAATAACAAACAGATTAACCAACAAGCTCGCCGTTCAATTAAAGAAGTTACTGACGTAATTGACACGGCAGACTTTAAGGTTAGTCCAAGTGGTCGTAAATTAAAAGCACACAAGGTTGAATTTGATACTGAAGTTAAAGAGTCTATTCAACTTGAAGGTGTAGATACACCACGTGACCCTCCTGCTGTTCTTGTACTAAAGCGCAAATCTATTCGTATGTATCCAGACAATACTAGAATTGCCCTTTATTATAACAATACATTGGACAAATACTTTTCGATCCCTTATGGACCAAAAATTGATGCACCAATCCAATCTGAAGAAACTCAGATTCAAGAATCAGTTATGGATGCTTTGCATAGAATTGTAAAGACCAAACAACACGAACCAGTTCAATTTGCCGATGGTACAAAGATGAAAGTTGACCACTATACTGCGTCAGCAATTACTCAAGTACATAAAGCTTTGAACGATGATAATAAAAAGAAGTATGAGTCGATGGTAAATAAGTCTAAAGAACATTTAGGCCGTGCTTCTGATTTTGCATTTAGGCATATGAAATGACCTTTGTGGAATCTATTATACATAGAAAGTTGGATGAAGCAAGAGAAACAATTCATGCTCGTCTTAATGAAATCGTGTCTCAACGTCTTGAAGAAGCAAAGCGTTATATTGCAGCCGACATGTTTGAAGAAGTTATTTTAGATGAAGCAAGTTCAAACATTATTAAAATGGGTAGAATTCAAAAGATTCGCCGTAGAATTAGAAGAAATGCTAAAGGTCGTATTGTCGTTCAAAAGAATGTTAAACGTTCAGGCATTAAAGGTTACAGAATTTCGGGCAATACACTTAAACGTATATCTGCTACATCACGCCTTCATAAAGCGAGAATGTTAAAGCGTTCTTGGAAAACAACACGTAAAGCTAAATTGCGCCGTTCATTGTTAAAAAGAAAAATGTCAATGCGTAGGCGCTCATCCATGGGAATAAAATAAAATGGCACTAGAAGTTACAAACTCACTAAGAGGTCCATCTGTTATCAGATGCGTTGAACCTGGAACATACACTATCAATCTTACAGATTTGAGAAAAAATACAGTTATAGAAACAGTAACATCTGCCGATATTAAGCGTGTTACATGGTCAACGAATGGCAGTATTACTATTGTTCGTAATATTACTCCAGTCTTGTCACTACAAGGTTCTGGTGAAATGAGATTTGATGAATTTGGCCACTCGATTGCAAATAACAATACAGCTAATGTTGTTGTTACGATTGCAACTGGCGGCACTTTGGTTATGGAATTAAGTAAGCAAGCTACATTCTCTGTAGATGTTAATACTGGAGCATAACCCAATGAAATTAATTACCGAAACAATTGAAAGTGTTAAGTACCTATCAGAAGCTTCTGAGAATGGTAAAAAACACTTGTACATTGAAGGCACATTCCTAGTTGGCGATAAAGTAAATCGTAACAATAGAATGTATAAAATGAACACGTTACGTGAAGAAGTAAAGAGATATAATGAAGAATACATTAAAACAAACCGTGCTTTAGGTGAACTAGGCCACCCTGACACACCATCTATTAACTTAGAACGTGTGTCACATAAGATTGTGTCCTTAGATGAAGATGGCAACACCTTCTATGGTAAAGCATTAATTCTAGAAACTCCTTACGGTCAAATCGTAAAGAATTTTATTGAGAACAATATTCAAGTTGGAGTGTCATCGAGAGCTATGGGTTCTGTTGTGCAAACAAGAGAAGGATACAACCTAGTTCAAGACGACCTTAAACTTGCCACGGCAGCTGACATTGTTGCCGACCCATCAGCCCCTGGCGCTTTCGTCAATGGTATTATGGAGAATAAAGAATGGATGTTTGTTGAAGGCCGTTTCGTAGAAATGGACTTTGATGATGCTAAAAAACAAATAAGAGCGGCTTCTTCCAAACAAATAGAGGAAGTTGCGCTAAAATTATTTGAAAATTACTTACGAAAACTTTAATTTTATAAATAAGAAATCAAAAGGAGATTCCTAATGGCAAACAGTAAACTAATGGAAGCCGCAGCCGATATTCTTGCAGGAAGCAAGAAGACAGCCTCAAGCATGCCAGCCCAAAAACTGCCTGGTGAGGTTCAAGACCTCGGTGGCCCAACTAATACAGATGCTCATCCAATGGGTGACTCTGAGAAGATTGATGCTACCAAAGGTGCTAAGAGCGCTACACCACCAGCTACAAAACCATCAGCAGCTTCTGCTGACACTCAGAACAAGCCAGTTGGTGGCAAAAAAACTATGAGTGAAGAAGAAATAACACATGACATGAATTCGTTGTTCTCAGATGACGATACCATTTCAGAAGATTTTAAATCCAAAGCTGCAACAATTTTTGAAGCTCGTGTCTTTGACCGTGTATCTCAAATTGAAGAAGAAACAGAAGAACGATATGCCGGCATGCTTGAAGAAGCAGTTGAGACTATCAAGGCCGACTTGACCGAAAAGGTTGATGACTACCTTTCTTATGTTGTTGAGCAATGGATGGCAGACAATGAAATTGCAGTTGAATCCGGTCTTCGTGCCGAATTGACTGAAGACTTCATTGGCGGCTTGAAGAATTTGTTCACAGAACATTACATCGATGTTCCTGCTGACAAAGTGGACCTAGTTGAAGAACTTTCTACTAAAGTGGAAGAACTAGAGTCTAAACTTAATGAAGAAATTGAAACAGGTATTCAATTGAAGAAATCGCTCATTGAATCCCATAAAGCAGAAATTGCACATGAAGTCTGTGATGGACTTGCAGCTACTCAAGCTGAAAAAGTAAAAGCACTTGCAGAGAGTGTTGATTTTTCTACAGAGGAAGAATACAAAGAAAAGCTTGAGACAATCCGTGAGAACTATTTCCCATCTGGCACTAAAAAGGCTGATGTGAGAGACCTACATGAGCAAGTAGAAGATGGTAGCGAGAAACAAGTAACCGCTGCTGATCCATACGTTGCTTCTGTCATGCAAGCAATTTCGAAAACTAAAATTTAATTAAACAAATCCACAAGGAGAATTATATGTATTTGTCAGAAAGTCTACAAAAGAAATGGGAAGGCGTACTGGAGCACCCAGACCTCCCAGCTATTAAAGATCCATACCGTAAGGCCGTTACTGCTGTCGTGCTTGAGAACCAAGCCGTTGAAATGCAGAAATCTGCTGGTATGTTGTATGAAACAGCACCAACGAACTCTATGGGTTCTACAAACGGTGGTTTCCAAGGCGGTTCAGCTGCTGCAGGTCCTGTTGCCGGTTTCGATCCAATCCTTATCAGCTTGGTTCGCCGTTCATTGCCTAACCTGATTGCTTATGATATCTGCGGCGTTCAGCCAATGACTGGACCTACAGGTCTTATCTTCGCAATGCGTACTAAGTATGCAGGTCAATCCGGTACTGAAGCCTTCTTCAACGAAGCTAACACTGGTTTCTCTGGTTTGGGTACCTCTGGTAACCAAGCATTTGCAGAAGGCACATTGCCAACAGAAATCTTCACAGGTAATGCCGCTGCTGTTGGTGCTATGTCAACAGCTCGTGCTGAAGCCTTGGGTGATGGCGCTGCTGCTAACGCATTCCAAGAAATGGCATTCTCTATTGAGAAAGTTACTGTTACTGCAAAGACTCGTGCTTTGAAGGCAGAATACTCAATGGAACTTGCACAAGACTTGAAAGCAGTCCACGGTTTGGACGCAGAAACAGAATTGGCAAACATCTTGTCTTCTGAAATTCTTGCTGAAATTAACCGTGAAGTGGTTCGTACAGTTTATGCATCTGCTAAAATCGGTGCACAAGTTGGTACAACTACTGCTGGTGTGTTCAACCTTGACACAGACTCTAATGGTCGTTGGATGGTCGAAAAAGTTAAAGGTTTGGCATTCCAAATCGAGCGTGAAGCTAATACTATTGCCAAGACTACTCGTAGAGGCAAAGGTAACATCATGATTTGTTCATCTGATGTTGCTTCCGCTTTGGCAATGGCTGGTATCCTTGATTATCAATCTGCTCTCAGCTCACAAGTTAGCTTGACAGTTGATGACACAGGTAACACATTCGCTGGTACCATCTTCGGTCGTATCAAGGTCTATATTGACCCATACTTCCCAGCTAACTTCTCTAGCGAATTCGCTGTTGTTGGTTACAAAGGTACTAATGCCTATGACGCTGGTCTGTTCTACTGCCCATACGTACCGTTGCAAATGGTTCGTGCAGTTGATACGGGTACATTCCAACCAAAAATTGGTTTCAAAACTCGTTACGGATTGGTTGCAAACCCATTCGCAGAAGGTACTAACCAAGGTTTGGGTGCATTGAACACTCAAGCTAACAACTACTACCGTGCATTCCGCATCAGCAACTTGATGTAATCTAAACCTCCGTTAAGAGAGGTACTTAAAAGAGGGACAGAAATGTTCCTCTTTTTTTTGCTTTATAAATAACCATATGACAGCAATAACAAGAGCCCCAACTAATCCAAACTTTCTTCAACCGAATAAGTTTCAGTTGAACTTCTCACGCACACCTAATGTACAATACTTTGTGCAATCACTAGGCGTACCTGGTATATCATTGTCTGAAATCCCTACGACCAATCCTTTCCTTGACATATTCTCACCGGGCGAAAAGGCCATTTATGATTTGTTAAGTGTTACCTTTTTGATTGATGAGGAAATGAAATCGTGGTTGGAGATACACGATTGGATCCGTGCAATGACCTTCCCTAAAGAGTTTGAAGAATACCAAAAGTTGCCTAGACTTAATAAGTATGCGAGTATGGCTAATCAAAAAATGCCACAATTCTCTGATGCAACTATTACCTTGTTGTCTTCAAGTAATAAACCTTATTACAGGTTTAAATTCCATGATGTTTTCCCAACATCTATTTCTACCTTTGTTATGGCGGCAACTGATGACCCATCCAACCCAATGACGGCCGATGCCACATTCAGGTATAGTTATTACGATATTGAAAAACTATACTAAAAACACTTGACATTTAGTTACACTTAGTGTAACCTTCCGATAAGAGGAATTTTATTATGAAACAGTTAGATGAGTTACTAGAAACATGGCGGCAAGATTGTGATATCGACCGCACAGAGCCTGCTAGGGCATTGTTAGATATCCCCAAACTACACAGTAAGTATTTGAATATACTTTCAAGGCATCGTTTGCTTTCAAAAGAATCTGAGTTTAAGTATAACAAGATGAAGAAGTTGAAGTGGGAATACTACACAGGTAAGTTAGACGATGACGACCTTGCTAAGTATGGATGGAAACCATTTCCATTTCTACTTAAATCCGACATCACTACATATATGGATAGTGATGAGGATATGAACAAACACTTGGCACACAAGGCGATGCATGATGAAATCGTTGACGTATGTACATCTATTCTCAAAGAGCTAAATAGTAGAACGTTCCAATTAAGGGACTTTATAGCATGGGAAAGATTCATACAAGGTGTCGGTTGATTTAATATTACATCATAAGGATGAGGCATTCATCCGTTTTGAGTGTGACAGAAACATAGCTCAAGAGTTATCAGACTATTTCACATTTCATGTTCCAGGTTACCAGTTTGTTCCTGCCTATAAGAATAGGCTTTGGGACGGGAAAATTAGGCTGGCAGACCTGAGAACATTTTTAATCTATCGTGGATTAATTCCTTACATTGAGAAGTTTTGTGAGGAACGAGAATACAAACTCGCATTAGACCCTATCATTAGTGTCACAGAAAACTTCTCCGCAATTGAGGCAGAACAATTTGCCAAGTCTTTGAATCTACCACATGAGGTTAGAGACTATCAATTGAAATCTTTTATTCAAGCAGTCCGTAATAAGAGGTTGTTATTATTATCACCAACTGCATCAGGTAAGTCTCTTATACTTTACCTTATCATTCGTTATTTGCAAATGGCGGATTACAAACGTGGCCTGTTAATCGTACCAACTACATCACTAGTTGAACAGATGTATTCTGATTTTGCATCTTATGGTTATGATTCAGACCAGTATTGCCACAGACAGTATGCAGGTAAAGACAAACACACAAATAAGTTTTTGACCATTACAACATGGCAATCAATATACAAAAACGAAAAAGATTACTTTGAACAATTTGATTTTGTTCTTGGTGATGAAGCACACCAGTTCAAAGCTAAATCTTTAACAACAATTTTATCTGGTTGTACCAACACAAAATATAGAATCGGTACAACTGGTACACTAGATGGCACACAGACACACAGACTGGTACTAGAAGGTCTATTTGGTCCTGTTTACAAAGCAACTACAACTGCTGAGTTGATTGATAAAGGACAACTTGCCTCATTTAAAATTAAGTGTTTGATTTTAAAATATCCAGATGCAATTTGTAAAGAGGCTAGGTCTTGGGATTATAACCAAGAAATGGAATACATTGTAAAGAATAATGCACGTAATGAATTTATTAAGAACCTTGTTATGTCATTGAAAGGCAACTCTCTTGTTTTATTTCAGTTCGTAGAGAAACATGGTAAGAATTTATATGAGATTATCAAACAAGAAGCTGGTGATAGAAAAGTATTCTTTGTTCACGGTGGTACAGACGTAGATATTAGAGAATCAATAAGGGCGATTACAGAGAAAGAAATAGACGCAATCATTGTGGCTTCATATGGTACTTTCTCCACAGGCGTGAATATTCGCAACCTACATAATATTATATTCGCATCACCTTCAAAGTCGAGAGTTAGAAACTTACAATCGATTGGTCGTGGTCTTCGTTTAGGTGAAAATAAAGAACAAGCAGTTTTGTTCGATGTGGCTGATGACTTTAGAATAGGCAAATTTGCCAATTTTACATTGAAACATTTTGCCGAACGTGTTAAAATATATGATGAAGAAAAATTTAATTACAAATTTTACAATATAGAGTTAAAAAATGCCTAACCTTTTAGAAACAAATATCAAAATCGTAAGATTACAAAGTGGTGAGGACATTATAGCTGATTGCATGGCAACAGAAGATGAAGAAATTATTTCACTAAAACAACCAATGCATATCATATTCAAAAGAATTGCATCTGGTAGAAGTGTTATGATGATGATGCCTTGGTTGCCTATTGAATTGATTAAAGAGAATGTGGCCAACGTATATGGTGCAGACATTCTAACCATGATAGACCCTAAAGATGATTTGATTGAGTATTATCATAACTCAGTTAATGATGAAGACATGACAAAAGCTACAAGTGCTTCTATTCGCCCACAACTATTTGACGAGTATGATGATGATGAAGAACCAACTGACGAAGAATTAGATGAAGAAGAACTCGAAGAATTGTTAGAAGAAAAGAAACAAAGTAAAATACATTAAGTTATTGAGGACATATTATGGCAAACGTGACATTCGTGGTACCAAGTAGTGCTAAAAAGGCCTATCAGGATTTAGCAAACTACCACTCAGCAATTGAACCACCAACATGGGCGTGTTTACTTGCTCAATCAGTTAGAGCAAAAGGACATGAGCCTTGTATTCTGGACTTTGATGCAACACCAAAGACAGACGAAGATGCGGCAGAATCAATTGCCGATACAAAACCAAAGTTGGTAGTATTTGTTCTCTACGGACAAAATCCAAACTCAGGCACCACAATGATGATTGGTGCCACATCATTAGCAAAACAATTACGTATTAGTCATCCAAATCTAAAGATTGCTTTTGTTGGCTCACATGTGTCTGCATTACCACATGAAGTAATTAAATATAACTTTGTTGACTTTGCTTTTATTAATGAAGGTGTTCATGCCCTCCACGCATTGTTACAAACAGATTTAGTTAATGAGTTGGATAAAGTTCCAGGTATTTGGTACAAACAACATTCATTACATAGACCATCAGCGCCTGCTAAAGTTGTTGAAACTAGAGACATGGACATTATGATGCCGGGTTATGCATGGGACTTATTACCTAAAAGAGAAAACCTATTAGACACATATCGTGCTCACTATTGGCATACAAACTTCTTAGATGAAGGAAGAACACCATTTGCGGCAATTTACACATCATTAGGTTGCCAATTTGCATGTAACTTCTGTATGATTAACATTGTCAACAGAACTTCTTATGATATGGGAACAACATCGGCTGATTCTAAAGGTATGAGATTTTGGTCTCCAGAATTGGTATTAAAAGAATTCGAAGCCTTGTACAATTCAGGTGTTAGAACAATTCGTATTACAGATGAAATGTTTTTTCTTAATAAGAAGTTCTATGTGCCGATTCTACAAGGCATTATTGACCGTGGTTTAAAATTTAATATGTGGGCATATGCTCGTGTTGATTCTATTCGTAAAGACCAACTTGCATTATTTAAAAAGGCTGGTGTAAATTGGTTAGCATTAGGCATCGAAGCAGGTAATCAAAACGTTAGACTTGAGATTGATAAAGGTCGTTTTGAACAAGTTGATATCCGCCAAGTTGTGAGTGATATCAAAGATGCTGGCATCAATGTACTTGGTAACTATATGTTTGGTTTTCCAACAGACACATATGAAACAATGCAAGAGACATTAGACCTTGCGCTTGAGTTGAATTGTGAACATGCCAACTTCTATGCAGCTATGGCTTTGCCTGGTAGTCCATTGTATATGCATGCTAAAAGTAATAACTGGGAATTGCCGCAATCATTTGAAGAATATGCCTTCTTATCATATGATTGTAAACCAATGCGTACTAACACATTGACAGGTGCGGAAGTATTGAAGTTTCGTGATGATGCATGGCACACATACTTCTCTAATGAAAACTTTATTAATTTGGTAGATGATAAATTTGGTGCTCAGTCTAAACAAAATGTAGAAAATATGGCCCAAATTCGTTTGAAAAGGAAAATTCTAGGTGACTAAAGATGATTTAATTAATTTCGAGAACCGAATTGCCGATAGATTCAACAATGGTGATATTAGAGCACCAGTTCATCTTTATTCTGGCAATGAGGAACAAATGATTGAGATAATGAAAGACGTTAGACCTGATGATTGGGTATTCTGTTCTTGGCGCTCACACTATCAATGCCTTCTAAAAGGTGTTCCAATGAATAAAGTGGAAGAAGAAATCGTAAAAGGCCACTCTATTACATTGTGTTTTACCGATTACAATATTTACTCCTCTGCTATTGTTGGTGGTGTTTTACCAATTGCGGTGGGTACTGCTATGTCACTTAAACGTGATAAGAAAGATGCAATGGTATATTGTTTCTTAGGTGATATGACTTCTGAAACAGGTATTGCTCATGAGTCTATTAAGTATGCCTTGAACCATAATTTGCCAATTAAGTTTATCATTGAAGATAATAGTAAGTCTGTATGTACCGACACAAGAGATGCTTGGGGTTTTAAAGAATTAACTTTCGAAAATGCTATTAATGATAAAATTGTTTATTACAAATATGATAACAAGTACCCACATGCAGGTGCTGGAAAGAGAGTGCAGTTTTGAAATACTTTGATGAATTAAAACGTAGCATGGAATGGCTTGCGACACATGAACGTGTGTTGTTTATGGGTCAGGCAGTAGCAGAACCAGGTACAGGCATGTCAAACACTTTGAAAGATATTGACCGCAGTAAGCTATTAGAGTTACCTGTTGCAGAAGATATGCAGATGGGTATGACTTTAGGTATGGCATTGAGTGGTCATATTCCAGTTAGCATCTATCCAAGATGGAACTTTCTATTATGTGCGACCAATCAGTTGGTGAGTCACCTAGATAAAGTGTCAGCAATGTCTGATTATAAAGTAAAGACTATTATTCGTACAAGTATTGGTTCAGAAAGGCCATTACATCCACAGGCACAACACGTTGGTGATTTTACTGATGCATTTAAATTGATGTGTAAAACGGTAGATATTATTAAACTTGAAAATCCTAAGGATATATTCCCTGCTTATGAACTTGCGTTATTGAGAGATGATAACCGTTCTACAATTATTGTTGAGTACGGAGATTATTATAATGAAAAATGATTATCACTAAAACACCATATCGTTTATCTCTATTTGGTGGCGGCACAGATTATCCTGCATGGTATAGTAAACATCCATGCAGGATTTTATCAGCTGCAATGGCAAACTATTGTTATATTACTGTTAAAGAGTTACCGCCATTCTTTGAACATAAAACAAGAGTGGTTTACTCCAAAATTGAAAGCGTTAACACAGTAGATGAGATAGACCATCCTTCTGTTAGAGCATGTTTACAACACATGGGGATTACAGGAGACATTTCTATTGTGCATGATGGAGACTTACCTGCACGTTCTGGCATAGGCTCCAGTTCTTCATTCACAGTTGGTCTATTGAATGCTCTACATGAATATAAGAATAAACCTTTTGGGTCTTTAAATTGCCTGGCAAAAGAAGCCATACACATTGAACAGAATGTTCTAGGTGAGAATGTAGGCATACAAGACCAAATCATGGCTGCATATGGCGGTATTCGTGTTATTAAAATGAATGAAAATGGTTGGTCAACAGAAGAATTAAAATTAGATTCTAATTACATTAAAAATCTAGAGTCTCATATCATGCTTGGGTTTTCTGGAGTAAGTAGATTTTCAGGAGAACATTCTTGTAAAGTTGTTACCAAAATTAAAGAAGATAAAATTCATAGTCAACTGACAGATATGGCAGCACTTGCGGACAGCGCCATAAATAGTATTACCAGACATTGTAGTGTAGAAGAAATTGGAAAGTTACTACACGAAGGGTTTACTATCAAACAATCCATTGGTACAGAACCATGGATTGATGATATCTACCAACATTCTTTACAATGTGGCTCATTAGGTGGCAAACTAATGGGTGCTGGCGGTGGTGGTTTTTTTATGTTTTTAGTACCACCTGAGAGACAAGGAGAATTTAAAAAACAAATGAGTTCTATTAAAGTGTGGGTGCCATTTAAATTTGATACAAATGGTAGCCAAATTATACATCAATCAAACTGAGGTTTATTATGAAATTTCCATTAATGCGAAATAATATTTTGAGAAGTGAGTTAGATGCCGTCATTGAGCATTTGAAACAAGATGATCCAATTCTAACCAATGGCCCTAATTGCCGAGCATTCGAAGAAGAATGGTCTAAGTGGTTAGGCGTTAAGTATTCTGTTTTTGTTAACTCAGGTGCTTCTGCCAATCTGTTGTCAATGACCTTATTGAAGATTCAACACCCATTTGGTGGTGAAATCATTGTACCACCTTTGACATGGGTATCAGATATAGCTTCTGTATTGCAATGCGGATTCACACCAGTGTTTGTTGATATTGACCCAAGAACATTGGCAATGGATACAAAAGGTATTATTAATGCCATCACACCAAACACTAAGGCAGTTTTCTTATCACATATCCAAGGTTTTAATGGCCTTACTGATGAATTGTTGGATGAATTAAAGAAACGAGATATTCCTTTAATTGAAGATGTGTGTGAATCACATGGTGCAACACATAAAGGTAAGAAACTAGGGTCTTTTGGTTGGACTTCTAATTTCTCATTCTACTATGCTCATCACATGACCACAATTGAAGGCGGTATGGTTTGTACCAATGATGAAGAAACTTATCAGACCTTGAGAATGTTAAGGTCACATGGTATGGTTCGTGAGCTATCTAACCAAGACTATAAAGATTGTTGGATTGAAGATAATCCCGGTTGTAATCCAGAATTCATTTTTGCTTACCCGGCTTACAATATGCGTAACAACGAAATAGGCGGCATACTTGGTCGAAAACAGTTGCCAAACTTAGATGAAAATGTTAAAATAAGGAACTTTAACAATGAAAGGTTCTTACGTAACATAGATTCAAACAAATACTTTACTGATTTTGAGCTAGAAGGTGCTAGTAACTATGCATTCAACCTAGTGTTAAAAGATAAAGATAATGTTCGTTTGGCTAATCTTATGAAGACCTTGAAAGAATCTGGAGTTGAATTCAGAAGAGGCAGTGCTGGTGGTGGTAATCAATTAAGACAACCTTATTTGAAAAACTTAATGCCTCCTGCACACTACGAAGAATTTAAAAACACGGAACATATTCACTTCTATGGATTCTACATTGGTAATTTTCCATCAATGACAGTAAATGAAATTGATGAGATTTGTGAAATAATTAATAAGGTATAAAATGGCAAATATTTTAGTGACAGGCGGTGCAGGGTATATTGGTTCTACACTTGTACCAATTCTTTTAAGTAAAGGACATAACGTAACTGTACTTGATAACTTTATGTATGGCCAAACGTCTTTGAACCAATTGGCACACTTGAAAAACTTTAATGTGTTTAGTGGTGATGTTCGTATTAAATCTGACATTGCACCAATGTTAAAACAAGCTGATGTTATTATTCCATTGGCTGCATATGTTGGTGCACCATTGTGTAACAAGGATCCAATTGGTGCATCTTCTACCAATAAAGATGCCATCTTTTTGATGCTTGATAACTTGTCACAGAATCAAGTCGTATTGATGCCTACAACTAATAGTGCCTATGGTACAGGTACATATTGTACCGAAGAATCATCATTGAATCCTATTTCACTTTATGCCAAAGATAAAGTTGAAGTCGAGAAACGTTTGATGGATCATCCTAACTCCATTAGTTACCGATTGGCAACAGTATTTGGTATGTCACCACGTATGAGAATTGATTTGCTTGTCAACGATTTTGTACACCGAGCCGTTAATGATGGATGTGCTGTGTTATTTGAAGGCCATTTCAAACGTAACTATGTTCATGTACGTGATGTTTCTAATGCATTTGTACATGCGCTAAATAACTTTGAAGACATGAAAGATGAAATCTACAATGTGGGTTTATCAGAGGCTAATGTTTCTAAATGGGAACTGTGTGAAGTGATTAAGAAATATATTCCTAGTTTCACATTTTTGGAAGCTGAAGTTGGTAAAGACCCTGACCAACGAAACTATATTGTATCTAATGAAAAGATTGAGGCAACTGGTTTCAAAACTCAACACACATTAGATTCAGGTGTTGAAGAACTCATTAAGGGTTATCGTATGATTAACAACCGTAAATATGGTAATGTTTAATGGAATACAATAAGAAGAATTTAAAATTGGTGTCAGATATCATTATTAGAAATCTATCACCAGACTTATTACCTAAGAAATGGGTTGAACGTAATTCAAACAACCCAATGTTTGGCCATTGTCATACCGCTTCTGGTTGCCTACAGAAAGTATTTGGTACAAAGAATATTAAACTATACCGTGCTTTAGATGATGAACAAATCTGGCATTGGTGGGTAGTAGATGTTAACGGAGATTTGATTGACCTGACTGCCGAACAATACTATTCTCAAGGGAGAAACCCACCCTACAATGATGGGACCAAGGCATCGATACTAGGATTTGACTATCGTAAACGTGTCTTGAGGTTACTGGAAAAGGTAACTAAAGAATTATCTGAAAACGGAACACCGCTATGATATGCTTATTTGAAGTTGTTGTCAAGCGCTAATACAGGCAAATGTGAAAGAATATTATTATGACTGAAAAGAAACCTAAACACTATATTAACAACCCAGACTTCCTTGCCGCCTTGGTAAAGTATAGAAGTCAATGTGATGAGGCTAAGACTTTAGGTAAAGAAGACCCCAAGATACCAAACTATATTGGTGAATGTTTCTTAAAGATTGCAGAACACCTATCACGTAAGCCAAACTTCATCTCCTATTCCTTCCGTGATGAGATGATTGCCGATGGTATTGAAAACTGCCTGATGTACTTCAGAAACTTTGACCCGGTAAAGAGTAACAATCCATTTGCTTATTTCACTCAAATAGTGTATTATGCTTTCTTACGCCGTATTATGAAAGAGAAAAAACAGCTCTATGTCAAATACAAGGCAACACAACAGATTGGTATACTAGACGAATTTGAAATGTTTGAAGATGCAGATGGGCATCAGAAACAGTTCCAATTATATGACAATATCTCCGAATTCATTTTCAACTTTGAAGAAAGTAAGAGAAAGAAGAAAGAGGGTAAAGCTAAAGGTCTGGAAAAGTTTATTGAAGAAATATGAAATTAGTTATTCTTGGTGACACACACTTTGGTGCTCGTGGTGATTCGTTAGATTTCCACAGATTCTTCCAAAGATTTTATGATGAGGTATTTTTCCCATACCTATTAGAGAATGATATTAAGGTAGTTGTACAGTTGGGTGATTTGTTTGATAGACGCAAGTTTATTAATTTCAATTCACTCTATCTTGCTCGCAAATACTTTTTTAATAAGCTCAAAGAACACAACATTACAATGTACACTCTATTAGGTAACCATGATGTTGCCTATAAGAATACACTTGAAGTTAATTCATCAAGTATGTTATTGAAAGAGTATGATAATGTCACGGTGTTCGATGAGTTCGCCACAATCGATTTTGGTGGTGTTCCTATCGATGTGATACCATGGCTATGCGATGACAATGAAGATGAAATCTTTACCAAAATCAAAGAATCGAAATCACAAATTTGTTTTGGGCATTTTGAGATTTCAGGCTTTGAGATGGATAGAGGCAATGTTAGCGATGTAGGTATTGACAAGAAGACATTAAACAAGTATGATATGGTCATTACTGGTCACTTTCATCACAAATCGGATGATGGGAATATCTTCTACACAGGCACTCCTTATGAGATGACTTGGGCAGACTATCAGGATGATAAAGGCTTTCATGTCTTTGATACTGATACTAGAAATATGGAGTTCATAGTAAATCCAAATCGTATGTTCCGAAAGGTAATGTATGATGATTCAAAACAAGACTTTGAATCTTGGAAACAATATGACTACCCATCTTTGAAAGACTGTTATGTGAAAGTTGTTGTTATCAATAAACAAAATCCATATTTGTTTGATAATGTATTAGACAACCTATACAAAGCAGGCCTATCTGATATTTCTATCGTAGAAGATTTTACTGATACCGCATTTGATACTGACCAAGATATTATTGACCAAGCGGAAGATACAATGACAATACTTTCAAAGTACATTGATAACCTTCAATTGCAGGTTGAACCAGAGAAATTAAAAAACATAATGCGTGAACTCTATGTTGAGGCATTGAATACAGAAGTAGCTGAATGATTATTTTTCGTAAGGTTCGTTGGAAGAATTTACTTTCAACGGGCAACCACTTTACTGAGATACAACTTGATGGTAACTCCAACACATTAGTTGTTGGTGAAAATGGATCAGGTAAAAGTACAATGCTTGATGCATTGTGTTTCGGCCTGTTTGGCAAAGCATTTCGTAATGTTAACAAGCCACAATTGTTGAATTCAATCAATCAAAAAGATTGTGTCGTTGAAGTTGAGTTTGATGCCAATAATAAATCATATAAGATTATTCGTGGTATTAAACCAAATGTGTTTGAGATTCAACAGAATGGTGACTTGTTAAACCAAGATGCGGCTGCAAGAGACTACCAAGAATTCTTAGAGAAGTTCATTCTCAAAATGAATTACAAATCTTTCACACAGATTGTTATTCTTGGTTCGGCATCATTCACGCCATTCATGCAGCTATCATCTTCTGACCGCAGAACTATTATTGAAGACTTACTTGACATTCAAATCTTCTCTACAATGAATGGGTTGGTAAAAGGTAGATTATCAGCCAATAAAGATTCAACTTCAAATAAGAAGTATGATATTGATTTGACAAAACAAAAATATGATTTAGAAAAGAAACATATTGATGAGTTGAAACAGAACAATGATGAGAAAGTGAAACAATATGAAGGTGAGATTGAACGTAATAATCAAACCATACAAACCTTACATGCAGAAATTGCTAATGCCTCAACATACGTTGCAGACTACTCTACCAAGGTGGCATTACAGGTTGAAACTGAGAATAAGGTTAAAAAACTTGGTAAGCTTGAATCACAAATTGAAAGCAACTTATCCAAATTTCAGAAAGATATCAGTTTCTTTTCACACAATGATGATTGTCCAACGTGTAGGCAATCCATTGCCGCCGAGTTTAAAGAAGGACAAATACAGTCCCTACAAACCAAGACTGAACAATGTGAACACGGGTTAAAAGAACTAGAAACGAAACTGTTAGAAGAACAGTCTAAGTTGAATGAGATTGCTGAAGTACAGAGAGCTATTCAGAAGTTACAAATTGATATTGCAACAAAGAACACTACCATTGTAGAAGTTAACAAGTATATTGTTAAGATGCAAAAAGAGGTAGAGTTATTGAAAGAGACAAAAGGTTCAACACAGCTACAAGAAACACAGCTGCAAGAACTCGCAAGTCAGTTGAAACAACTAGAATCAGACTTAAAAGAATTGATAGAAGAAAAAACATATTATGAAACGGCAACGTCATTGTTAAGAGATACTGGTATTAAGACCAAGATTATCAAACAGTATTTGCCTATCATCAATAAGTTGGTCAACAAATATTTATCATCACTAGATTTCTTTGTAAACTTTAACCTAGATGAATCATTTAAAGAAACAATCAAATCAAGGCATCGTGATGACTTTTCTTACCACAACTTTTCTGAAGGTGAGAAACAACGTATTGATATGGCCTTGATGTTAACATGGCGTGCTGTTGCTAAGTTAAAGAACTCATCTAATACCAACTTGTTGATTTTGGATGAAACATTTGATTCTTCATTAGACACTACTGGTACGGAAGAATTGATGAAGATTCTACACATGCTTGAGGGTGTTAACCTATTTGTTATTAGCCACAAGGGTGACATTCTACAAGATAAGTTTGCTAACGTAATTAGATTCGGTAAAGAAAAGAATTTTTCAAGGATAATAAAATGAGTGAAATACTAAGAATTGATACTAGTGCTGGTGTAACAAAAGCAACAGACACTATTGAAGACCTGCCTTTATATAATGATAATCATCCTATGTTAAAGGCTGTTATTCCAGAATATAGAATACAGTTGCCTAACCCATTGATGACCAAATTGGTTAAAAGGTTGAAACAAACAAAACTAAAATATGGCGGCATTGGCCTTTCTGCAAACCAATGTGGTGTTATGGAAAGAGTATTCGTTATTGGGTATGAAGAAACTAATATGGTTTGTATCAACCCTAAAATCATTGATGCTTCGGCAGACTTGATTAAAGACAATGAAGGTTGCCTCTCTTTCCCTGGTTTATATGTTAAGATATCAAGGCCTAGTTGGTTGGAAGTAGAGTACGTTACTGAAAATGGCGAACTAATACGACAAAGAATTGAAGGTCTGACTGCAAGATGTTTTGCACATGAATTGGATCATATGAATGGTACTAAGTTTACCGAACATGTTGGTCCAGTTGCACTCAGACTGGCTAAAGATAAACAAGAAAAACGCATTAAGAAACATGTGCGAAATAGAAAGAAATAATGGCATACGGATTTGACCCAAAAGATGATGTAGATACGCAATGGACAAAATGGCATGCAGACTTTAAAGAGCCTGCTGTTTTGACTGATGAGACTTTACGTGAGAAAATCATTAGTGACCTTACATTTGTATCAAAGATGGATGTCAAAGAATATACATTATACCAAAAATGGTGTGAAGTGCAAGACAGATATCCTACAATGACTGTTAATGATTTGTGGGAAGGTGAGAAGGTTGTATTACAGAGTGATGTTCAACGTGATGCTATTGATGACATTAAGAACAACTTTTGGATTCCAGAAACACTTGAAGATTATCTGAAACTTGAACCTGAAATGATTTACACAAACAAAGGTGAGAACTTGCCTGAATTGTGGAATTGTATTCGCACCTTTTCTTCTACAATGAAGAACAACTCTAACATTGGCCGCAATCTAAACTTCATCATTCGTGATAAGGTAACAAAGAAGTATCTTGGTGTTATTTGTATTTCATCAGACTTTCTTGATTTGACACCAAGAGATAATCACATTGGTTGGCCAAGAGAACTTAAAACACAAGGCGGTATGATTAACCATACTGCAATTGGTTCTACAATTGTTCCATTGCAGCCACTTGGTTTTAATTATGTTGGTGGTAAATTACTGGCACTTCTATGTCTTGCCGATCCTGTACAAGAATTGTGGAAGAAATTATATGGCGACACATTAGTTTCTGTAACTACAACTTCATTGTATGGTAGAACTAAGGCTGATGGACTTTCTCAGTATGATGGTCTAGACCACTGGCAGAAAATGGGATTTACGGCAGGTTCGGTATCATTTGAACCAGAAAAAGAAACACGATATGATATTCGTGATTGGTTGAAAACAAAACATACACGTAAATACTTTGAATGGTATGTTGCAAAGAAGCCAAGCGGACAACCACATAAGCGTGACCATAAGAATCGTTCACTTCAGTTTGTTTATTCTAAATTGAATATTCCTAAAGAGTTGATTCGTACAGACCATGCTCGAGGCATTTATTGGTCGCCACTATACGATAACTCTATTGATTACCTTAATAAGAAAATTGGTGATGATGACTTGGTTAAATCATTTGATACAAGCGTTGAAGCCTTAGTTGATATTTGGAGAACTAAACATGCCAAACCACGTATCAAACAATTGGCCAAAAAAGGCCGTAACAATAACGAAACCTTGTTCTATGACGACCTCTGTTATCTAACATGGGAACAGGCAAAAGAGAAGTATCTTTGCCAAGTTGGTCGTTAAAACGCTTGACAAACAGCCTATATAATTATATAATAGACACAAATGCGGAGAGTCCGAGACAGCCCGTCCCAACGGGCAGACAGGTTTAACTCCTGTTATCCGCTCCATTCCTAAGTCCCATGCGACTTCCCAACTGTTGTTTTTACGCAACAGGCTCTTGACAAATCCTCCAGTTTTGATATAATGGTTAGATAAATTCAAAAAGGTTTTGCATGACAGCATTTACAGTAGAACAAAAATCTCAGCTTGCCAAGTTGATGGCAACTGAGAACCTTACCATTCAACATTCAAAAATCCATACTGCCAAATTTGACCCAACTAAACGGATTCTTTATCTTCCTATGTGGAAAGATATGTCAAGTTTCATGTATGATTTGCTTGGCGGCCATGAGGTCGGTCATGCTCTTTATACTCCTGCGGATGGTTGGCATGATGTTGTTACCGATAAAAACAGAGGTAAGAATTATAAAGCTTTCCTTAATGTGATTGAAGATGCTCGCATTGAGAAAAAAGTTATTCGTAAATATCCAGGCCTTAAATCATCATTCCGTAAAGCATATGCTGAATTAAGTGACCGTGATTTCTTTGGCATCCAACATCGTGACATTAACCATATGTCATTCATTGACCGATTGAATATCTATACCAAGAGCCAATACAGCGAAAACATTAGATTTTCTGTTGAAGAAATGCAAATGATTGGTGAAGTTCAAATGCTTGAAACATGGAATGATGTGCTTCGGGTAACTGAAAAGATTTATGGTTATTGTAAGAATGAACAATTTGAATTATCAATTGGTGATGATTTTGAATATGACGCTGAAGGCAATCCCTTAGATGAAGATGATACCAATTCCGATTATGATTATGATACTGAATTGGATAATGGTGAATCTGGCGACAGCGAAGATTCGGATGAAACCTCAGATGAAACTACCGATGAAGAAACCGATGGTAACTCTGATGGTGAAGGTGACGATTCCGATTCTGATGATGACGGCAACAATGTGAATCGTGATAAAGATTCGCAAATGTCCAATTTCGATTCAGAAGATTTTGATCCAGAATGTGTAACTGACGATAACTACCGCAAAAACGAAGTGACATTGCTTGATGAAAAATGCAAGCCTTATGTGTACGCTAATATGCCTACACCTATTTTGTCTAAAATTATCACACCTGCAAAACGGGTTCAAGAGTTGTTGACATTAGATTTTGCAAATCAGGTTAAAGATGGTTATATAACAGATGAAAGAATCAATGGTTTTGTACAAGAATTTCGTAATAGAAATGAACGTTACATTGCATTGCTTGCCAAAGAGTTTGAAATGCGTAAGGCTGCCAAATCATTCAGTAAGGCAAAGCAATCGGATACTGGTGATGTTGATGTTAACAAACTGGCTTCATACCGTTTTGATGACAATATCTTCCGTAAAATCATGCAAGTGCCAAAAGGCAAATCACATGGTTTGATTCTGTTGCTTGATTATTCTGGTTCTATGTCAGATAACATGGCAGGTTCTATTGAACAAATCTTGGTTCTTTCCATGTTCTGCCGTAAAGTAAACATTCCATTCCATGTTTATGCATTCAGTAATGATTCTTCCACATGGTCAATTGATAATCCCAAGACTACTGCTGTACCACTTAGCGTTCTTGGAAATCCTATGGAAGTTCGTCAATGTTTTATGTACCAATCTGGTGAATTAAAATTTGAAGCTATTTCATTGCGTGAATATTTAAATTCTAAAATGACAAATGCTGAATTTACCAAGGCCTTGCGTAACATGGTATTGTTGAAAAAGTCCTATGAAGGCGGTCGTTATGCTCGTGTTGTGCAAAGACCACATTCTGAAAGACTTTCAAATACTCCTTTGACAGAAGCTTTGGTTGCAACACAAGCAATTATGAAAAACTTTAAACGTAGCAACAATTTGGATATTACAAACTTGGTAATTATCCATGACGGTGATGCTGACTCCACTAATTGTGTGGCAAATGATGAAGGTGGTTACAATTGGTTTCATCCATTGTATGAGAATGTTATCCTTCAAGATAACAAATTAAAATACCAGAAGCTAGTTAAGTCTAACAACTTAAGCAATGAAATGTTTGTTTCGGTTGCTGAGTGGTTTACCGCTACAACCAACTCTAAGATTTTTGGTTTCTTTATTGTTCCTCCTCATCGTTCAAAGGGCATCATTAGACATTACTACCATAATGAAAATAGATTACCTCTATACACTAAGCGTTCTGATGCTAACATAGATGCTGAGTTGATTAAACAACTGAAGCGTAAATTGGATACTCAGAAGTTTTTACATTCATTCAATCCTGGTTATGATTCGTTCTTCCTAATTTCTGGTGGAAATGATTTAATGACCAATGATGGTGAAATTGAGGTTGATGGTAAACTTACAGCATCTAAGCTCAAGAATGCTTTTATGAAGTTCAATAAAGGCAAACAGATTAACCGAGTGTTAGTCTCCAAGTTCATTCAAGGCATTGCTGCCTGAGTGTTGTATTAATACAACAGGGTGGTTGACAATACCTCCTGTTGTGTTATAATATACCCTATATTATGAAAGATTTATTATGACAGCTCGTACTGAAATCCGTGAAAAGTTTATGTCCACTCTGCAAGCACTTGGCAAAGCCGAAGTGACTAAAGCAGAAATCAAATCCATTTGTGCAACTCTTGGCATTTCTGGTGCTCAATGGTTTACCAAAGAAGAATCGAACCGTGTTGGTCGTGGTAAATACCTTGTACCTAATCCCGCATTAATATCAATGCAAGCCAATGTTGTGCCTATGAAAAAACCAGTTGAACAATCAAATCATAGAATTGTTAATGTAGTTACTGACCTTGATACTACAAACTTAATTCCAACACCATATCGCAATTATGTCCCATTCGGTGACTTTGACGATATTGTTTCAATCGTGAAATCAAATCGATTCTTTCCAGTATTCATTACTGGTCATTCAGGTAATGGTAAAACAATGTCTATTGAACAGGCCTGTGCAAAGGCTCGCCGTAAATTCATTTGCGTATCAATGACACCTGAAACTGATGAAGGTGATTTGCTTGGTAACTATGTGTTGATTGATGGTAATATGGAATGGCGTGATGGTCCTGTAACAACAGCGGCTCGTCAAGGCGCTGTGTTATGTATTGATGAAATCGATTATGGTGCTCAGAACCTTTCCTCTTTGCAACGTGTACTTGAAGGCAAACCTTTCATGTTGAAAAAGAAAGGTGAATTGATTACACCTGCTGAAGGTTTCACCGTGTTTGCTACTGCAAATACTAAAGGTAAAGGTTCAGATGATGGTCGTTACATGTTCACCAATGTTTTGAACGAAGCGTTCCTTGAGCGTTTCCCCAATACATACGAACAACAATGGCCACCAACTAATATTGAAAAGAAAATCATTAAGAAAGAATTGGTTTCTGTTGGTCGTGATGATGAAGACTTTGCCGACAAACTGGTAATGTGGGCAGATACCATTCGTAAAACATTCTTGGATGGTGGTTGTGATGAAGTGATTTCCACTCGCCGTTTGGTACACATTGTGAATACATTTGGTATTCATGGTGATAAAATGAAATCTATTGGCTTGTGCTTAAACCGTTTTGATGATGACACAAAGGCAAGTTTTGTTGATTTGTATACCAAGATTGATGCAGGTATTAATCCTGATGCGCCACCTGTTATTGTGCCTGAAACCACACAACAATCGGAAGAAATTCCATTCTAATAAATGCGGCAGAGATTATTCTTTGCCGTAAAAAGTGTTGACACACTCACTTAAACGTGTTATAATATATCATATTTTGAGAGAATGAATCTCCTCTCAAATACTTCCCCTCAATTGAGATTCGTTTTTATTATGGAGACTACTATGTCCGCTAAATCTAAAGTCCTCGCCTATCTTTCCAAGACTGGTTCTTACAACACATTGACACCTACCAAGATGCAATCTGTTTTCGGTGTTGCAAATCCTTCCGCAACCATCAATGAATTGCGTAACGAAGGCTATGCAATCTACTTGAACAGCCGTGTTACACCATCTGGTGACAAGGTTTCGTTCTATCGTTTGGGCACACCAACTAAACGTGTAGTTGCTGCTGGCATCGCCGCAATTCGTTCACAAGGAACACGTGCTTTTGCCTAATTCTTTATAGAATAACACTCAGAGGAGGGATATATAATAGTATCCCTCCTCTTTTTTATTTTATGGATACATTATGGAAATTGAAGTTAAACTTGAAGAACTAAAAAAGGCAAAGTTGTTTATTGCTACACCAATGTATGGTGGCATGTCACACGGCCTTTATGTTAAGTCTTGCTTAGACTTACAAACTACAATGGCGAAATACGGAGTTGAAACTAAGTTTTCATTCCTGTTTAATGAATCGCTAATCACTCGAGCTAGAAATTATTTGGTTGACGAATTCTTGCGCTCTGGTTTTACACACTTATTGTTTATCGATTCTGATATTCATTACAGTCCGCAAGATGTGTTAGCACTTCTAGCACTTGATAAGGATGTTATTGGTGGTCCTTATCCTAAGAAATCTATCAACTGGGGTAATATCGCTTCTGCGGCACGTACACATCCAGGTTTGGAACCTAGAGAGCTTGAGAACCTTGTTGGCGAATATGTCTTCAACGTTGTTAAAGGCACATCACAATTTACTGTAACAGAACCACTTGAAGTTATGGAAATTGGTACAGGTTTCATGTTGGTTAAGAGTGAAGTGTTTGAGAAAATGGAAAAACAATATCCAACTATCAAATACAAACCAGACCATGTTGGCCAAGCAAACTTTGATGGCTCACGATACATCCATGCTTTCTTTGATACAGTAATTGATACCAAAGATAGTATTACAGGCGGTGGTTCTGAACGTTATCTAAGTGAAGACTATATGTTCTGCCAAATGTGGCGCAAGATGGGTGGTAAAATCTTCTTGTGTCCATGGATGAGAACACAACACATTGGTACATATGCCTTTACTGGTAATATGCCTGCTGTTGCACAGTACACAGGAAAACTATGACGCCAAGGTTTGATGAAGAAGATACGGATGTAGTAAAAGCTTCTCAAACCGCCACTACTGGTGGTCGCAAATTCGATGGTAACAAGCTAGAATACGGCTTGTTACCGCCGAAGGCATTAGAAGCTACTGTTGACGTTCTTACATTTGGTGCCCAAAAGTATGAGCGTGATAATTGGAAAAAAGTACCTGATTCAAAACGCAGGTATTTTGATGCCCTACAGAGGCATTTATGGGCTTGGAAAACGGGTGAAATTGAAGATGTTGAATCTGGCAAACATCACCTTGCTCATGCTATGTGTTGCCTCATGTTTCTATATGAACATGATACAATCCATTCTGTGAATGATTAATTTTTTTGGAGTATATTATGAAACTATCGAGTGAAACCCTTTCCGTCTTAAAGAATTTTGGTACTATTAACCAAGGTCTGTTCTTTAAAACTGGTAAAACCCTAAAGACCGTATCGTCACACAAGAACATTCTTGCACAAGTGACAATCAATGAAGAAGTGCCTACAGATTTTGGTGTTTATGACCTAAACAACTTTTTGTCGGTTGTTTCTTTACACAAAGATGACCCATCATTTGAGTTTGATGAAAAACATGTTGTAATCGTTGGCAACAAAGGCCGTTCTAAGATTAAGTACCGCTTCTGTGACCCTACAATGATTAACACGCCACCAGAAAAAGAACTGACAATGCCTGAGGCTGAAATTACTTTCAACCTAACGTCAGAAGATTTTGATTGGATTCTCCGTGCGGCATCTGTGTTGTCTTCACCACAAATTGCTATTGAATCTGATGGTACAGAAGTAAACATTGTGACATTAGACACACAAAATGATTCTGCTCATACTGATGCATTGAAACTTGATACTGTTGGTAATGGTAGTAAGTATCGTATGATTTTCAAAACAGAAAATGTTAGCAAGATTTTGCCTGGAACATATGATGTATCCATTTCATCAAAAGGCATCTCACATTTCAAAAACAAAAATGTAACATTGCAATACTGGATTACTACAGAACAAGGTAGTAAATTCTCCAAAGAATAATTGTTCTTTTTTTTATTATGATTTATGTGAAAGGTTCCTATGGAACATCTATTGTGGACAGAGAAGTATCGGCCTCAAACAATCGAGGATTGTATTCTACCAGAAAGGTTGAAAAAACCATTCCAAGAATACGTGAATCAGAAAAACATTCCCAATCTTCTGCTGGCTGGTGGGGCAGGAGTAGGGAAGACAACAGTAGCGAAAGCCATGTGCAACGAAATCGGTTGCGACTACATGGTAATCAATGGTTCTGACGAATCAGGTATTGACACATTCAGAACCAAGATTAAGAATTATGCCTCGTCAATGAGTTTAACTGGTGGCCGCAAGGTCATCATCATTGACGAAGCTGATTATTTGAATCCTAATTCTACACAACCAGCCTTACGTAATGCTATTGAAGAATTTGCAAGCAATTGTTCATTCATTTTCACATGTAATTACAAGAATCGTATCATTGAACCATTGCATTCACGTTGTGCAGTTATTGAATTCTCGTTGAAGAATGGTGAGAAAGCCAAGATGGCCTCTGCGTTCTTTAAGAGAGTTCAGAATGTTTTGCAAAGTGAAAATGTTGAGTATGAAGACAAGGTTATTGCTGAGTTAACAAAGAAACACTTTCCAGATTTTCGCCGTATTCTAAATGAGTTACAGCGTTACTCACAGTTTGGTAAAATCGATACAGGCATTCTTGCTCAAATCGGTGATGTTTCTATTGATGAAGTTGTAAAGTTTATCCGTGATAAGGACTTTGGTGCTATTCGTAAATGGGTTGCAACCAATGAAGTGGATTCTGGTACATTATTCCGTAAGATTTACGATTCGATGTATGATGTAATGAAACCTCAATCTATTCCACAAGCAGTATTGATTCTTGCTGACTACCAGTACAAGTCTGCTTTTGTGGCCGACCATGAGATTAATACAGTTGCTTGCTTGACAGAAATCATGGTGAATTGTGAGTTTGTATGATTTTAGATTTATTCAAACCTACAGTAGAATGGATTAAAAATGACTGGTACAGTAATCGTTTTCGTTTTGGCGTTGAGCTTATTGCTTGGGGTATCAGTATTGGGTGTTCTATTACCATGGCTCTCACAGTCCCGAATCCTCCCCTACTATATCTTTACCCTATTTGGATTGTCGGCTGTGGTCTCTACGCTTGGGCTGCTTGGACTCGCAAATCTTTTGGCATGTTGGCTAACTACATGCTTTTGGTAACAATTGATTCTGTTGGATTGATTAGGATGCTAACATGAGTCCATTTGATTATGTCAATTCAATCCTACAAAACAAGAAACAGTTAATTGTAGATGAGGCTACAGAAAAGGAATATGCACCTTTTCTAGTCAATCGCAGTCTTTCCTATCATAAAGACTGTATCATGTATGCAAATGAGATGAACCGGAGGCACTTCCTCGATAAAAAACTACAGAATGATTTCCTTCTAAATACGGTAAGGTCACAGAAAAGACCATTTGCTAAGTGGGCTAAAGTTGAAAAAAGTGAAGATTTAGAATGTATAAAGCAAGTCTATAATTTCTCCAATTCTAAAGCTCGTGACGCCTTGCGTCTCCTTAGCAAAGAACAAATCCAAGAATTAAAAGAAAAAACCGACACCGGTGGATTAAGGAAATGATATGGTTGATTTATCAAAGTTCGTTGAGGTTATTCTTAACGAACAGGATGATTTTTTAAAGGTTCGTGAAACCCTAACAAGAATTGGTGTATCCTCTCGCAAAGAGAAAGTGTTATACCAATCTTGCCATATTCTGCATAAGCAGGGTAAGTATTATATTGTACACTTTAAAGAATTGTTTGCATTAGACGGAAAACCATCTAATATTTCTGAGAATGATATTCAAAGACGTAATGCTATTGCCAATTTATTAGAAGAATGGGGTCTGATTAAAATCTTGAATAAAGAAATTATGACTGACAACATTGCACCATTACATCAAATTAAAATTATAGCTTTCAAAGAGAAAGACCAATGGGAACTTATTGCTAAGTATAACATTGGTAAGAAAACTCAGGATTATTGATATGGTGATACATTATGAAAACAGAACCAAAAAAAGTACAATTGAAAAACCTCTACACGGGTGATATTGTGTGGACGGATAATTATAATGATGTTAACAAAATAAATGAAGTTGAGTTTATACTTGTCTATAAAGAGAGTAACCCACAACGAAAGTATTTTGTTAACCGCTTGGCATTCGAAACGCTAACTAAATAATTAAACCCACTCGGGATGGGACAAGGTGGGAGGTAACCTTGTTAAACACCTTCAACGAACCCACCTTAGGGCCGTTTGATGCTACGGTAACAAGGCGTCCGTGCAATTGAACTGCCACACGTTAGTTGGTCCAGTATAAAGTAAGCTGGATGATATGCCTTCGGGGTATCAATTTTATCAACTCGCTTAATAGGAGAAAACTATGACTCGCTTTACAACATTGTATCCTCAGTTTGTTGGATTTGACCAATTGTTTAATGAGCTCGAAAGACTCGTTGAAGGTCAAGCACCGACACGCAACACTTCTTTTCCACCACATAACGTAATCAAAGTAGATGACAGTCATTATGTCGTTGAACTGGCCGTTGCTGGTTTTGCCAAGGATGAAATCGACATTGAGTTGGACGATGGACTTCTTGTTGTCAAAGGTGAAAAGAAAGATAAGGACACCGAAGTAACATATATCCATCGTGGTATTGGTACTCGTTCGTTCACAAAATCTTTAACAATTGCTGATACAGTTGAAGTCCGTGGTGCAGAATTCAAGGATGGAATTTTGCGAATTGGTTTGGAGAATGTAATTCCTGAACACAAGAAACCACGTAAAATTGAAATCGGTAATGGATTAAAGTTACCTAAACCACAACTGCTTCAAGAAAAAGAAACAGTTTAATTGATGGAGCTTCGGCTCCATTTTAATATATTATGTCATTACTTGTTCTCAGTCATTTCCATAAAGATTTTCCAATTAACCTCAATTCGTCTTGGTTGATTCCATCCTTTGCGGGTGATAAACTATCAATTAAGGCAGTTGATGCTACAGAAGAAATCAAAGACTTCCGACACTACTATGTTGGTGTAAGTGACGAACAATTTTATCGTGCAATGGGTGCTCAAGCAACTGAGTATATGATGTTAAAGTCTTCAACAAATCTTCCTGATTATGTTGGATGTTTAACCTATCGTAGATATCTTTTGCTGAACGACCAGATACCACAAGATAAAGTCAATATGCCTCCGACACAAGAGGTTGCTGACCAATTTGGTACAAAAGAAGAAAAAGATTTGATTGAAGAACTATTCAAGTCATATGATGTAATCACCAATAAGAATGTTACCTTTAATTGTTCAATCGAGCAACAATACTTAATGTATGAACTGCCTGAACATTGGTTCCTATTCAAAGAGGCTATTACAAAATTATGTCCTGAATATGTAAATGATATGTCGTGGTTTACAGAGAACAACTCAATGCACGCTGAAACATCCTATATTATGAAACGTGAATGCTTTGTTAAGTATGCTACTGAGTTGTTCCAAATATTAAAGTATGTTTTCGATAATTGTAGTGAAGTTTATCCAGTACAAGATGGAAGATGTAGTGAAATATATCCTTGGAGATATCCTGGTTATTTGGGTGAAAGGTTTTTACCTTTCTTTGTTTATGCAAATAAATTGAAAGCGAAGCAATTTCCACTTGCTATTTTAATATGAAACAGAAATTTATAGATGCACACATGAAAGTGGCTGAAGTATATGCAGGATTATCTTCAGCAAAGAGACTTCAAGTTGGTGCAATTATTGTAAAAGATGACCGCATCATTTCTATTGGCTACAATGGTATGCCAAGTGGATGGGATAACAACTGTGAATATGTTGCTGATGTTCATCCTAGTGATCCTAGATATGATTACAATAATTTTAGCAAAGAACTTAAAACCAAACCAGAGGTACTACATGCCGAAACCAATGCAATCGCTAAATTGGCTAGGACTACTGAGAGTGGTTTAGGTGCTACTATGTTTGTAACTCATGCGCCTTGTATTGATTGTGCCAAGTTGGTTTTCCAAAGTGGTATCAATAGTGTTTATTATCGGAATAGTTATCGTGATGATGACGGAATTGAATTTTTAAAGAAGTGTAACGTAGAGGTAATTAAATATGACTAGTGTTTTTAAAGATGTTGAAACGTTTATGACGGCTGCAGGCCAAACTACAGATACGGATAATGGTGAACAAGCATTGTTGTACCGAAGGCTAATCAATGAAGAATACCACGAATTCATTGATGCTGTTAGTAAGAATGATGATGTTGAAACCATCGATGCCTGTTTTGATACTATGTGGGTAATCATTGGGTATATGAAGTCTCGTGGTTGGGACACAAAGGGTGTTTGGGATGAAGGTTCCCTTAGTAACCTAAAGAAGATTGATAGCAAAACTAAAACGGTAATCAAACGTGAAGACGGCAAAGTTCTTAAACCTGAAGGTTGGAAGAAGCCAGATTTCACCAAGTTTGCCAAGTAAAAGCTTGCAATTTATTAAGAAGTCTGTTATAATACATTATCGTATATTTTTTAAGAGGTAAATATGAATTTACGTGAAGTGGCCAAAAGGTTGGTCAATGAGTACAAAATGCCTCATGCGGACAGATATGAACTGTTCTTGCGTGAGTTTGATAACAAGGTCGAGGTTGTTGGTTGGATGCAAGACCCAACCATTGATGCTCACAAGTTTAACGGCCGTGAGATGCTTATCCCAAAACGTTGGGTTACCATTGGTGTAGTTGATGCGGAGGTTCGTGTATGAATCTCCAATTAATTACTTTCAAAACAAACCACACCCTTTTGGCTGAGGTTGTGGAAGAATCAGGTTATATTCTGGTAAAGAAACCTGTTCAATGCATCATGCAACCAACTAAAGATGGCCCTATGATGGCATTCTCTCCTTTTATCCAATTCTGTGAAGAATTTGAAACTGGTATCAGAATCAATAATGAGGACATTCTTTGTACCACAACTCCTTTACGGGAATTGATGAATCAGTATAGTGAAATGTTTGGGTCTGGCATTCAAATTGCCACATCTATTCCAAAATTCTGATATAATGTATGAATGACTAATCAATATTACACTAACGTTGTCGGTGTTGGCAACAATATTTTCTATCGTGGTGTAAAAGACGGCCGGCGTGTTAAGTATAAAATTGCTTACACGCCGACTTTGTTTTTACGCTCTAATAAAACCACTAACTTCAAAACACTTGAAGGTGAATATCTTGAGCCTATGAAGTTCGAAGGTATGCGTGAGGCTCGTGATTTCGTTAAACGTTATGATGGTGTTCAAGGCTTTGATGTATTTGGTAATGCCAACTTTCAATATGCTTTCATTGCTGACCAACACAAAGGTATGATTGATTGGGACATTAACCATGTTTCAATTGCAGTTATCGATATTGAAGTTGGTTCTGAAAATGGTTTCCCTGACCCATATCAAGCAAATGAACCTATCACAGCTATTTGTGTCAAGTATTTGAATGGTGTTGCAACTGTATTTGGTTGTGGTGAGTTTAGAAATGACCGTGAAGATGTTATCTACACCAAGTGTGATGATGAATATGACCTGTGTAAAAAGTTTTTGGCCTTTTGGTCAGAAAATTGTCCAGATGTAATTTCTGGTTGGAATGTTAAGTTCTTTGATATTCCATATCTTGTGAATCGTATCACTAAAATTCTCGGTGATGACGATGTTAAGAAACTATCACCATGGAATTATATCAATAGTCGTAAGGCTGTTGTGAACAATCGTGAGCTAATTGCATATGAATTCACAGGTGTTTCCACATTAGATTATATTGAATTGTACAGATGGTATGCGCCAGGTGGTAAATCACAAGAGTCATATCGTTTGGATAATATTTCACAAGTTGAATTGGGTGAAGGTAAGATTTCATATGATGAGTTCGATAACTTGCATCAGTTGTATCGTTTAGATTACCAAAAGTTTATTGAGTACAACATCAAAGACGTAGAGTTGATTTTCAAACTAGAGAACAAGTTGAAGTTGATTGAGTTGGGCTTGACTCTTGCTTATGATACCAAAACAAACTACGAAGATATCTTTGCACAAACTCGTATGTGGGATTCTTTGATTTACAATTACTTGTTGGACAAAAAGATTATTGTTCCTCCTAAAGTTGTAAAGAGTAAGACTGCGGCCTTTGAAGGTGCCTATGTTAAAGACCCACAAGTCGGTATGCATAACTATGTGGCATCATTTGACTTGAACAGTTTGTATCCTCACCTGATGATGCAATATAACATTTCACCTGAAACATTGGTTGAGCCACATGATTATACTCCTGAGATGAGACAAATCATTTCTTCTGGTGTAAGCGTTGATAAATTGTTGCTTAAAGAAGTTAATCTATCAAATATGAGTGGTGTAACTATTACTCCAAATGGTCAATTCTTCTCAACAACTAAAAAAGGTTTCTTACCTCAGATGCTAGAAGAAATGTATGTGGATCGTTCAAAGTTTAAGAAAATGATGATTCAAGCTAAGAAAGATTATGAAGTTGAGACTGATCCTAATAAAAAGTATGAACTGAAAAACAAGATTGCTCGTTATGATAACCTGCAATTGGCCAAGAAAGTCTCTCTCAATAGTGCTTACGGTGCTCTAGGTTCCCAGTATTTCAGATTCTATGACCTTAGAATGGCCTTGGGTGTTACTACTGCTGGTCAATTTTCTATTCGTTGGATCGAAGCTAAAATTAACCAGTACATGAACAAGTTGCTAGATAGTGATAAAGACTATGTGATTGCTTCTGATACTGATTCGATTTACCTCCGTCTTGGTGAATTGGTTGAAAAAGTTTATGGTAAGAAAAGTGGTGTGCCTGAACAAAAGATTATTGAATTCATGGACAAAGTTTGTGAAGAAAAACTTCAACCACACATAGATAAATCTTATACAGAGTTGGCTGATTATGTTCATGCCTATGCTCAGAAGATGCAGATGAAACGTGAAGGTTTGGCTAACAAAGGTATTTGGACTGCCAAGAAACGTTACATTCTAAATGTGTTTAATAATGAAGGTGTGCAGTACAAAGAACCTAAGATGAAAGTCATGGGCCTTGAGATGATTAAGTCATCTACACCTGCTGCCATCCGTGAGAAGATGAGAAAATCAATTGACATTATGATTAACGGCACCGAATCCGATATTCATAAATTCATTGAAGATTTCAGAAATGAATTTAAGCAGTTGCCGGCTGAAGATATTTCTTTCCCCCGTGGTCTGAATGGTCTGAAAGAATACTCTGACAATGTGACTCTATATAAGAAGGGTACACCAATCCATGTGAAGGGTGCTATTCTTTATAACACCAAACTGAAAGCAATGAAACTTGATAAAAAGTATGCATTGATTCAAGAAGGTGAGAAGATTAAATTCACATATTTGAAACAACCAAATCCCATGAAAGATACGGTTATTTCATACCCAAATAGATTGCCAGTGGAGTTTGGCTTGCAAGAGTTTATTGATTATGATATGCAATTCAATAAGGCATTCCTTGAACCAATTAAAGTAATTTTAGATTGCATGAATTGGACAACAGAACAACAGAATTCCTTAGAGAGTTTTTTTTAAAAAGAGGTTAAAATGAGTTTACTTGAGAAATTGAAAAAGAATTCGACAATTAAAGATAGTGCAATTCTATCTAAGTCTAAATTCTTCACAGAAAAAGATATGATTCCGACTGCCGTGCCAATGATTAACGTTGCACTATCTGGTCGGTTAGATGGCGGCATTACACCAGGCCTTACAATGTGGGCAGGTCCATCTAAACACTTCAAGACAGCGTTTAGTTTGTTGATGGCTAAATCTTACATGGACAAATATCCAGAAGCAATTCTATTGTTCTATGATTCAGAGTTTGGTACACCAGTTAAATACTTTGAAACATTTGGTATTGATATGGATCGTGTGTTGCATACACCATTGACCAATATTGAACAGTTGAAGTTTGATATTATGCAACAGTTTGAAAACATTGAACGTGGTGATAAACTTATGGTTATCCTCGATTCAATTGGCAATTTGGCTTCGAAGAAAGAAGTTGAAGATGCTCTTGAAGGCAAATCAGTTGCAGATATGTCTAGAGCAAAACAAGTTAAGAGTTTGTTCCGTATGGTAACACCACACTTAACCATTAAAGATATTCCTATGGTTGTTGTGAATCACACATACAAAGAAATTGGAATGTTCCCTAAAGATATTGTTGGTGGTGGTACAGGTTCATATTACTCAGCTGACAACATTTATATTCTCGGTCGTCAACAAGACAAAGAAGGTACTGAAATTGTTGGTTATCATTTTATTATCAATGTCGAAAAATCACGTTATGTTAAAGAAAAATCTAAAATTCCTATCTCTGTATCTTTTGACGGTGGCATCAGCCGTTACTCTGGTCTGCTTGACCTTGCTATTGAATCCGGACATGTGGTTAAACCTGCCAATGGTTGGTATGCAAAAGTAGACCAAGCAACTGGTGAAGTTGGTGACAAGAAACGAATTGCTGACACAACGTCAGCTGAATTCATGGAACCAATTTTAAAAGATCCGAAATTTAAACAATTCATTAAACACAAATATGAAATCGCTTATGGCAGCATTATGGGAGAAACTCCCGTGGTCGAAGAAACCGAAGAAAGTTGAGTATCGGTTCCAACAAAGTGAGTCTGATGACTCAACTTTGGTAGAAATCACATCGGGTGAATACACCGGTGTGGTTTACTCTTATGGTATGGTTAAATTGAAGCCCGAATCGGTGATACCGATACTTCAGTTTAACTATAACATTTATCATTCAGGTCAACATGACAAGCAGGCCTTGCAAAATAATGATAATTTTGTTACAATCATAGGTGACATACTTACAGAAATTATTATACAAAATGAATCGACTAGAACAAACGATACTGAAGAATCTGATATACAATGAGGACTTTACCCGTAAAGTTTTGCCATTCATCAAGTCGGATTACTTTGCCGACAATACAGAGAAGGTAGTATTCAAAGAAATCTTTGAGTTTGTAAACAAATACAAAAATCTACCGACTCATGAATCTCTCATCATTAATTTCACCGAGAGTAAAAAACTAACTGAACCTGAAGTAAGACAATCAATTGAACTTCTTAAAGAATTACATTCAAGTAAAGAAGAAAAGGTTGAGAGTAAATGGTTAATTGAGCAAACTGAGAAGTTCTGCCAAGATAAAGCCATCTACAATGCCATCATGGAATCAGTATCAATCCTTGATGACAAACACGGAGATAAACCTAAGGGTGAGATTCCAAAACTACTGAGTGATGCTCTTGGTGTTTCTTTTGACCAACACATTGGCCATGATTACATGGCAGATTATGATTCTCGTTTTGATTTCTATCACAAGGTAGAATCTCGTATCAAGTTTGACCTTGATATCTTCAATAAGATTACAAAAGGCGGACTGCCGACCAAGACCTTGAACATTGCACTTGCAGGTACTGGTGTTGGTAAATCATTGTTCATGTGTCACGTTGCCGCTGGTTGCTTGAATCAAGGTCATAATGTTTTGTACATTACAATGGAAATGGCCGAAGAACGTATTGCAGAACGTATCGATGCTAATTTGCTAAATATTGATTTGAATGAACTTCACACAATCAGTAAAGAAGACTATGAACGTAAATTCAAGGTGTTACAAAACAAGGCTCATGGTAAATTGATTATCAAAGAATATCCAACTGCTAGTGCTTCATCACTACATTTCAGAGCATTGTTAAGTGAATTGCATCTGAAGAAGAACTTTGTTCCACATATTATCTTTATTGATTATTTGAACATTTGTGCATCTTCACGTATCAAGGCAGGTGGTTCTGTTAACTCTTATACTTACATCAAGTCTATCGCTGAAGAACTGCGTGGTTTGGCTGTTGAACACAATGTGCCAATTGTTTCTGCAACACAAACAACTCGTAGTGGTTTCAGCAATTCGGATCCAGGCCTTGAAGATACTTCAGAATCATTTGGTTTGCCTGCAACTGCCGACTTTATGTTTGCATTGGTGACTAATGAAGAATTGCAACAATTAAACCAAATCTTGGTGAAACAATTGAAGAATCGATACTCTGACCCTAACAACTTCAAACGATTCGTTGTTGGTGTTGATAGAGCAAAGATGCGGCTGTATGATGCAGAAGATTCAGCACAGGCAGATATTGTTGATGCAGGTCAAGTTGAAGATAAACCTTTGAATACATTTGGAAACCGTGAGAAGAAATTCAGTAAGAATTTTGGTGGACTTAAAGTATGACATTAACTAAAGAACAAGCCGTACATTGTGCAAATGTATTCTCCAACTACTTTGATAAGTTTGGTCGTATTGATGAATACATGAGAGAACAGAAACTAAATTCAATGGCCGAAAGACCATTTACTTTGCCTGGCATGGGACCAGAAGAAGATTTGTTTTCTGATTTCACTATGTCACCTGCTGATATGGAATTTGAAATCATGGAGTTACCACAAGATAGGTGGGACATTTATCTCAATATGATTTCAAGTCACTCAAACATGACCAGTATTCCTGGTCGGTGTTTAAGATTGGCAATTTGGGAAAAGAAATCACAGAAGTGGGTTGGTTTTATTCGTCTTGGTTCTCCTGTTATCAATTGTAAACCACGCAACGAAATGCTTGGCCAAGTATTCACGCAACATGAAGGTGGTGCTCAATTGTTCAATCAATGTGCCGCTATGGGTTTTGTGATTGTACCTGCACAACCATTTGGTTTCAATTATCTCGGTGGTAAATTACTTGCAGCCATTTGTACAACACATGAAGTACGTAGAATGTTGGATGAAAAGTATAAGATGACCACCTGCTTGTTTGAAACAACCAGTTTGTATGGTTCTTCAAAGGCAGTATCACAGTATGATGGTATGAAACCTCTGATTCGTTTCAAAGGTTTAACTGATAGTGATTTCTTGCCGATGTTACATGGTAAAACTTATAGTGACCTCAAAGAATACATTGAGAATATCATTGGTGAACCACTTGCACCAGAAGGTGCTTCTTCACGCAAGTTGAAGATTTCTAATGCAATGGTGTCTATGATTAAGATTGGCCTCAAAGGCACACCAGAGGCTACTAAGTTTGCACAGACGATTGAGAATGCCAAGAATCTGAATGAACAGAAACGTTACTTCATTTCAGACTATGGTTTTAAGAACATGGTTGATTTTGTAAATGGAAAGACTGACAAGTTAATTCCAGGTGAGAACTATGAGAAACATAATCTGGCCAATATTACAGAGTGGTGGCGTAAGAAGGCTATCAATCGATTTGAGACCTTGAAGACAGAAGGTCGTATTCGTACAGAACAAGAAGTCTGGACTGGTGATAAAGTGCTTGACATAATTCGGTAATTCTGGTAGGATAAATACTCCAAAAAGGAGTATTGATGACACCAGCAGATTTAAAGAAAGAAGCCGGCAAAGGTCCATATAAAGGAATTGCACGTAGTCAAATTATTAAATTGAAAATTGCTGACGGAAAAGAGTTTACTTTAAACAATGGAGCTAAAGTAAAAGGCACCAATTGGGATGAGAAAACCTATACTCTATTTGTCGGCACTCGTAAAATTTCTTTGAAAGAGGTTAAGAAAGACCCCGACTTTGGCGGTGGTGGTTCTGGTGCTGGTGCTGATGTTACTGCTATCGTTGAATGTGGTCAAGCATTAGTTTGTTCCTTGATTTATAATGTGATAAAAAAAGAAATTAAATGGGAAGATTTGACGTATGATGGCCTACAAAAGGCAATGCAATATTGCGATTTGTCTGAAACCTTTGATACAATCATAGACCGTTCACCTCCAGAGTGGGTACAATCATATGTAAAATCAGCAAACATATTGTATAGAAATTATAAAATGTCTGGAACACCTGTGTATTTTCATAGAGGTTCTAAATTTATGAACGAAGTATATTCTGGAAAAAAGATTGTATTTGATGCTGATAAAAAATCAGATAACCCACAAGCACCAGGTTCTTTTTCTGATGACAAATGGAATCCAGGAGATATTTGGATGACCACTTTAAAAACTGTGCCAAAAATTAGTACCGATTCTTGGGCTTCATTGAACAAAGACATTTATGACTTAGCTAGAGCCAAAAAATTAGTTGGTGTGTCTTTAAAAAAGGTTGGCGCTTCAGCACACATTGAAGAATATAACGCATTATCGGCTAAACAAACAAAAGAATATCGATATGCCAGTTTCAGAGTAACATCTGCTTCAGAACGTGGCCCATTACCTCCATTCTTCAATTCTATTGACTTGTACATGTCCATTGGCGATAGAGAAGTACAGTTTCGAGCTACATCTGGTGAAGCCAGCTGGCAAGGAGAAATTAAAGGAGCAACAGCTGCCGGTGGTAAAATTGGTGGTGGTAATGTCAACTTCTATTTGAAAAAATATGTTGGTAAAGGTTTATTTGATAAGAGTGAAGATGAAGTTTTAAAATTCGTTAAGACAAAAGACTTTTTTCCAGAATTTTATGCACTATATAAAAAACACTTTGATGGCAAAATATTACCATATGAAGAATTTGTTATGAATGCTAATAATAAACAAAAAGATTCAAAAGGATATCTGTTCTCTAAATATATGAACATGAAATTTATTGATATATTCCTAAGTGCAAACACGGCTACTCGTAATAAAATTGCTACCGACTTTGTGAGATATGCTGCTTCGAATACAGACCAAAGTTCCTTTTTCGTAAAAATATCCTAAAATGAAATTCACACAATTTTTAACCGAATCAAAAAAAGAAGGTGCTAACCTTCACCTAGAACACATTGAAGATGAAGTTCTGAATCGTGGTGTATCTGGTGTTAGAGATGCAATCAACTTCTTGCAATCTCTCCGTGACATGCTCGCAGGCCATTCTAATTCTAAAGTGAACCTAACTACAAAATGGGATGGTGCACCTGCTATTTTCTGTGGTATTAATCCAGACAATGGCAAATTCTTTGTTGGTACTAAAGGTGTATTCAATGCCAATCCTAAGTTAAACTACACCGATGCAGACATTGATGCAAACCATGCTTCAGAAGGATTAAACTCCAAACTTAAAGTTGCATTACGTTATTTGCCAAAATTAGGCATTAAGGGTGTATTACAAGGCGACATGATGTTTGCTAAAGGTGATATACAGAACAAAACAATTGATGGTGAAGACTACATCACATTTCAACCAAATACAATTGTCTATGCTGTGCCTGCTGATTCTAAGTTAGCACAAATGATGTTGGCTGCTCAGATGGGTGTGGTGTTTCATACTTCATATACAGGTAAAACATTCTCTGATATGAAAGCCTCATTCAACATTGATATTAAGAATCTTACAACAACCAAAGATGTTTGGTTCCGTGATGCTTACTTTGTTGATGCTTCAGGCACTGCCTCATTTACCGAAGAAGAAACAAGAACTGTCACATCTATTCTGTCTCAAGCAGGCAGAACTTTTCAAACAATCAATTCATTAAACTTGAATCGTATTTCAACAAGTGATGTTATTCTTACATACATTAAAACATTCAATAACACCAAAGTGCGTGAAGGTCTGAAGATTAAAGACACAAGAGCTCACACACTAGAGTTGATTCGTTGGGTTGAGGCTAAATTGAACAAAGACATTATTGATGCCAAGAAGGAAGAAACCAGACAGAAACGTATCAAAGAGAAAACAGAGATTATGCGTTTCTTCCGTAATGCGTCAACAGACTTGAAAAACATTTTTGATTTGATGAATCAGTTGGTTGATGTTAAGAATATGATTGTTAAGAAGTTGCAACAAATGAAACAAGTAACCAATACATTCTTACGTACTGATGATGGTTTCAAAGTTACCAATCCAGAAGGTTTTGTGGCAGTTGATAGGTTAAAAGGTAATGCTGTTAAGTTGATTGATAGACTGGAATTTGCTCATGCTAACTTTAATGCCGCTAAGAATTGGAGCAAGTAATGGATAAGAAATTTGATTTAACCGAAATCTTAGCCGAGTATGGTGAAGACGACTTTGGATTTACGGCAACTGACGAAGAAGAATACAATGCGGTTATTGCGGAAAAAGATGAAACAGTTGAAGAATACAAAGCAAGATTAGAAGCAGTTGAAAAGTTGATTCTGCCTTTCTTAACTAGGTTGTTAAAGACTGCTGACCAACCGATTATTAAGTGGCCTAACCGCAAGCCGGCATTAGAGGCACAAATTCAAAAGATATTAAACCTAACACGAGGTTGAAATGAAATTTACCGAATTCGATGAACTAATGGAAGCAGCCTATGCAGGCAATATCGGTATCATGGAACTGATTAAGTTTAAAAGTAATGCTAGTCCAGAACAGAAAAAACAGTTTGATGACCATGTGAAGAACAAGCGCCACAAAGACGCATGGAAGATGGTCCAAGACGTTACAGGAGTCAAACTACATAAGAGTGTGCATGAAGAAATTAAACCTGATATCCTGCCTAAATCTGGCGCAGGTGCATGGGGAACAGATACTCTGGCAAACAACTATAAAAAAGGCACGCCTGGCCAAAACATTACCTCATTTAAAGACTACAAAACAACTAAGTAAACCAACTGGAGTATATTATGAAAGATTTGATAATCGGTGCAAGTACCAACTATGATTGGGACAAATTAAAATATTGGATTAATTCCATTAATAAATCGGGATTTGAAGGTGATAAAGTCCTGATTCTAATGAACTGTGATGCAGCCACAGTTAAAAAAGTTAACGCAGCAGGTTTTAAAGTTATTGGATTCAACCAAGATTCCGATGGTAACTTGACCTACAAATCAGAAATGCCAATCCACGTTGAGCGATTTGGCCATATCTACGAATATCTCCGCAAAAATGAATATCGTTACGTCATTACGACAGACGTAAAGGATGTTATTTTCCAATCCAACCCTATTGACTTCTTAGAAGCAAATTGCCTTAGACATAATCTGGTGTTTTCTTCTGAGAGCATGTTATACAAAGACGAACCTTGGGGCAACCAAAACCTGTTGGAGACTTTTGGCCCTTATGTACACGGAATTTACAAAGAAAATGAAATCTATAATGTTGGTGTTCTTGCTGGTACTGGCTCTGCGGTGCGTGATTTGGCAATTAACATCTTCACCATGGCAGCAAACTGTCCGATACCAATTTGCGACCAATCAACATTTAACTTCATGGTCTCTATGAGTCCTTATAAAGAAACTTCTCTTTATACTCAATCAGAAACAGGTTGGGCTTGCCAGTTGGGCACAACAGCAGACCCTAGTAAGATTAATCAATTTAAACCACATCTGTTAGAACCATCTCCTTCTATGTACCGAGGTATTGTGACCACATCAAAAGGAATTCCATACCATATTGTTCATCAATATGATAGAGTGCCTGAAATGCGCCGGATGATTGAGGAGAAATACGGTGAGTAACGCATTAGTAATGGCAGGTCATGTAAGAACCTTTAAAAGTATCGCAGAAGAACTAACACATTTTATTCGCTTCAATGAATTGGATGTGTATCTGTATATTTGGGATGAAGGCAACCAAGATGAAATTGATTTTGTTGTTAAGACTTTGAAGCCAATTAAATGGAAGGCAGAGAAGAATGAAATTTATCTGCCAGAATTCCTTGAGGCTGAACAAAGAATCGTAACAAAAAATCCAAAAGAACTTATTACACCAGATAAAAACTTTGCAACACTATCGATGCACTTTGCACGTAGAAAAGCATTTGAGTTGATTGAAAAAGAATATGATAATGTTGTATTCTCCAGATTTGATACACATATGAATGCCTTCAGAATCAAAGCAATTGTTTCTGAATTTCCTGATGCAGTTGTTACACCAACCAATGAGCAGTATGGTATGGTGTCTGATATCTTTGCTATTGTTCCATGGAAATATGCAGACAACTACTTCTTCTACCCACGAGCAGAAGATATCTTGTCACGTAGATTCAATAAGAAAATGAAAGAATGGTTATCAGTTAAATTCTATTGGGAAAATGCTCAAAGAGATATCCGTTTACATGATGAGAATAGATATTGCCCACACATGTTGTGTATGAGAAACTTTTTTGAAACAAACACACCATATACTGTTGTTGATTTGCCTGTATTTTTAAGAAGATGATATGAAAATTGCTTTATGTTTATCTGGCCAAGCCAGAAGTTTCAAACAAGGTTATGAATACTATAAAAGAAACCTATTAGACAAACACGATGTGGATATATTCATTCACACATGGGAAGCTGAAGGCCTTGAAGAACTCCGTCAGTTGTATAAACCTGTAAAGATGGTGGTTGAGAAACCATTGGTTGGTGATTTTGATAAGAAGTACACAAACACACCAAATGCACAGGCACACCCATCACGCTTCACGGTGGCTATGTTGTATTCTATTTTCCAAACTATGTTGTATAAGACAGAACAGGAAATGGATAAAAAGTTTCTGTATGATTGGGTTATCAAGTCACGTACAGATTATGCCTTGAATGTGGAGATTCCATTTGCAGATTTGGATCCAACTAAGTTGTATATTCCAAATTGCAGAATGGTGCCTGAACGTGATTTTGGTAATGACCAATTTGCATTTGGTAATTCAAATGTGATGAATCGTAGAATGTCAATTTACTTGAATATGGAACACTACTATGACCAAGGTGTTCAGATGATTGGTGAAGATATGATGAGAGCTCATCTACACCACCACAGTCTTATTGGTGAGAATCTAGTTTATGTGAACATGAACAACCCATTTCCACCTGGCCAATTTAACGGCACTTGGCATAGTTTAATTAGGGATGATGCTGCCGAATGGAAGAAAAAGTAATTAAAGAACTTAAAGGACATTCTGGTAGTAAAATCTATCTAATGTCTGATAAGTATAAAAAATTCATTAGAAAAGTTGGTAACACAGAAAGAAACTACGAGAGGTTAATTTCTCTCGCTGGTTATTATCCTGTACCTAACATCTTTGAATACAAAGACCCCGTGTTGGATATGGAATATATTCATGGCCTAGACATGAAGAACTATTTGTTATCTGGTTCAACACAGAATTTAACCAATTTTCTATTAGATATATTAAGTAGTTTTGCGGATAGTGTGGTTGACAAAGACTACACAGAAGTGTATAATAAGAAGTTGGAATGGGTTGATAAAGAAGATTTGCCTTTTACCAAAGATGAATTGATTGCTAAGTTGCCTAAAATTCTACCACAGTCACAGTATCATGGTGATTTGACTTTGGAGAATATACTGCATACAAGCAACGAATTCTATATGATTGACGCAGTTACTATTGAATATGATTCATACATATTTGATATTGCTAAACTCAGACAGGATTTAGAATGCAAATGGTTTCTACGTGATACAAACCTGATGTTAGATGTTAAGTTGTCAAGCATTCAGAAAAGAATTCTAAAAGAGTTTCCATTAGCCAACAATGATTATATTCTAATATTGATGTTGTTGCGAGTATACCTACACACAAAACCAGGCGACATGGAAAGACAATTTATAGTGAAAGAGATTAATAGATTATGGAAGTAATTGTACCGGCCGCAGGCCTATCAACTAGGTTTCCAAATATGAAACCAAAATATCTTCTGTTAGATAAAAATGACAGAATGATGTTAGCTAAATCCATCAACCCATATTTGTCTGAGGGTCACAATGTTACTGTTGGTATTCTTCAGGCACACATTGACAAATACGATTCTTACAACCTTTTAAAGGCTCAGTTTGGTGATAAGATTAACATTATTGTTATTCCAAAAGTAACAAGTGGTCCTGCTGATACTGTTTATCAGATTATTAAGGCTGCAAATATACCTGAAGACTCTGAGTTTTTGATTAAAGACTGTGATAGTTACTTCACACATACCAATACACCTGGCAACTATGTCTGTATTAGTAGAATTGCAAACCATTTCATGTTAAGTAATTTGGCTGCCAAGAGTTTCGTGGTTTCAAATGAACAAGGCATTATTACTGATATCATTGAGAAGAAAGTGGTATCTGATAAGTTTTGTGTTGGTGGTTATAAGTTTGAATCCATCAAACTCTATGTTGATACATATGAGAAATTAAATAGTAATGTACATAATGAAATTTTTGTTTCACACATCATACAAGAATGCCTAATGAACGATTGTATCTTCTTTGAGAAGGATGTACAAGGTTATAATGATGTTGGAACAATAGAAGATTGGCGAAAATATAATGAGTCTCTTACCTGATAAAAACCTAATCATTGTCACATCGGCATTGGCACCAAACATAGGTGTTATTCCAAATGAAGACAGATATAAACAAACGATTGATTCGTTGGTGTCTCTACGTAAACACTTTCCAAATGATATCATTTTATTTACTGATGGTTCACCAAATGAAGTTGACCAAAAATGGTTAGAAAACATTTCAAACCATGCCGACATTATGGCAGTGTGGCACCAAGACAAAGATGTGAACCACTATGCAAGCGGTGGTATGAAAAGTCAGGCTGAACTTGTGTTGTTAATGAAAACAATTAATGTGTTGTACAACAATCCAGACTTGATGAGTATGATGCATAGTGTTAAACGTATCTTTAAATACTCGGCACGTACAGTATTGCTTGATGAGTTTGATTTAAAAGAGTATGATGGTCTATTTGGAAAGTATGTGTTTAAGAAGGCCATTCCATCTTGGATGCCTGATGAAGCTAAGTTGATGTTAACAGACCACTTGTACATCACTAGGATGTATTCATTGTGCCCATCATTGGTGAAGGATTACATGGCAACTTTGATGGCTTGTTTAGAAAATACTAATCAAGGAATGGATACAGAACACGCACACCACATGAACATAGATAAACGATACGTGATTGAATTTGATAAACTGCATTGTTCTGGCATAATGGCCAGTACAGGCGCAACTGAGGTATATTAATATGGATTTAAAAGAATACTGGCTAAACAACAACGGCAAAAAGATTACAAAGTGGACTCATTACTTTTGGGTATATGACCGACACTTTGCGGCACTACGAGATAAACCAATTAAGATGTTGGAGATTGGTGTATTGAATGGTGGTTCATTGGAAATGTGGAAGAAATACTTCCATCCTGATAGTACAATCGTAGGTATTGATATTACACCTAGTTGTAAAGACTTTGAAGATGCTGAGAATAATGTTCATGTCCGCATCGGTGACCAATCTGATCCAGAATTCTTACAAAGCCTTGTAGATGAATTTGGTGAGTTTGATTTGGTTTTGGATGATGGCAGTCACCATGTTGACCATGTGAACAAAACATTCCAGTCCTTGTATCCAAAGATTGCTAAAGATGGTGTTTACTTCATTGAAGATACACATGCGGCATATTGGAATTCTCATGGAGGTTCTATTGACCATCCAGATTCAATCAACAATGTGGCCAAGACCATGATTGATAAGTTGAATGCAGACCACACCAAAGGTCAAATTGCACCAGATTTCTTCACACATGAAACAAAGTGCATGTCGTGTTATGATAGTATTGTGGTGTTTGAGCGTGGTAATGTGGGTGCTAAAATTCCACAAGAGTATGGTGGACCAAAATCTGATGAGGTTTTGATTATCAGAACTCACTAAATACTAAATAAGACATTAACAACTGCTGCAGAGGCGGGACATGAAATTTAGAGAATTTATTACTGAGAATAAAGAGAAACATGCGGTCATGGCGTTTGGCCGTATGAATCCACCTACAACCGGACATGAAGTCTTGGTCAATAAGGTTAAATCGGTTGCAAAACAAGTTGGTGGTTCCCATCACATCATTCTGTCTCATTCACAAGATGCCGCTAAGAATCCTCTTACTGCGGCACAAAAAGTAAAACATGCCAAAAGGTTCTTTCCAGATACAAACATATCTGTTGCAACCAAAGAAGAACCAAACTTCCTAACACAAGCAGCCAAGTTACACAAACAAGGTGTAACACATCTACACATGGTCGCAGGCGCTGACCGTACCGCAGAGTACCACAAACTGTTGCACAAATACAACGGGACACATGAAGGTGCTCTTTTCAACTTCAAAAAGATAACTGTACATAACGCAGGTGAACGTGACCCTGATGCTGAAGGTACAGAAGGCATGTCCGCTTCAAAGATGCGTAAACATGCAGGCTCTGGTAATTTTGATGACTTTAAACAAGGCATTCCAAAACATGTGCCAGAACACCATGCGAAAGAATTATTCCGTGATGTTCGTAAAGGCATGAGCATTAAAGAGTCTATTGACCTTAACGAAGAATTTGAAATTCTTTTGGAAGGCGTACACGACCAATCCATCTTCAAAGCTATCTTCTTAGCAGGTGGTCCTGGTTCTGGTAAAGATTATGTGTTAGACAATACACTTGATGGTCAAGGTTTAACAGAAATTAATTCAGACAAGGCACTTGAGTTCTTAATGGACAAAGAAGGTCTTGATAAGATGATGCCTGTTGGCGAAACAGAGAAACGTGACTTTGTTCGTGGTCGTGCAAAGAACATTACAGAGTTGCGTCAACAACTTGCACTATTAGGTCGCAATGGTTTGATTATCAATGGTACAGGTGATGATGTAGCTAAAACAAAACGCATCAAAGACCAATTAGAAAAACTTGGTTACGATACTGCCATGTTGTTGGTGAATACAAGAGATGATATCTCCGCTCAAAGAAATATTGAACGTGGCCAACGTGGTGGTCGTGCGGTACCAGAACCAATTCGTAAAGAAAAGTGGGATAGTGTACAGTTAGCACGTACTGAATATGCTCAAATGTTTGGTGATAAGTATAAAGAATTTGATAACTCTGAAGACTTGAGGCAAGCTGATCCTGAAACAGTTAAGGCAAAGAAGTCTGAGCTGTTACAATTATATACAGGTTTTAAAGAATTCGTTTCTACACCACCACAGTCAGAAGAATCTAAATTTTGGGTTGCTAATGAGTTGGATAAGAAAGACACTTTACCAGTTCAAACTGATGGTGCTGAACAACTGCCTGCGTCTGATGATGCAACTGGTGAAGAAGCTAGAAAACTCGGTCTACAATACTATGGTTTTGGTAGATATGGCAGAAATGGTAAAGTTACACATCGTTCTGTACATGGTCAATTGGTTTTGGTCAATAAAGAAGAACCAAAACAACCAAAGATTCCTGTGAGTAGTTCATCACAGAAACCTGTTAAACCGGTTGTTAAAGAATCATCTGATTTGATATATGAAGATGGTTTGTTACGAGACAAGGCCGGTAAATTGCGTGTCTTCATGCTTAGAAATACTGCAGCAAAAGAAGCACACACTAAAAATGGAACCATTATTAAACACAATAATGGTTATGTTGTTAAACTTAATGGAGAAAATAAAAATGCTAAATTATCTGAAGAAATTATTTCAAACCAAACCAAAAGAACAAGCTCCTTTGGTGAGTCCAGTTCTGGAAGAAATCGTAGTACCGGTGCCAGTGATAGAACCAACACCGGAACCAGTGCCAGTTCCAGTACAGGAAGTTGTTGTGGAACCAGCACCTGCACCTGTGACACCAAGCCAACCACCGAAGAAACAACCCGTAGCAAAATCACACTTGCAGAAATCCGCACCCGCCAAAAAGAAAAAGTAATTGAGTCTATCAATAATGGTGAATCTGGTCTTTCGATGGCTGCATCTGGTGAGAACCTTGGCCGTGATACAACAAGAATTAAGACACTAAAGAAACCATTAGAAGAACTGACTGGCGATGAAACAACCATGAGTATCGGTGACCAAAAAGAAGGCGAACTGAAACGAATTGGTATTAATCTTAAAACATTTAAATCTAAAAAGGTTATAGGATGAAATCATTTAAAGCATTCATAACAGAAACGCCTGCTTGGACACGTAAAGAGGGCAAGAACCCTGAAGGTGGTTTAAACCGCAAGGGTATTGAATCTTATCGCCGTGAAAATCCAGGTTCTAAACTATCGATGGCAGTTACAACTAAGCCATCAAAATTGAAGCCTGGTTCTAAGGCCGCAAATCGTAGAAAATCATTCTGTGCTCGTATGGGCGGCATGGAAGGCCCAATGAAAAAACCTAATGGTGAACCAACTCGCAAAGCCCTTGCACTCAAAAAATGGAATTGCTAAATGTCAACTAACACAACATTCAAAATCTTTACCGACAAAATGGGCGGTACAAGAGCCAACACATATATTGGTACAACTGGTGAAGTATTTTATGATGTAGACGGCACATCAGCAATGAGGCTATCTAATGGCGTAACACCTGGTGGTATACCATTTGGCGTTTCTTCTGTTAGTGCATCATATGCTCCTGAATTTAAAACTGTTTCTGGTAATACGTTACCTGGTACCGTAACAACTGGCGCTTATGTTAAACAAGGTGCAATTGTTCATTTTAGAGTCAATGTTAATTTTGCAAATACATCAGATTTTGGAAGTGCTAGTCAATATAAACTAACATTGCCTTTTCCTGCGGCAGCAACAGTAACAATTCGTGGTGGATCATTGCACAGTAAACCTGCTAATCCAGCAAACAATGCAATATATCACATTGCTGGAATTACTGACATTGAAGAACCTGCTTCTTCAAATACGGAGATGTTACTTTATTATTCTGGTAGTACAACAGACTTAGCATGGAAATCAACTACGCCAGTTAATGCAACATCAAATGTTAGCCATTTTGATATTAGTGGTGCTTATGAAACGTCATCACTAACCGTATAATTTAATAAAAACAAAAACAGGAGAAACTCATGTATTCAGATAACAAACAAATTCGTGATGTAGCAGATGTTGCTGCACGAATCATGGCTGGTTTACCACCACTTGAAGAAAAATTGCATCCAAATCAACAAAAGATTGATGTGGTTGACGATGAAAAGATTGATGGTAAAGATTTTGCCAAACTTCGTAAGATGAAGAAGGAAGAAATCGAGATTGAAGAAGAAAGTCATCAATCTAAGACTACAATGAAACACATTCCAAATCCAACACCTGCACAAAAACAAGCAGCTAAAGATATTAAACCCGGCGTTGGCGGTTATCGTGACCGTATTGATATGCTTAAAAGTGCCGGCGTTAAAGAGGAAGTTGAAGCAATCGATGAAGTTAAGATGGCTGATTTGCCATCAACTAAAGTTCAAGGTCGTGCATATGGTTCATCTAAACCAGAAGCAAGTGCATTTGATGTACTAAAAGGACCAAAAGATAAAGAATTGAAATCTATTGAGTCTGAGAAGAAGAAAAAGAAAATGTCTGAAATGGTTGCCACATATAAAGATGGCGGCATGAAGGCATTCTTTGAGTCTATTGAGAAAGAGGAAATGATTTCTGAAGAACCTGATTCTGCTCAATTTGCAAAAGAATTGGAAGACCAAAAGAAACGTGCAGCTGGTACTAAACCACAAGCTGAAGTTGCTAAACCATCCGTTCAAGCAGTTCAACAAGAAAGAATTGAAATTACCGATGAAATGATTTTTGAAGTTCTTGAAAATGCTGGTATTGATTTTGAATCATTGAGTGATGATGAATTGCAAATAGCTGCAAATGAGGCATATGAAGTTCTTCATGAAATTTCAACAAAGACTTTAGCTAAAGCCGCTAGTGCTGCTTCTGACCCTGATGCAGACTATCATTATGGTAAGTCACACGACCCGCAAAAGTTTGCAGACCATGCTAAAAAGACTAAAGATGCAAAATCAGCAGCTGCTGTTCAAGGTGCCGCTGATGCGAAAGGCCACTATACAAGACCAGGGCATAGTCTTGGGTCCTATGATAAACTTGCACACAGAACTCCTGCTCGTGTGACTGGTGTTGGAAAAGCAAATAAACAAGATGTTAACAAATTAAAAAAGAGTATAAGTCTAAATGCTGAAGCAACTGAACAAGACATTTACGTTATCGATGCAGATTTGGCTAATGGTGTAGATGCTGTTAACATTGAAGAACGTACATTGACTGCCGGTGAGACAAAGAAGAAAGAAGAAATTGTTAAATCTATGAAAAAAGGTTTGGCAGGTTTCAAAGAGCGTTATGGTGACCGTGCTAAGAATGTCATGTATGCAACCGCCACTAAAAATGCCATGAAAGAAGAAAAAGAAGACCATCATCAAAAAGGTTACGACCATGTGCGTGAGCCTATTTCTGATGAACCATATCTCGATAATGCTCGTGTAAGATTTAACGAATTAAAAAAACAAAATCCTCATAAAAAAGGATCTCAAGAGCACAAAGATTGGCATTCTGGAGCATCAGCTGCATATGAAGAACATAAAGACATATTAAGAGGCAAATAAATGAAAACGTGGTCTGAGTTTCTTACTTTACGTGAAAGGTGTTGGCCTGGTTACAAATCTGTGCCAGGTAAAAAAGCATATTCACCTGGTTCTTGCGTAAAAGAATCTCCTACTATTGAAGAAGATTTGCGTAAATGGTTTAGTAAAACGGATCCAAAAGGTGGTTGGAAAAGGATCAATAGTAAGGGTGAAGCAATTGGCCCTTGTGCAAGAGAACCTGGTGAACCTAAGCCTAAGTGTATGTCTAACGAAAAGAGAGCTTCTTTAAGTAAAAAAGAAAGAGCATCTGCCGTTGCGTCTAAAAGAAAACATGACCCTAATCCTGAAAGAAAGGGTCCACCAATAAATGTGTCTAACTTTGGAAAAGGAAAGATAAGCGAAGATATGGAAAACTTAAACGAAAAAAATGTACCAACAAGTCCAGAAAAATGGGCTCAGGCAAAAGCACAGGCTAAATCTAAGTTTGATGTTTACCCTTCTGCTTATGCCAATGGTTGGGCTGCAAAGAAATATAAAGCAATGGGTGGCGGTTGGAAATCAGTCAATGAAGTTAAAGAAGTTGGAGATGATCCAACTGGTGATATCCCACCTGATAATCTTGTAAGAAAAGGCACTAAGGTTGTTGCTAAGCAGACGCAATTTGAAGAAACAGAGATGCTTGATGAACTATCTAACAATTTGTTATCTCGTTACAAATCTGCTGCTACTAAACAATCTTCAAGTCTTGGTAAAGAAATGCAATCTGATTCCAGTAAGACCAAAAAGAATACAGAACTACAGAACAAGAGGTTTTCAGGTACTATGAAAGCAACCACTAAACAATTTGCTAACGATATGAAAAACGAAGCTAAGGATCCTGGTGAATATGACCAAGAAGGTGACATGGCCATGACACAATTGCGTAGTATTATTTACCACGCACAAGAGTTGCATGACCAATTAGATAAGGATGACAATCTTCCAGAGTGGGTTCAGTCTAAGATTACTTTAGCGCAAGATTATATGCAAACTGCCCATGATTACATGTACTCACAGAAGAATGTAACAGAAGAAGTTGAATTGACTGAAGGTCGTCCATCACAACGCCATCCATTGGAAGGCCATGAGTATCACAAAAAATCTGATGAGGCTTTGGTTCACATTGCTAAAGATGCACATGCAGCCGCTGAAGCAATGAAGTCACACAATCCAACTGCTGAGAACAAGTATCGTGACCAAGCCAATGATTCTGCAACAGTAAGACACTATCGTAAGACACATGGTATGGCTGATTGGTACAAAAAGAAGTATGGTCACATAAATGAAAGTGATGCATACGATAAAGATGTTAAACCTTCTGATAAACCACATGATAAAGAAGCCGCTGCAAAGCGTGCTAAAATTGCCGCAGTAATGGCAAGAAAGAAAATGGCTAAAGAAGAAGTTGAACAATTGGATGAGTTGTCACCTAGTACCTTACAGAGTTACAAAGTTGCTGGCCACAAGAAGTATGATAGTATTAGAAATAATACTGATGCTGATTCGATGGCTAAGAAATCTAAATTGGAAAAAGGTATTAAAACTGCTCATGCCAAGCAATTTCCATCTAAACCTGCAGCACCTGCACCAAAGAAAGACCCTAATAGTCGTGGTTACGAACAAGGTCGTTATATGGGCGACAGCGTTGAACATGATGAATCATTAATAGAGGGTGAAAGTTGGAAGGTAGATACAGGTTGGAAAAAATCTAAGTCGGATGAAGTTACAGATAAGTCTGGTGCAAAACATACAGCAATGTCTAGAGCAAAACATTTGGCCAAAATGGCTGCAAAGAAAAATGCCAATCCAACTAAGTCAATGCGTGAAGATGCAGAACCTGTTGAGAAAGAACCTGAAGAAGCACCAAAGAAAAGTCGTAAGGCTCAAATTGTTAAAGATGCTAAGAAATCTAAAACCGCATCAGCTGATAAGTTTCAATCGGAACCAGAATTAGGTTCCACTATCACTAAAAATTATTGAGTGGTTGACAGGTATAAATAAACAATCAAATCAGACAAATAGGAGAACAATATGTCTTTATGGGGAAATTTAGATGCCGCTAACAATGCGCCAAAGTTTGCTGGCACTGGCGGTATCGGCTTAACAGCCAACACACAACAATTATTTTCAAACACAACATTTGCTACAACAAGCACTTCTTTAGGTATAGCAGGCCAAGCAACTGGTGTCTTTGGCATTAGTGTTACAGAAACAGCCAACACAGGCGGCGGCAGAGCCAACACAGCTGGCGCTCATGCTGGTTGGGTAATGCGTAAAGAAGGCACTGGCGGTCGTGCTGGTCGTATTCAAACAGAAACATTGGTTGCTATGGGCTCAATGACTGGTGACTTTGCAACTGCAAACACCACTTATCCAGGTATCTAATGCGATTCTCTGAATATATCCGTGAGATGGAAATTGGTGCGGTCTCAGGGCCTGCACCAACACCAGCACTCATGGATACAAATTTAGATAGTCTGAATAAGCGTTTGGATTATGATACTGATGAAAAGTTTTTATCTCCTGAGTCTGGTATACAAAGGATTCGTAGAGTGTTGCACTTGTATGGTTATGACATGCCAGCACTTTACGATGCCGATCCAGAAGGAGATGAGGTGGTACTCGACCTAGATACGGATTTAGGCGTGTACATTTTATATACTCTCACCGATGATAATGATTATGAGTTTTATGCTGAGATTGGCCATGAAAGTCGTATGCAAGAGCTTTTATCGGATGAGGGAGAACCAGAAGAAGAATAAATGTCCTTTGATGATTTGACAAATGAAAATATAATGATGTATGCAATGAAAGCTTATGATAGGCCTAATTGTATAATGAGTGAGTTTAAAGACGATTTAAAACGATTTAATTACCTAAAGAGATTATTCCTTAGGTACCGTAAATATGATGAAATGAGAGAACAACTGGTAATAAACCATCTAGTCGTTCTCTATAACGTTTTTGGACCAGAAGTTGCAACAAGAATGTTGTTTTTCAAAATGTCAAAAGAAGACTATTCGGCACTTAAAACATACTTGATATTTTTAAGTATTATGCCAGATAGAGTGAAAGGTATTAAAGGACATGATATCATATCTTCGGAGATTCCTGTAGACCAAAAAGTTGTGGATGTATTAAGGGATATCAAATGAAACCGGTTAAAGAAGATGTTGGTGCCGGTGTACCAACAAATAATGTAAGTGGCGGCCAAGTAGCCGCTCTTGGCGTTGGCCCACAAGGTGAACCTGGCGTTAAGAAGAAAAAGAAGGGTGTTCCTTCTTTCACAACATTCATTAAGAGAAAAGCGAATGTGGCTTCTTAATTGGTTACCAAATTGGATATTCTATGCGATGGGGTTAATCGGTGTATTAACCTTGGTGGTTACATATTTCATTAAGTTCTTACCAATTCCATTCGTTTACATGTACAAAACTCCATTGCAGTTGTTATCGATTGCAATGATTGTTATTGGCACATTCATGGCTGGTGCAATATATGATAATGAAGCATGGCTTGCCCGTGTCAAAGAATTAGAAGCTCAGGTAGCTGAATCTGAAAAGAAATCTGTCGAGAAAAATGTAGAGATAGTAGAGAAGATTGTACATAAAGAAAAAGTCATCAAAGAAAAAGGTGACGATATCATTAAGTATATTGACCGAGAAATAGTTAAAAAAGAAGAAGTTATTAAGTACATTGAAAACTGTCCAGTACCAAAGGACATTATTGATGCACATAACGCAGCAGCTGCAATGGGTAAAAAATGAAAGCTGTTATATTAACTATTACTTTTTTGTTGTCTGGTTGCACTATGTTTGTTCCTGTCAAAAGGAATTTCCCCGAAGCACCTGTTACTTTAATGGTTAAATGTCCTCAGTTAGAAACTGTACAAGGTGATAAAGTTGCTATAACGGATATGTTGAAGACTATTGTTAACAACTACCGTTTATATTACGAATGCTCTAATCGTGTTGAAGGTTGGGGTGATTGGTACGTAGAACAAAAGAAAATATTCGATAGTGTTAAATAAAGGATAAGATATGAAACTAATAATTATTCCATTGAGCCTTCTATTGTTAGTTGGCTGCGCTAGTAAAGATTATGCAGTATATGTTGATGCTCAAAAGTCTATGTCTAAAGACCTAACAATCAGCGAGACCGCAAGACTTGCCGCTTTGACAGATATGGCAAAGAATTCCGATCCAGCAGTTCGTGCTACTGGTATCATGTTACTGCAACAACTACAACAAGGTAGTAAAACTGTCACAGTTGAACCACCTAAGAAGAATTGGTTAGGCCTTTAAGGATACAAAATGGAATTAACAGTACAACAATTAAAACAACTATTACCAAAGAATCCATATGTGGATCATTGGCACCATGCATTAGAACAGTTATTGCCTGACTATGAAATCAATACACCAGAACGTATTGCAGCCTTCATTGCTCAATGTGCTCATGAATCTGGTGGTTTCACGGCACTCAAAGAGAATTTGAATTACAAAGCCGCATCTTTACGTAAACTATTTCCAAAGTATTTCCCTGATGATGCAACAGCAAGCCACTATGCATCACTACCAAACAAACAAGAAGCAATTGCGAACCGCATCTATGCCAGTCGCATGGGTAATGGTGATGAGGCCTCTGGTGATGGTTATCGGTTCTGTGGTCGTGGTCTGATTCAATTGACCGGCCGTGATAACTATACATTTTTTGCAGGCAGCTTAGAAATTTCTGTAGAAGAAGCAACTGAGTATTTGGCCACATTTGAAGGTGCCGCTCAATCAGCATGCTGGTTCTGGGAAACAAACAAACTTAATCAATGGGCAGACAAAGGTGATATTGTTACATTGACTAAGAGAATCAATGGCGGTACTATTGGACTTGAAGACCGTATCAAACATTATGAACACGCATTACATGTCTTAGGAGTTTAAGATGGCCAAAGAAGTTAAAGAAGTAAAGAAAAAAGACGAAGATTGGATGACCAAAAAGTGGCGTCCAATGATGGCGATGATGTACATGGTATGCTGTCTTTTCGACTTTGCTTTATTTCCAATCATGTTCACAGTTGTTCAGTTCTGGGAAGTTCAGGCTGCTAATGATGCATTCAGACAATGGGTTCCAATTACATTGCAAGGCGGTGGATTGTTTCACGTTGCAATGGGTGCCGTATTAGGTGTTTCAGCATATGGTCGTACACAAGAAAAGGTTGCAGGTGCAGCAAATGTTTCAACCGGTTTACCAACAGGCGGAGTTTCAACACCTACACTATCTTCAGCAGTACCAATGCAAACCAGTTTTAACGCACCAATGCAGTCAAATGCTTACGCACCATCATTTGGCACACCAACAGGTTTCAACGGAACTTCACAACAAGATTTCAATCAACAACCAATCTCAGTAACAGTAGGCTTTGGCGGTAAAATGGCGCCACCAGCTGCACCTCAACCATTACTCTAAGGAACTATTATGAAAAAAATTATATTTGTAGCAGGTTTATGTTTGGCATTATCAGGTCAGGCAATGGCTGAAGGTGAGACAAAGAAAGTTTGCGTTGACGTTAAAGACAAAGCAGGTAAGGTTGTCAATGACGCCAAAACAGGTAAACCAAAACAGTCTTGCAAAGAAATGAAAGTCCATAAGAAGTTGGAAGGTACTAAAGTGCCTGAGAAGAAGTAATGTCTGACCAAGAGCTTGTTGACTTAAAGGTAGATGCTGGTGTTTTAAAGACCCAAGTATCGACAATAATCATCCTTTGTGATAAGATGGACAAAGTTATTGAAAAGTTAGCTAACGCTCAAGAAAAGATTGTCGAACAAATTTATACCGATATGAGAAAACGAGAAGATGAAAAGGACGCTGATGTGAAAGAATTACATTCACGAATTACCACAATCAGCCGTGAGTTATCTGATAAGGTAGAATTAACTGAGCGTAGGATTATGGATGAAATCAAATGCCTACGCAACGACATTGCCGAACACAACAAGAAAGAAGATTCTGAACTGAAGAAGATTCTCGAATGGAAATGGATGGCTGCAGGTGGTATAGTGGCACTTGCGTGGTTGTTCTCACATGTTAACCTAGATATGCTCGGCAAATTAGTTAATTAAACTTGACAAACACCTTCGAGTGTGTTATATTATGAGTCTATGTCAATATCTACAGATTCAAAATATATCAAACTGGTGTCTTCCCGCTTGCGTAACTTCAAGCAGAAAGATGCCTATCTATGGAACTTCTCTTGCCCTATTTGTGGTGACAGCCAAAAGAACAAATTAAAGGCAAGAGGGTATGTGTTCAAAAAAGGCAATGATTTATTCTATCGTTGCCACAACTGTGGTTCTGGAGTAAATCTTGCCAACCTTCTCAAGCATGTCGATTCAGCCTTGCACAAAGAGTACGTTCTTGAAAGATACAAATCAGGAGAATCGGGAGCGACACGCCTTCTACCAGAAGCGATTTCAGTCCCATCTCCAAGATTTGGAAAAGTCGAGAGAGTTCGTACCTACGAAAAGGCAGAATATTGTGACCGCCTTCAAAGTGGACATTTTTGTTTAGAGTATCTCCAACGCAGGCAGATACCTGAGAAGTATTACAAATCGTTACTATTTACTAATAAGTACAGACAATTTGTAATTGAGGCATTTCCTACGAATGATAAAGATATTGTAGATGATGCTCGTCTGGTCATTCCCTTCTATGACCAATACAATGAACTGATTGCTCTATCTGGTCGTGCATTAGAAAATTCTAGTGACAAACTACGATATGTGACAGTTAGAACCAATGATAGTACAGACAAACTTATCTATGGTTTGGATAGAGTCGACCTAACCAAACCAGTTAAGATTGTAGAAGGTCCTATCGATTCCCTTTTCCTTAATAACTGTGTTGCCTCTGGTGATTCAAGTCTAGCTATTGCTGCTAAATTTGTTGATGCAGAACAAAAAATATTATTATTTGATAATGAACCTCGAAATAAAGAGATTGTGAAGTTAATGCAAGATGCAATCAAATTAGGTCACAATGTTGTCATTTGGCCTAATACTATGAATGGCAAGGATATTAATGAGATGGTGATGAATGGCATTTCGGTGGATGAAATAGAAAGTATTATAAGTAGTAACACCTTCACAGGTCTTGAGGCGCAAGCCAAATTTACATTTTGGAAGAAAATATGAAGATAGAATTGATTAGTTATTCTCAACGTCCAGCTGGAGTTGACCACGATGATACGTTAACAGATTTGGTAGCATACTGTGCAAGGGTCTCAAACCCAAGTAATCAGAACAATAAAGATACCGCTGAGAAGTTGATTCGCTATTTGGTCAATAACCAACATTGGTCGCCACTTGAGATGGTGAGTATGTGTTTAGAAATCGAAACTACACGGGATATTGCAAGGCAAATGCTGAGACACAGGTCATTTTCATTCCAAGAATATAGTCAACGATATGCTGACCCTACAAAGGACTTGGAATTTGTAACAAGAGATGCTCGCAAACAAGATAATAAAAATAGACAAAACAGCATAGACTTAGACATTCAAAATAACGATTCGGATAGGTTCCTACAATATCAATGGGAACGTATGCAAGAAAATGTTATTAAACAATCTCAAAATGCTTACGAATGGGCAATAGTAAAAGGTATTGCCAAAGAGCAGGCTCGTGCAGTATTACCAGAAGGCCTGACTGTTTCACGTTTGTATATGAACGGAACTTTGCGTTCTTGGATTCACTATATACAACTCCGTTCCGCTAACGGCACACAAAAAGAACACATGGACATAGCACTCAAATGTGCAGAAGTAATTGCCAAAGTATTTCCGATGGCAAATGAGTATATCACAAAATAATAATAATTGGAGTAATAATGAATATCATTCATGGTATTAAGGTAGACTATTCTCGGGACAATTTGTTCGATGAATTGGGTCATAAAAGATTAAAAGAAAGCTACATGAAGGAGGATGAGGTATCACCACAAGAAAGGTTTGCTTATGTTTCAAAATCGTTTGGGTCTAACGAAGCACATGCACAACGTTTGTATGAGTATTCTAGTAAGCATTGGCTTTCCTATTCTACACCTGTGCTCAGTTTTGGGCGTTCTAAGCGTGGCTTGCCTATATCATGTTTCTTACCTTATCTACACGATAGTGCAGAAGGCCTTGTCGATTGTTTGGCGGAAGTAAATTGGCTCAGTATGCTGGGCGGAGGAGTTGGAATTGGAATTGGAATCAGGTCTACAGATGATAAAAGCGTTGGCGTTATGCCTCATCTTCGCACTTATGACGCTAGTAGTTTGGCATACAGACAGGGGAGGACGAGGAGGGGGTCTTATGCTGCTTATCTTGATGTTTCTCATCCCGATATTCTTATCTTTTTAGAGATGCGTAAGCCGACTGGTGATCCCAATATGCGATGTATGAACCTACATCATGGTATCAATATTACTGATGACTTCATGCAAATCGTTGAGAGGTGTATGCTAGATAAAGATGCTGATGATTCATGGGAACTAAAAGACCCTAACAACAATGAGGTGCGTGAAGTTGTATCAGCCAAAGACCTTTGGCAACGTATCTTAGAAATGCGTATGCATACTGGTGAACCTTACTTACACTTCATTGATGCAAGTAATCGTGCCATGCCTGAGTTTCAAAAGAAACTAGGCCTAAGTATTAAACAATCGAATTTGTGTAGTGAAATTATATTACCGACTGATAAAGACCGTACTGCTGTATGTTGCTTATCGTCACTAAATTTGGAGTATTATGATGATTGGAAATCTGACAAACTTTTTCTTCGGGACGTTGCTGAGATGCTTGATAACGTTCTCCAGTATTTCATTGATAATGCTCCTGACAGCATATCAAGAGCAAAATATTCAGCTAGCCGTGAACGCTCTATTGGTATTGGCGCCCTCGGCTATCATGCTTATCTACAGAAGAATTCAATCCCGTGGGAATCAGCATTGGCAACAGGCCGAAACATTCAAATCTTCAAATACATAAGAGAACAATTAGATGATGCAAATATCCAATTGGGTACCGAAAGAGGCGAAGCACCCGATGCGGCAGGTACTGGACGGCGTTTCTCTCATATGCTTGCTATTGCTCCTAACGCTTCTTCTTCTATTATTATGGGTAATACTTCTCCCTCTATTGAGCCCTTACGTGCGAATGCGTATAGACAAGATACTCTCAGCGGTTCTTCCTTGAATAAGAACAAGTGGCTTGATAGAATCATCAAGGGACTTACGCAAACTCAAAATGAGTACAATGATATCTGGTCATCTATCATTGCGAATGATGGCTCTGTACAACATTTAACTTGGTTGTCAGATTGGGAGAAAGATGTATTCAAAACCTCAATGGAAATTGACCAACGATGGGTTATTCAACATGCAGCTGATAGACAACAGTATATTGACCAGGCTCAATCATTGAACCTATTCTTTAGACCTGATGTGAACGTAAAGTATCTACATGCAGTACATTTTCAAGCATGGAAACAAGGCCTGAAAACACTATACTATTGCCGTAGTGAGAAGTTGGCCAAGGCAGATAAAGTGTCGAAGCGTATTGAACGCCAAGTTATTGAAGAAATTGACTTGAAAGCTCTTGCGGCCGATGATTCAGTTTGTTTGGCTTGTGAGGGATAAATGTCTCACATTATTGCAAATTTACCACCGGTAAAGTGTTTTGTGCATAAAGAATTCTTATATGATTTTGAAAAAGGATTTGGTGAACTTGTTCCTTGCTGGTGGGTAAGTATTAAATCTCTGAGAGGACAAGCCTTTCGTATTGAATCATATTTAAATGAATATGGTGCTTTGTATGATAAATTGCCAATTAGTGCATACTGTTGGAAACCAATTGAAGGCGAACCGTTACCATTAGATTGTCTGCAATTATGGGATTGTTTAAGTTATGATATTACTGTATTGAAGAAAGCACAACTTCAATCTATGAAATGTAAATTTAAACTAAAGACAGGAGACTGGATGTACGGTGAATATATGTTCACAATAGATTCAGCTCATCCAGATTTTAATGTTATAGATACTGGCTTCTCTGAAGATGTTGAGGACCATAAGTCATATAACTTTATTAAATGTGACAATGGACAATTTGCGTGTCAACCAAATAATAGAATGATTGTATTTGAACCTTCAAGTAATCCTAAAGAATTAAAATATCCAGACTTTAAAGTATCAACCAAAAAATGGTCTGTTGAAACCGAAGCCAAATGGTCTCTCGGTGACACAGACACTTACATGTATGAAAGAAAAGAAAAATGAAAAAAGTAATAAGATTTACCGCCTCATGGTGCCAACCATGTAAAATGTTGGCTAAAACATTAGAAGATGTACAGACCAACTTACCAATTGAAATTGTCGATATTGATAAAGATTCTGATGTTGCAATCGAATATGGCATTCGTGGTGTGCCAACATTGGTTATGGTTGAAGATGGTACGATATTGAAACGCTTAGTTGGTATGCAGAACACAAAACAATTACAGGAATGGTTCAATGATTAAAAAAACTAACAGCCGATTGACCGATGAGCGGTCAGCATTCAAACCCTTTAATTATCCATGGGCATATGATGCATGGTTGAAACATGAACAATCACATTGGTTGCATACGGAAGTACCAATGGCTGAAGATGTTAAAGATTGGAAAAAGAAACTATCTACAAGTGAGAAAGAGTTTTTGACCAATATTTTCCGTTTCTTTACACAAGGTGATATTGACGTTGCAGGGGGTTATGTTAATAATTACTTGCCATATTTTCCACAACCAGAAGTTCGAATGATGTTGTTAGGCTTTGCAGCTCGTGAAGCATTACACATTGCGGCTTATAGCCACTTGATTGAAACTCTTGGCCTGCCTGATACCACATACAACCAATTTATGGAGTATCAGGAGATGAAGGACAAACACGATTATGTGATGAACATCTCAGCTCAGAATACTACAAAAGAAAATACAGCAACACATATTGCCGTGTTCTCAGCATTCACAGAGGGTATGCAACTGTTCAGCTCATTTGTTATGTTGTTGAATTTCCCACGTACAGGTAAAATGAAGGGTATGGGTCAAATTGTTACTTGGTCTATTGTTGATGAAACAATGCATGCCGAGAACATGATGAAGTTATTTAAGACCTATATACAAGAAAACAATGAAATCTGGAATGATGATTTGAAATCTAGAATCTACACCATTGCTGAAAAAATGGTTGAACTAGAAGATAAATTTATTGATTTGGCATTTAGTAGTGGTGAGATGGAAGGTCTTACAGCGGATGAATTGAAGAAATACATCCGTTACATTGCTGATAGAAGACTCATTGGCCTTGGTATGAAAGGCATTTTTAAAGTTAAACGTAATCCACTCCCATGGGTTGAAGAAATGATTAATGCACCAACGCATACTAATTTCTTTGAGAACCGGTCTACTGACTATGCTAAGGCTGCTCATACTGGTACATGGGATAATGTGTGGGCTTAATTTAAATACAACAAAAAAAGGATTAATATGAAAAAATTACTAGTTATCGCACTTATGGTGCCTTTCATTGCTTTTGCTCAGGGCAAACAAAAACCTGGTGTGACATATGATGCAGTATTGACCAGAGTGGTTGATGGTGATACAGTTGCATTTCAAGCCAACTTTCTACCTGAACCACTAAAGAAAGAACTTAGCATTCGTGTCTTTGGTGTTGATACACCAGAGAAAGGCCATCGTGCATTGTGCCCTAGTGAGGCCACAAGAGGTGAAGCTGCAAGTGCTTTCACTAAGGCAGCCGTAAATGCTTCAACTAAGCGCCAAGTTGTCCTAATGGATTGGGACAAGTATGGTGGCCGTGTGTTGGGTGATGTATTACTTGATGGTAAAAGTTTGCGCCAAATGTTAATTTCAAATGGCTTTGCCCGTGAATACTATGGCGAGGCAAAACAAAGCTGGTGTAACTAATGGCTACACTACATCACGTATGCGATAACTGCGATTCACAATTCACAATCAAATATGATGTGGAAAAATGTGAAGATGATCCTCACTTCTGTCCATTCTGTAGCGAATACATACTAGAGAATGACACAGAAGATGAGGATGATTAATGTGGTTATATAACAATATAGAATTTACAGAAGACATGGTTGGTGATTGGTTTGGGTATATCTACGAAATCACCAACCTCATCGATGGCCGCAAGTATGTGGGTAAGAAATTATTCACACGAGCTGGTACAAAACAAATCAAAGGTAAAAAGAAAAAGGTTCGCCTTTCCTCTGGATGGGCGAACTATTGGTCTTCGTCCAGAGAATTGCAAGAAGATGTTAAAAAACTAGGAGAGAAGAACTTCAGTCGTAAGATATTGTACCTATGTAAAACTAGGTCAGAATGTTCATATAGAGAAACTAAGGAGATTTTTATCAGAGATGCACTACTAACCACGGAGTATTATAATAGTTGGGTTTCGTGTAAGATACACAAGGCTCACGTATTGAATAAACTATGAAACATTGTAAAGAACCTGATTCGTTACCTAAGAGAAGGAAAACCATGGCTCGTAAGACAACCGCCAATACAATCATTGAAACCGAAAGAGTTTCAAGACCATCCAATCACCTCAGACTGAGGCTTGATGACCTTAAAACATTTGACCCGTTGACAGAAAATCAAAAACTATTCTTTGATGCATACAAACGTGGAGATTATTTTGTAGCACTACATGGTGTTGCAGGTACAGGTAAAACCTTTTGTGCCTTGTATAAGGCCATTGAAGAAGTCATGGACAAATCTAACCCATTTGCTAAGATTATTATTGTTCGCTCTGCCGTACAGAGCCGTGAGATTGGTCACCTGCCAGGTGATGTAAATGAGAAGATGGAAATCTATCAACAACCGTATCGCCAAATCTGTGAGACACTATTTGGTCGCAAGGACGCATGGGATAGACTAGAGGAACAAGGCCACATTGAATTCATATCTACATCATTCATTCGTGGTATGTCCTTTGATGATGCTATCATTATCGTGGATGAGATGCAGAATATGACCTTTGAAGAAATAGATACAGTTATGACCCGTGTTGGTTACCGCTCAAAGATTATATGGTGTGGTGATTACAGGCAGACCGACCTGAATAAGAAGAAGAATGACGTAACAGGCATTCTCAAATTCTTTGATGTAGCACACCACATGAATGCCTTCACTCGCATTGAGTTTACACCTGATGACATTGTACGCTCATCATTGGTTAAAGATTACATTCTTGCCAAACTACAATATGAGGATGCAATGGACTAAGGCAATAGAGTTCGGACTCTAGTGAAAAATGTTGCAGCTGCACATATATAATAGTATAATCACTAATATCGTAAACACTATGTTCAAACTCTTTTCTTACCTATTATCCTTCTTTGAAGGCACCAGTTACCAATCACGCTTGGACAGATACCTTTCCAATCGTAGTGTAACTGATGCATCACAGCTAGAATACTATGTCAGAGAGTTTGAACGTAATCAACATAAGGCATATCTGTGAAAAACATTCTAAACACTATTTACAAAGCATTTGTAACCCTTGGTAGTTTCACTAAGGAATACCGAGAAACCAAATACGGTGCATACCGCACCGGCAAATAACCTATCGTCTAAGGAGATAAACCATGGCCAATTCTATTTTTACACCATTATATTTTGCAAACTACTTCGTTGACCAAGTACAAGATGCAAAGAACAAGGTCGTTGACACATTCGTGTTTGATGACAAAATCAAAGAATCTATTAAAGATTTCGTTGAAGCACAACGCTCATTCACAAAACAAGTGAACCGTACAACCAATGAGGTGGCTGAGTTGACTACAGTAACTCTCAAAGAAATGGCTGAGAAGACAGTCAAAGCCGCTAAGATTTAATTGTTATACATATGCTTTGGAGGATATCTGAAGCATATGAAAAAACTAGTAGCGCATCGTGCAAATAAACGATTTATGGATATAGCATTCAAATCACAATCGTGGCAACCAACTGAACGCAATGGATGGATTATAAAATTCTCCATTTTTAATGATGACAAGATATTGTTTGTGTTTCTCTCCAGATATACAGGCCAGACAGTTATCAGAGAGTTTGGTGATGAAGATGCCGCTGTGGACTATATCAACCTCATAACCGATTTAGATGCCGAAGAATGGCACGTACTATAATCAGGTATAAACCCGCTTCGGCGGGTTTTCTTTTTGGCCACTATATAATTGTACCGCAATAAAATTATGGTTAGTATATAATGTTACATTAGGAGGAAACATGAATGATAAGTTGAAAGAGATTGCCCTACATGCAGGTGGCAGTCATTACCCTGTTGTTGGTGGGGAAACACTAGAGAAATTTGCCCGTCTATTGATTGCCGAGTGCATTGATGCGGTAAAGAATACACCAACAACAGCCGCATTTACTACATTTGACAAAGCTGTGGTTGATAATACGATTGCAAATAGTGTCAAAGCCATTGAGCAGAGGTTTCTATGAAAATAGGCTTTACCTGTTCGGCATTTGATTTACTACATGCCGGTCACATTCTAATGCTCAAAGAGGCAAAGGCACAATGTGACCACCTGATTGTTGGGTTACAGACTGACCCAACCATTGACAGAGCAACTAAGAATAAACCTATCCAAAGCGTCTTGGAACGATACATCCAACTGTCCGCAGTAAAGTATGTGGATGAGATAGTGGTTTATGAAACAGAGCATGACCTGTTACAAATACTCAAGGCATACAATATTGATATTCGGGTATTAGGAGAAGAATATGAGAACAAGCCATTTACTGGCCATGACCTACGAATTGAAACACACTTCAATAAACGTACCCATAGTTTTTCCACTACCGAATTGAGAAACCGTGTCATTGACAGGTACAATGAGCAGGAGTATAAGAAATGATAGACCTCATAAATGCCTTTATGATGGGTGTATTTGCCACACTACTGTATCAAATTGTGAGAGAATTAGACCTCGTTGGTAATTTAATACAATTATTTAAAGATTGGTCTAATAATGAGCAAACAAGAAGATAAAGACAAACGAAGCAGCCGCATTCATGCCGATGAAACTGCTGTTAAGAAACAGGTTAAGATTGCTAAAGTGCATGGCATTGAGGTGAAAGAACCTCATAAGTTTGCCAAGCACCATGCGCTAGATTGCGGCAACCCTAATTGTCCAATGTGTGCTAGTCCACGTAGAATATACAAAGAGCCAACTATACAAGAGAAATCATTTCAACAAACTGAAAATTGGAATAAAGAGTGAATCATTATCAAAACTATAACATTAATGGCGATGTGTACCGAGACACCGAGGTCTATTCTGTTATAGATAACCTACAGTTGGATAAGCTTGTATTGTCTCAGGTCACCTTGCATAAGCATCAGGAGACTAGAGGCCATGTGCATGATGGCTGTGAAGAAGTATATTTCTTCCAGTTTGGCCAAGGTCATATGGTTATTGGTACTGAGTCTGAAACCGTAACTGCTGGTTCTATTGTATTGGTGCCAGATGGCCAGTTTCATAGAGTTATCAATACAGGCCTATCCGACCTTGTATTTCATACAGTTTACAACAAGACACAAAGCAGAACAGTATATGCAAAATAACCATTGGGGTGAACCGGATGATATCGAGCCAATGCCAGATTGGATGTTGGCTGAGACACACCGCAACCCGAACTACAGACCATCCAGAGGCAAGAGTTTAACCGAGATGATTGAAGATGCCTTGAAGAAACCTCCAGTACCAATTATCATACAGGAACCAAGAAATGATTAACTTTAAAACCTTTCTTAATGAACGTGTCCGAGTTGGCCGAGTACAACGCTTTGGCGCCAAGGCACATGATGAGTGGCGTAAGAACTTTGACCCAACAGGTACCAAAGAACGAATTAAGGACAATAGTGATGGTACAAAGGGCAATATCAATGTGCCGTTTGATAAATTACATCCTGATTGGAAACGAGAAAACCTTGCCGCAGGTAAGGCTGCAATGGATGCTAACAGAATACATCCAAAAGATACTGAAAAGGCTGCAGAGCATGTCCACAATGAGTGGATGAAACGTAATCCAAAGGGTGAACACAATGCCTCTCAGCATGTACCATATAACCAACTATCTGAACCTGAGAAAGAAAAAGATAGAGTCCATGTCCGAAGAATGCAGAGGATAAAGAATAGATGATTGAATTCAAAGATTTACAATCGGATGATCCGATTATTCAAGGAGAACTTGATATGCTAAAAGAACTAAACCCTGTATTCCTACGCATAGAAGAACTGCCGGATGATTATGAAATGACGCCTTACCATGACCATTGATTTCATTATTTTTATTGCAATAATAGTCGTTACCATTTGTGTAATAGCATGGGACAAGAACAAGTGATGCACCAGAAGATGAGTAATCCAACCAATATTCCAACACCTCAAACCTTCCACGTTGAGATGATGATAGACCCTGTACTATTTGAAAAGATAATGAGTGATGAGAAATACAAAGAGCATATCAAAGACAGGTTAGCCATTGATTTGGCCAAACATTTGCTTGAGAGTGCCCGTACCACATTCACCTATTCAGAGGACATTGATAGTGATAACTACTATGTCCGTGCGAAGATAATAGTATGAAACTAGATTTTTGTGCCGTTTGCGGTGTAACAACCGATTTACACCAACACCATATAGAACCAGTCATTATGACCGGTGTTAAAAGAAAAAAACTAAAAGGTTATGATCCGAATAAGAAGCTGAAAGAGTGTGAACCGACTGAAGTATTTGCTTGGTTATTTGACCAAGGCATTATATCCGATGATGGTGAGATAACCGTATGCTCATATCATCATCACCTGATCCACGGTATAGTTAAATTTCAATTAGCAGAACATCATAAGTTAATTAGAGAAGGCCAACAAAAGGCTCGAGCAAGAGGTGTAAAATTTGGTAGACCAACTAAACAAGATGACCAAACTATATTCAAAGTAAAAGAATTAAGAGAATCCGGTGTAGGTATTAAGAAAATTGCTAAAGAACTTAGCCTTGGTATAGGTACGGTCTATAGTATAATGGAAAAGACCAATGAACCAACCTTTGCGGACATGTATAAGGATCGGTATAATAATGGATGAAATATACCAACCAGACCACTGGCGTAGTATATCCAGACTAGTCTCCGACATTGCCTTGCCTATCTTTCCACATATAAAAGGGAAGAAACTAAAGTCGGAGATTATGTCCAACCTGTTCGAAACCCAATCGGCCAAGTATTTCAATTCAATTAATATACCAACCCAATCTGCTCAGAACGACCGAGAACCAGACCTATTATTCACCGACCATTCAGTTGAGATAAAGGTTTCTGGTATAGACCATCCATTCACCAAGAATGCTAAGTGGATGGGTGGTAAGTATAGTAAGAGAGAATGTGATTATATCTTTATCCTCTGGTACTACCAACAACCAACCGATAATTATATCATAGAAGAACCAGAATACCTGTCCTTTGCCATAATCCAATGCCATTCCACTATAGAGGACTGGAAGACAATAGACAACGATAAGAATAATTACTATGCCACCGTTATGTCCCTTGATAGAATCTATAGTAAACCACATAGAATACTGTTAGGGAATAAGGTGATAGATGATATAGTCCTTGAGAATACCTATGAAACCAAAAACATTCACATATAACGAAATAATAAAATTCTTCCTGGCCAATGGTCTGCCACTATCAGATAAACAAGTATATCTAATAGGGACAAAGGTAAAGGAAGAACTGGCCGCATTAGAGATATACCATATAGAGCAGAAGAAAAAGCGAGAGGCCAAGATGCTTAAAATGGTAAAAAGAAAAGAATCCAAACAAAAAAGTAAAACCTCTGTGGATAACTAGTGTATAACCTGTGTATAAGTAGGTAGTAACCGACCTGTAGTAAACCAGCGAGAATCCGTGACCAATGAGTGGCCAATATAAATTAAAAGAATGTCCGACCTGTAATAAAGAACACCGTAAACGTGGACTATTCTGCAGCCAATCGTGCTCTAATGTTGACCGACCTGTTACTGATAATATGCGAAGTGCTATGCGTAAGGTCGCCGTAGAGTATAATAGAACGCCTGAGGCCATCGCAAAACAGAAAATGATTGGTACCCCGTTGGCCAGTTTGACTATCGAAGATTTTGCCGTAGATATACCAGACCTGCCACCTGACCTCTCAGATTGGTCAGAGTATGATAAAGCGTCAGACTGGTAGTTGAAAACGAAAGTTCTCATTTTTCCATAGTAGCCAGCCGCCATGTCCACCCCAGCCGCTTTCGAATGGTACCATTATACCCGAAACCGCTGCTTTTGTCAACCCCCCCCACCGCTACGCCGTTGCAGGCATACAACAGCCAAATAACGCTTGACAATCCCACTGGTTCTGTTATACTTACAGGTGTTCCGTTGAAAAGTAAAGGTTTTGGATATGGGCTGGAATAAGAATGGTTCTACTGTAATGGCTGATTATCTTGGCCAAAAGGTTACTGGTATTGTTACTGAGAGCCGTGTTAAGTATGGTGGTCAGGTACAATATACTCTGGCTGTTGATAATATCTTTATTAATGTCCGCGGTGATTATGCCAATATCTTATTGGTTGACGAGGATAATATAATGGTTGATTTTGGAGTTATTAATGATGTTTAATGAGATTAATTATGAGCTTGAGGTTATTGCTGATAGCTTGAAAATGGAGCTGGTTAATCAGCAATACCATGATATGGTGCAGGAGATAATGGCTGGTTTCTATGAGGCCGTGGATGAAGCCTGTGAATTTGACCGAATAGTTGACCTGGCCGTGTGAGAACCTTTTTCTACGGTTGACAATCCCACTGGTTCTGTTATCCTCTATCCATAGATTAAGAAAGCAAGAAATGAAATTCAAGTGCAAAACCTGTGATAAAAAATTCTTCAGCAATGTTGTTTTTGAGCAACACTCCTGTGTGAAAGCTTATGAGAAAATGACACTTGAGCAATTGTTGCAAGAATACAACAATGCTAAAAATAGTGCTAAAAGCGCTTGACATTCTTGCCTGTTCTGTTATACTCTATCCATAGATTGAAATTTTAAAGGAAACTAAATGACTAAAGTCCTCTCCCCCCTCGCAATTGAATTAGCTTCTGCTCGTCAATCCCTCTCTTTCTTTAAGAGCGAAGTCCAGTTCTTGGCCGCAAAGGTTAAACTGGAAAGAATTGATGCTAAACTGGCAAAGGCTGATGCCCGCCGTGCTCGCCGTGATGCTGCTATTGCAAAAGCTCAGGCTAAACTTGACCGCTTAATGGCTCCCGTTGGTTCTAAAGCCACTAAGGCTAACCGCAAACCTTCAAGAGCAAAGACCACTAAATTTGCTTCCGTTGTAACCGAATTGGATACAGCGACAGCATAACCACTTTGAGACCGCATGAGGAACTGTGGTATTACAAAGGCCCATGCCAACATGGGCCCTCAAAGTGTAAAGCAAAGGGATCGCATCCCCGAGGCTCCAGTTGAAAAATTACTGGGAATTAATTTAGGATAAAGTATGACCAATTTTGCTATGTTCTCCGATGCTGGTAACCAGAAGGTTGCCGCCATTGTAGATTTCGCTTCAAAGCACCAACTGGGATGGCAAGAGGTCATGCCGTTGTTGCGTAACCTTGCTAGCTCAGACTATGAGCTCTATGGTGAGGCTACCGATACTGCTGTGCGTGAGGCAGTTTATGAAGCCCTCCTTTTAACCACCGATTCTTACGTATGAAAATTGAGACAGCCATTAGTATCCTGAATAAGGAAAGAGAATTTCTAGGCATGACCTTTTTAGGCCTGCTGGTTGATATTCAGAAGGAACAGAGCACCTTCCCAGACATGGTGTATAGCCAGAAGGTCATACAGGCCTACAATAGGTTCATGGTGGATGGACAGAATTTATTTGCACCCGTTGCAGAAAAACAACAGAGTCCAATTAGTGCTTGACATTACCACCTCCTGTGTTATACTCCATCCATACATTGAGAAAGCAAGAAAATGATTGATTTTATTAACGACCACTTTGAGACCACCATCCTTCCCATCCTGTTTGCGCTGGGTGTGGCCGTGGTGATCCTTGACCTTTTCTTTTGGAGAGCAGTATGAGCAAGATGAGCAACCTAATGATAGCCATTCAGGAAGACCTGAGTGCAGCCCGCCTGTCCTTTGCTGAGATAGCAGCCAAGCATGAGGTACCACTTGATTGGGTGGACTCTGTGGCCAATGAGATGGCCGACCATTATGATGAGAGCATGGATGGAGACTTTGATTCAGCCATGGCCAGTGCAGGCTATGGTACGGATGAGGACTATGGTTGCTACGGTGCTGACGACTATTATTGAGGTGGTCAAGGAAAGCCTTCCAGACAGTCCACGGGAGTCCTCTACAAGCAGACTACAATTGTCTAAGGTTGTTACCATCGCTCTAACGAAGACTTAACTATGGTCAATCCCAGTCCATCCACAGAAATTTTCTAAATTTTTTTTTCGGCCAGGAATTGGCCTCAGGAGTTGGTTATGCCGTTAGAACGGAATGTTGATTTATGGGGTGAAGAATCTATCATAGAAACCAATGAGTGTTCTATGTCTGGTTGTACTAATCCTAGAGATAATGCAGGAAATGGAAATTATCATTCATTATGTTCAACGCACCATAAAGAAAAATATCTAATGAGTGGATGGAATTACAAGCAATATCGCAAAAATTATTGTGAGAATATTGATGGTCGTTTTGGATTTAAATGTACCACTACGATTATCATGGATGCACAATTGACGGTTGACCATATTGATGGTAATAATAAGAATAATAATCTAAGTAACCTACAGACACTTTGCTTTGATTGTCATGTGATAAAGACTAATGTTAATGGTGATAGGCAGAAGGATCATAGGCCTACAGAAGGACAGCGAATATTACGCTGGGAAAAATTTCTAAATTCTATGAAAGAAAAGGAAATGTTGATATGATTTTTAATTGGATATAATATGACCACTGCTATTTTTTCTAATTGCCCTATTGATACCCTCGACCATTTCCGTCAGGTAATGGCTTCCCGTGGAAAATTCTTCCGTATCCGATATAGAGGACCACGAAATACTCCCAAAGATATGGGTCGTGGATTCATGTCGAGGCAGTCTACTTGCCTCAAGGCTAATGCTAAAACTTTTTCTGTTTATACCTACTAATATGAATAGCATTGAAAAGGTCTGGGCTCGTGCAACGGGTCACTTGATGGGACATACGGATGATGATAGACCGGATGTTCCTGTTCTTACTCTACGTGAAGCAAGGGTTGCGTTATTTCTCAAAACTTTTTGGGTTATTATACATACAGTAACTTGCTTCTTTATTATGGCTAATACAATAAGGCATTGGTGATGAAGGTCTATATACTAGAAAAATATTCTCCCGAGGATGATTATGATGAGGATCGTCTGGTCGACCGTTTGACAGTTTTAAATGTTTTCTCTACAAGGGAGAAAGCAAAGGAATGGATGGATTCTTACATAAGGGAAGAATGGCAAATTGAGGATGATTTCACGGATGACTTGGAAGATGAAGTTTATCCTGTTGAATTTTTTATTAAATCATATGAACTATTGGATTAAAAATGACACCTAAACAAACTGCACTTAAAAATGTATCAATCTTTGCGGCTACGGCACTTACTGTCGGTGTTGCATTGGCTTATGTAATTGCATATGTCAGCCTTGCTACTGTGGTAACTATTACCATGGCGGCTCTATTCGTTTACCTTTTGAAGGTTCTATATGATATGGAATTGTACAAGGCAGAGGCTTTGGATAAGCTGAATGGAAAGAACAATGACGATACGCTATAATACCAACTGGATGGGTCCAATAAACATGGAGTGGATCCGGCAGAATGGTGATGGTTGGTCGGTTGGTCGCATTGATTGCCGAGGTACTGGACTGGATATGTACGGAGAAGAACTGGATCTTCCTCCTATGAAGTCTGAGGACTGGCATAGGTTTAGTGAGTGGCTCTGGAACTTTGAAACCGAGGATCTCTGGACTCTTGAGCAATTGGTGGCGGAGTATGAAAAGACTAGCCCAAAAATTGTATGGTTAAGGAATGAATTATATGACTAAAGATGAAATGCTAAACGCTCTGGCACAGGCCGCTAACCAATGTTCTGATGTTTACTTTGCGGCCCGTACATCGGGTGATACTGAATTGGAAGACTTAATGTCGGCCGTGGATAGCTGTATTATGGAAGCCATAGATAAGGTCGAGGAGTTAAAATGAATGAACAAATAAAAAAACTAGCAGCTAAGGCTAATTTTGGCCATATAGAAAATGGTGAGGTGGTGTATGACCATCGATTGGAAAAATTCGCCGAGTTGATTATACTGGATTGTGCCAAGATTGCTGATATTGCGGAACCCTATAAATATTCTGACTTAATTAAAAACCATTTTGGAATTAAAGAATGAATGAGCGGATACAAGAACTAGCCGAACAATGCGGGTTTAAACCACAGCCGAGTATCTATGACCGAAACCAATCGTTTGACATTGAGAAATTTGCCAAGTTAATTATCCAAGACTGTGTTGCTCAGGTTGCGCTTGTGGGTATCAGCAATACAAGCTTCGAGAGATGGGTGGGAGAAGATATAGCATGGGGATGTAGTAAGTCCATTGAATGCATTAAAGAACATTTTGGAATTAAAGAATGAGTGAAACACCTGCAAGCTCTAGTCCAGGCATATCGGGCTTTATTGAAATCTTTGATGGTAGGCTTAATAAGATGAAGCTACACCTTAAAGAAGAATTGAGTAAAGCCAAACACGATAGAGACCGTAAAGCTATACGCAGGATTATTGCTGATGCCAGGAAACTTAACAAGACACTAAAAGAAATGCGTAATGCAAATACCAAACTGTGTCCACATTGCGGAGAGAAATTATGAAAACAGATGATATACAACAAGAGGTTAATCGTATGACCGAAAGTAGAATGAATAAAGTTATACGTGACGGCAAAGTGGCCGTTCTAGTATCACCCGGCCATGGTGCCGGTTGGTCAACATGGAATAGTTTGGTTGAAGGCCGAGAGAACCTTCTTTTTGACCCTGAAATTGTGGAATGCGTGGAGCGTGGAGACCTGGATATGGCTCAATACGTTGCAGCCAAAAAATACCCTAATGGTTATTGGGGTGGAGCTGACCAGCTGACTATATGCTGGGTACCAGTGGGAACACATTTTAGAATCCATGAATATGATGGGTTCGAATCGGTGGAAATCCGTGATGATATTAATTGGGTTGTAGCATAAGGTTTATATGGAAATTGATGTAGAAAAAATTGGTGGTTATATTAAGACAGGTTTTAAAATCGTCTTGTGGGTGTCTGTTCTTATGGCATTCTACTTTACCGATTGGGGCTGGGCAACCGCTTCAGCAGCACTCTTAGCAGTCCTTGAGTTGGAAGAAATTAATGGAAAACTCGACTGACGAGCAAGCCATTGAATTGTGGAATAAACTGGTAGAATATTATGGCGATAATTTACCAAGTTTTGAGCATGAGCCAATACAGTTTGAGCATTGTGTCAAGCTGTATCGGTATTACAACTAAAGTATTCATTTCCTAATGAGTATCCATGCGCTGTTGTTTATAGGCAACAGGGCTCTTGACATTTACTCCAGTTCTGTTAGAATGGACCAATGATGAATAGAAAAAAGCGCTCTGACCGCAACCACGTTTTGTATCGGGTTATTTGTACTGATACTGGCGATTCTTATATTGGCCTAACCGTAGCACAAGGCCAGGCTTTTGTTCGCTCTGTTAAAGTTCGTTGGCAAAAGCATGTTAGCCGTGCTGTGCGTGAGGACAAGGATTGGTCAATGTGCCAATTCATCCGTGATAATGCGGAAGCTGAATTCAGATATGAAGTTCTGGAAATTGTACGTGGTAGAAAACCAGCTCACCAACGTGAGCGTGAGTTGATTGCCGAATTGGAACCAACCTTAAATACCTTTTAATGGAGGAAACTAGTATGAACGAATGGGATAGAGATAATCTGAATTTTATTTTAAATACCGGTGAAAATGAATTCGCAAACTGGATGTTACAGGCTGATGCCGATGATATCAATTATGCCTTAGAATTGATTGATACACACCGCATGGAATTAAACATAAAACAATCCTTGCTTCGAGAGACTGGCGAGGATATTGATATTACACAAGCGAAACAAGTATTAAATAAATTCCGCTGTTGAAAGAATAAAATGAACCTTATATTAGATATGCGGAAAAGTGACCGCAGGGATTTAATTGAAGCCTGCGTTAAGTTTTATTCGCAAGAATTGAAGATTGACAAAAAAAGGTTCACCCTTGCTGTGTTCTCTAAAAAGGATTTAGCAAAAGACCATGCAGCCAATGGAGTTGCTATGAGACTGACCGATGGAATCTATGGAATGGATTTAGATTCACGGCTCAGTATGGAAAAATTAATTGAAGTGATTGCACATGAAATGGTGCATATTAAGCAGTTCGCCACTGGCCAATTGAAATACAAAGGCCGCAGTTTATTCTGGCGTGGCGAAAAAGTTATTAGAAGTAGGATTAACTATTATGACCATCCTTGGGAAATTGAGGCATGGTCAAAAGAAAAGGTGCTAGCAGCTAAAGTGTTTAAACTTTGGATGAAAGCCGAGGATGTTCACAATGGAAAATATAACAGAAATAAAAGCAAAGCGTAGTATATTGTTCAAGGACTTACGTAGCCCGAAGTATCGCCAGCGTGTGGTCAATAGCAAGAAACAATATAACCGTAATGTTGAGAAACAAAATTTTAAAAAGCAAATCGATGGAACATGATGGTATCTTTTTCACCCCTGCAAATGATTACGATTTAGAGTTATCATTTTTTGATTTGAAAGAAAACCGCGGAACGCCAATTGATGGAAGTAAATATGGTGACAAATACCATATTGCTTTCTTTAAAGGATTACCGGATGGTGAAGTGGTATTTGACGAATCATTTGAAGCTATCTTTGCCGACCCTGTGACTTATATCAGAGGGCTGGTTGGGTGTGAATTGTTCGGATGCATTCTCAAAAAAACAACAACCTCAACAAAATGGTTCGAAGATTACCTCACAAGAACTAAAGAATCTGTTAAGCTACTTAATGAAAACTCTTAAAGGAAACTGAAATGCCTAATTGGTGTAGTAACTCTGTAAAAATTTCTGGCTCTAAAGAACAAATTGATGCCTTGGAACAATTCTTAAAAGAATCAAATGGTAAAGACTGGTTCGATTTCTTTCGACCTATTCCACCTGAATATAAAGAAGGTGAATTGTGGTATGGTTGGTCTATCAACAATTGGGGTTGCAAATGGAATTGTGATGCTCAAGATTGGTCAAGAGAAGATGTTGAGGATGAAGATGTATCAACGATTTCATTTTGGTTTGATTCTCCTTGGGGTCCGCCAATTGCTTTATATGAAGCCGCTACTGAAGATGGTTATTATATTGAAGCATATTACCTTGAAGAAGGTATGGGCTTTGTAGGAAAGTTTGAAGATGGTTTTGATGATTATAATGAGTTTGATTTAGCAGACCCTGATTCTTTAGACCTCATTGATGATGATATTATTGAATTTTGGGATTTGAGAACACGCCTAGAAGATTGGCAAGATGAAAATCCACCGGAGGAAGATGATGAATAATACATTTTCTATTTTAATTGCAATTGTTGTAATTTTATTTCTCTTAATTGTTGCTCCTTTCTTAACAATTTGGTCTTTGAACACGCTTTTTCCTGTTTTGGAGATTCCGTACACATTTGAGACTTGGTCGGCAACAATTTTATTGACAGCTGTGCTGCAATCTTCAAGCTTGAGTTTTAAAAATCGTAAATAAGGTGAAAAAATGAGTGAAAAATTTGAATTTAAGACAAAAAAAGAGAAAAATTGGCTTTTGAGTGCTCTCCGTGAAAGTGAAGTGACTGTAAAATTCACAAAAAAAGACGGAAGTGAACGGACAATGATTTGTACTTTGAAAGAAGACAAAATCCCGACTGAAAAATTGCCAAAAACTGCTGAAAAACAGAAAAATGAAGAAGTTGTTCCCGTTTTTGACCTTGAGAGTCAAGGTTGGCGTAGTTTTCGCTGGGACTCAATCAAAGAAATTCATTTTACAGTATAAATAGTAGCATTACCGCAGGTAGGTCAAGTTGACCCGAATGGTCTCATAAGCCATATCGAGAGTGGAGCGTTACCACTACCTGCAACCACATTTTTAGTATATTATAGCATGTTACATTTAATAGAATCACTAACTGATAAATTTTTTGACTTGTTGAATCAAGATCCGGTACGCCCGAATATTCCACATGTGGACCGAATTGGTCCTAATAAAGATATTTTTGTTTTCCGTGATGCTGATGATAAAGTTAAAGCTATTACATGTGTGAGTTATCAACATTCAATTCCAACAAAGGAATCTGAATTATTTGAAAATACAGACACTCCTAACGTAGCCGTATTTTACACAATCTGGTCATATGTGCCAGGTGCTGGTCGTACATTGATTTTTGATGCGGTTCGCCACATTAAAGAGACAAGGCCGGAAATTACAAGATTTGTGACTTTAAGTCCAAAGACTGAAATGGCTAAACGTTTTCATACAAAGAATGGTGCAGGTGTTTATCGTGAAAACATCGAAACTGTTAATTATGAGTATGAAAAAGTGGAAAATACTTGACCTTTTTACTTGTAATACTAAAGTTTACGCTTGACAAATACTAAATAATAGACTATAATACACAAATGATGCAAAATTTAAGACTCTCACCGATAACGCTAAGTGCTATGTCACCGACATGGCAGGCCAACTATCGTTGTGAGAATCATGGCTTTATTGGAACATCAAAGGATCCAGCAGAGGTTTGTGTTTAGAATAAATTAGTAAAATAGTTTTTTAATCACAAACCTCAGACCTAAAAAATCTGAGGTTTTTTGTTTTGGGCATCGTCCCTTTTAGTTCTTTAAAAATTTGTAGAGTTAATATATTCCCGAATGGTGTAGTGGTAGCACAGCAGACTTTGACTCTGTTAGTATAAGTTCGATTCTTATTTCGGGTGCCATATAAAAACATATTGTGAAGTGTGTTTCTATATGGAAGTGTGGTCGAGTGGTCTATGGCTCTAGTCTTGAAAACTAGCGATTCGAAAGGATCCGTGAGTTCGAATCTCACCGCTTCCGCCAAATTGGAGAGTGGGCAGGATGGTAATGCAGCAGATTGCTAATCTGTCATCGGATTAAACCGGTGAGTGGGTTCGATTCCCACACTCTCCGCCATGTAGGTGTGACCTGAAAGGCTAGGGAGCGGATTGCAAATCCGTATAATGCAGGTTCGAGTCCTGTCACCTACTCCATTTGAAAACAAAAGTATTGTTGTATAAAAACAACGATGCTAAAATAGTTGTTGACTAAATGTGTGGTTCATGTATAATACACACATGTTATTTAAAAAGTTGTAGAGTTAATTTTTGCTCCGTTCGTCTATCGGTTAGGACGCTGCCCTTTCAAGGCGGAAAGACCAGTTCGATTCTGGTACGGAGTACCATTTGTTTTGCTGACGTAAGCGCCTGAGTAAACGTCAACTCTAACTAACTATGTACATAAACGGTAATGCTGCAGCTAATTCCGTTGAGCATAGCAAATAGTGCGTCAGCAAAACAAATGGTTGTTTGGAGGCATAACTTAACGGCTAAAGTAACTGGCTTTTAACCAGTAAATCAGAGTTCGATTCTCTGTGCCTCTACCAGTAGAATTTGGAGATGCCGCCGTAATGGTATGGCAGGAGACTGTAAATCTTCCGACTTAGGTCACAATAGGTTCGATCCCTATCATCTCCACCAAATTGGTTTCAAAGTGTTCACGGACGCACGCTAGCTTGTCACGCTAGAAGAAGGGGATCGTTACCCCTTGAGACCGCCAAGTTTTTATTCCACAGTAGCACAGCGGTAGTGCAGTTGACTGTTAATCAATTGGTCGTAGGTTCGATCCCTGCCTGTGGAGCCAATATCGGGGACGTGATGGAATTGGTATACGTGTTGGTCTTAGAAGCCAAATTTTGTGAGTTCGAGTCTCACCGTCCCCACCAATTTGCCCTTTTAGTATAATGGTATTACGCCTGTTTTGTAATCAGGTTACGGCAGTTCGATTCTGTCAAGGGGCACCAATTTTCTCGGTATAGTTTAATGGTAGAATTCGTGGTTTGGGACCATGTGATGGAAGTTCGATTCTTCCTACCGAGACCAGTTATGGGGAATTAGTATAATGGGATTACGGCAGCTTTGCAAGTTGTTTATGGGAGTTCGATTCTCCCATTCTCCACCATTCAGGTTCAGTAGCACAGCGGTAGTGCAATTGCTTCATACGCAATAGGTCGTTGGCTCGAATCCAACCTGAACCACCAAGTTACGGGCGATTAGTAAAATGAATATTACACAAGGCTACGAACCTTGAAGTGGGAGTTTGATTCTCTCATCGCCCTCCAGAACCAGCTAAGGTAACGCTTGGCTACTGTGACACGCAGGAAGTGAAGTGAGTTCGTTACTCAAGTGTGGTACTACTCTTACCGAAGTAGCGTTGGCAATACGAGAATTCTTTTTGGTCGGGAAGCGGGTGGAAGGTACATGGGAGAGGTATGATAGCGTCATATCTTTTCGTACTATAATTACCGCCGCAGAAAGAAAGCAATGCCGTTGTAGCTCAGAGGAAGAGCATTCGCTTGATAAGCGAAAGGCCGACATTTCGAAATTGTCCAACGGTACCAATTTTATCTCGCTGGTGTAATGGCAGCACGATGGTCTCCAAAACCATTAGTCGGGGTTCGAGTCCCTGGCGGAATGCCAAGTTTTAAAGGTTGTCAATATGAAAAAATTCGATATAGAAGAAGTCAAACAGTTCCTTGCAAAACAAGGACCAAACACCAAAGTATATCTTGGTGCTGATTCAGAAAGAATCAGAGTGAATGAAGTTTGGTATGCTGACTACGCTTTAGCTGTTGTAGTTCATATTGATGGTTGTCATGGTTGTAAGATTTTTGGTTTTGTTGACCGTGAATTAGATTACGACCATAAAAAAAGTAAACCTGCTATGCGTCTAATGACAGAGGTGTACAAGGTTTCAGAATTGTTCCAATCACTACAGGATGTGTTGGAAGATTATCATGTTGAAGTCCATTTGGACTTAAATAAATCAGATGAGTTCGGTAGTTCTTGTGTTGTTCAGCAAGCAATTGGTTATATCAAAGGTACATGTAACATGACACCAATGGTTAAACCTGATGCACCTGCGGCTTCATTCTGTGCAGACCGTTTAAAACGGATTCTAGCAGAACAAGAATTGTCAACTATATAAAAATATGCGGGATTAGTTTAGGGGCAAAACAGCAGATTTCCAATCTTCGGTCATCGGTTCGATTCCGATATCCCGCTCCAGTCAATGCAGTTGTTAGTGTAAAGGTTAACACCACGGATTGTGATTCCGTTAATATGGGTTCGATTCCCATACTTCTGCCCAATTCACATCGTTAGCTCAGCGGTAGAGCAGGGCCCTTACAAGGCCAAGGTCAAAAGTTCAATCCTTTTACGATGTACCAAATTAACTCTACAAATTTTTCTGGCCTTAGTATAATGGATAATACAGTTGCCTTCTAAGCAATCAATACAGGTTCGATTCCTGTAGGCCGGGCCAATTACACGCTTGTAGCTCAATGGTTAGAGCAGGAAACTCATAATTTCTTGGTTGGGGGTTCGAGTCCCTTCGAGCGTACCATATATAATTAATGTCCGTGAAAAATCTAATCTTTTCATTTCTACTGTTAACAACAAATGCCTTTGGTGTGAGTTTAACTGCTCACACTTGGTTAGTTGCGGATGGTGACGGTAGAATCATACAAAGTGAAAATGGCCAAGAACTAAGGTCGATTGCCAGTATCACTAAACTTATGACTGCAATGGTCATAATAGATGCTGGTCAGAATCCAAAAGAGAAACTCGGAAATTTAACAAGAGAGCAACATATTCAAATGGCTCTTGTTATGTCAAGCAATGAATCTGCTATTACTTTATGTGATAATTATCCAGGTGGTAAATCAAGTTGTATTAGGGATATGAATTCTAAAGCTGTTGCTATGAATATGCCTAACACCAAATTTGTTGAAGCATCTGGACTAAGTCCGATGAATATCAGTACAGGAAAAGATTTGATTGAATTGGTGCTTGCTGCAAGTTATTATCCCGATATCATTCAGGCTAGTAAAACTGCTCAAGTGAAGATTCAAGTTAAAAAGAAGTGGTTCTTTTTCAACAATACGAATCCAATTATTGGTAAACGCCACGATTTCATAGTAAGTAAAACAGGATGGACAAATGCGGCCGGTGGTTGTATCGTAATGTTATTGGATACTGATATTGGCCGCAGGCTTGTTGTGGTACTCGGTTCTAAGAATACTAGAACACGAATACCAGAAGCTGAGTTTATTGCTTTACAGAATAATTGGCAACCACAACCAAATACCTTGGCTCATTAACAAAGCAGATAAAGCACCAACTACTATACTTGCCAAATACAATGCAGGTGCTACAGCTAAGATACTAGCTGATAATAGAACAATTGAAATCTGAAAACCTGATCCTGCAAATGTCATCCAAGGACCAGATTTGCGAATTTCATCACGTTCAGCTTCAAGTGCCTTTGCTTTAGCAAATAGTTCTTTTTTGCCTTCACCCGTTGCAGGTTCAGATTCATATCTATTGATTTTTGCAGTTAACTTATCTGCCTTCTCAAATTGTTTTCTGTCAATAGCATCATCTCTAGCCATTTCAGCAAGAGTCTGTTTAATTGATTTTGCCTGAAAGAATGCCCAAGTGTCATTAGCCTTAATTGTATTGTTCAGTACCTTAGAACTATTGCCACTAGCAATATAAGTATTAATGGCCAACAAAGCAGCCAAAACGGTAATAAGCCATCCCGCTTTGTCTTTGATTTGTGCTTCTCTTTCGCTTCTACTAAGTGGTTTTTTTTCTTCCGCCATTATCATCTCCTTTTGGTTGATAGTTCTTTCTTTCACGCCATTCTAAACATACCACTTTACGATTATAAACATCACCTGTCCATGTCCATCGGATGCATTCGTGAGTTGGCCATCCATATGTCGTTGTATTTAGTGCTACTGCTAAAATAAAGGCAATCATCGAGTTAAAGCAAAGAAAGCTAAACCAACAATTGGAACAAGAATCATAAAGGTGCCAACGCCAATCAATGATAACATAATCAATTCAGCTATCTGTTCTTTTTTCTTTTTATCAGCAATTGCTTGTCTTCTAAGAAATTCTTTCTTCTCTTTAATTAATCTGGTTTGTTCAGACAACATTTCATCCCATATATCTCCATTGCCTGAATATATTAAAAGTTCTTTCAACTCTTTTGCATACATTCTAAGCTGCTTGGCCGCCATAGCAAGTTGCAAGGCTTGTTGACCAATTTGAGCATCTGTTTTATTTGCATTGTCGGCTTTTATTTTATTAGCCGCGGCCAGCACATCATTACTAGCACTAAAAAATCTACTAAAGTCACCAATGATACCATTAATATCTTTACCCATATTAATGGCAGCCTTGATGCCATTAACAGCACCCTGAGCAGTAGCAAATGCAACACTAATGCTTACAGGGTCTATCATATTACTTGTTAGCTAAAGGGTTATCAATAGCCTTTTGAATTTTGCTATCAACTTCTTTTTTGAGTGTCTCAACTTCACGGTTAATTTCTCTGCGAGCTGAGGTAAATTCACTGTTGATTTCTTTGCGAGTTGTTTCCATATCCTTACGAATAGCGGCAGCTTCAGTTCTGGCTCTTTCTAGGTCTTCTCGAACTGCCTTACGCATATCACGCATTTCAGACTCAGTTTCACGTTGTGCATTTTTAACACTACGCTCAACCTGTTCGGTTACGGTTTCATTGCGGCGAATGTCATTCTTCAAATCAACTTTAATATCACGAGTATAGTCTGCACCCTTTTGACTATTTTCTTCAATGACTGCTAGGCGTTTGTCAAATTCTGAAAGGTCTGGTGCTTCGTAGGAAGCAATCTTCTTTTTCATACCTTGATAGTCTTTGTAAACCTCAAAGGTACCATAAAGACCGCCTAGAGCGGATGAAACAAGAGTGAATGCAACCATTAGTTTGGCTGGTGTAAATTCATACCCACCGATACTAATGACTGTATCTTTGCTTGCATACTTTTTTACTGCCGCTTCGGCTTCATCAATTTTAGCATTTACATTTTTGATTTCTTCTGCCATTTTCTTTCCTTATTTGTATTGTAAGTTGACTAATTCTTGGTGTAATCTATCAGAACTAAGTTGTCGCAAAACCATTACATTATCGATAACTTTTTGATCCTTGTAAACTTCTTTAGGTGGATAAAAAGTTGTGTCCCTTATAGTAAATGAATATAGCTCAAATCCTCTTGGTTGAGTAGCCATCGAGGCAATATCAACACCACTAGCTAAATCATTTGGTTGCACATTTCTATTAACCGATGGACCACGTTGTTCTATATTTGATTGCATCATTTCAAAATTTTGTTGCGTCATCATCTCTGATAATGGATTACCAGGACGACTGGTACCACTAAAAGATGCTACTTGCATAGGAACTTCAACTTCAGTTTGCCGTATTGTAACTCTAGGTTGATACATTGCTACTGTTTGAGGTTGTTGATTGTTATTCAAAGACAATCCGTTATTGGTTGAATTGAAACCAAATGAATTGTTATTGACTGTGATTCCTGTTCCAGAACTATACTGGATTGACTGTGTGCTTGATTGTGTTGCCTGTATGTTTTGAAATGATTGTGTTGTTTGTTGTGTCGATTGTGTGGTTTGTTGTGTTTGATTCAATTGCGTTGCCACTTGCATTGAAGATTGAGTTGTTTGACTAGAAAATTGTGCAGCTGCAGCCGCACTTGCTGAACTCATTTCATTCAATGAGGCAATTGTAGATGTAACTGTTGCCTGTGATTGTTGTGTTGAACCCTCTACAACTTTGGCTGCATTTTGTACGGCCATTTGTTGAGTTGCTTTATCCTTCTCTTGTACAGATTTAATAATACTTAAAGCCTGACTTGTGGTCATTTTTGGACCATCATTGCTTTTTGCAGGTGATCCACTAGACGTTGGTCCAGAACTTGAAGCCGTTGCAGATTGTTGCGCTACTTGCGGAGGACCTCCAGCGGGTTGAGGACTTGTGGGTGCGGGACCTGCTTGTGTTGGACTAGGTTGTGCCGGATCCATTTGAGCAACGGATGGGTTTTGATTTACATCTTGAGTTTGCGATACTGGACCCTGTTGTGTAGGTGTAGAAACTTGTTGTGATGGTTGAATCGCAACATTGATAGACTCAGGTAATGATTGTGTAGCAGTAGGCGTTGTATATGTGGTTGTAGGAATATAAGAAGTTGTAGGACTCAATATTGAATTTTTAATATTGGCTATGGCATATCCTGAACAAGTAGGGCTTGACAATGGATCAGCAATACAAGGATCAGGTTTAACTGAATACTTTAAACTGAAACTAACATTATAAATTTCAGGACCGTAATTACCAGACCAGAAATTATTATCTCTACCTACAAAACCTACTTGTGCATTACCAAGGGTTGCTACTGTATATGGTGTTGTAAATGTTTCGCTAAAGTTAAACTGTGTCCAATTATATCGCCTGTTAGTTTGACTTGTGTAATCATAGTTAGCAACCTGATTACCAGTGCTCCCATACAATTTTACATATGCAGACAAATAGTCTTGCCGGCCATCATCCCAACCGTTACCATTCTTAGCCATAAAACCAAAATTGAAACCGCTAAGTTGTACACCACTACCACCAATGGACAAAGCCTTGTTTATGCTAACAATTTGATTTAAATCTACAGTACCATACGAGAAGTTAATAACACCGTTTGGTCGTACACTAGGATTTGGCCCGCAGTTTCCAGGTTGACCATACTGAAAACACAATTGGTCAACGTACACACCATTATTCCATTTACTTGTCGTATCTGTAGGTGTACTACCGTAATTAATTAAATTGCCGGTAGTAGATATATCTTGACTGTTAGAATAACTTGTGAACAAGAACGCCGAGAACAGCGCCAATGCCAATTTTCTTATGAGTGTCATCTGCTATTACCTTGTCAAGTGCTGGAATTTTTTCTGGATTTGCTTCCCAAGATGCTTTAGCTTGAGCACCAATTTGACCTTCATACGGGCAAGGTGTGCCTGCGGCCATCATAGCGTCAAACACTCTACGGTCTTGGCACATAGTAGCAACTGCAGCTACTTTCATACCCATATCATAAAGAGTCTTGGACAACTTCAGGCGTTCGCAATTCAGGTCTCTGACAGTACCACCACTAGACACACCAAAAATCTGCGTCTGAACAGAACCAGAAGTTCCTGTTGAACACAAATCGGTATTTCCACCACTCATCATTGCCGGTGCAACAGCTGTTGGAGGAGGTTGAATAACTTTCTGAGTGATAGTTGATTCATTTATGTTACGATTCGTCATGTCACCAGAGTTAATGTTTTGGTTAACATTAGCATTTTGGTTAACACTTGTACTGGTACTGGCTGATGTTGAAGCATTGATATTACGATTGGTCATATCGCCACTATTCACATTATTGTTTTGGTTAACACTAGTGCTTGTATTAACGTTTGTATTTCTACTATCACTGGTTGAAGCATTGACATTGTTGTTATTGTATGTCATTGTACCGGTGTTTTCACTTTTATTGATATTGGTTGATGTACTGGTGCTATTATTGTTATTGTTAAATGTCTGAGTTCCGCTATTGACGTTGTTGTTTGTGTTTACGCTGGTAGAGGTTGAAGCATTGACATTATTGTTATTGTTGGTCATTGTGCCGCTATTGACGTTATTATTGTTAAACGTCTGAGTACCAGAATTTACGTTGTTGTTATTGTTTGTATAAGTGACTGAACCACTCATAACGTTGTTGTTGTTATTGTTGTTTGTCAGAGTACCGCTATTGACATTGTTATTGTTGTTGGTATTGGTACTTGTACTGCCAACTGTAGTTTGGTTGATATTGGTTATAGTGCCACTGTTAACATTATTTGTGTTAACGGTACTTGTGCTGGTGCTTGTGCTATTTGTGTCTACCAGACTTTTAGTATCATATGTGGTCTGAGCGAAAGCCCCGCCACCAATCATAACAAAAAGAAGCGCAGCTATCTTTTTGCGTAGCATTTCTTTTTCCTTTTATGTTTTTGTTTCCTATCAAATGGTTCATTAAACTATATGGGTATTTATGCCTCCATTGACTCCACACGCTGTTGTTTTGGCACAACATAGGCTCTTGATTAATTTGACTACATATGTTATACTAGAACATAAACAAGGACTTTATATGTCAGATGGAATCTACATACTAAAGACGGCTGATGGTTTTCGTGTTACTTACTCAAAACGATATGATGATTTTGTGACAATTGAAGGCAAGTTGGTTGGTCTTTCGGTAAATGAATGTTTTGGTTCATGTGAACCTTTACGAACACAGGAAAATGCTATGGATGTGGCACAACGGCTTGCGAGAAAATACCACGAAACCGATGATGGTATTTGTTTGATTGAAATAGGTAAAAAACAAACATTTGATGAAATTGTAGGAATTTAAAATGGCTACTAGACATTTAAAAATTGAAGAACCAAAATTTATTAATGAGATGACCACTATTCAATTAATGAATAGTTTAAATTGGTATCATCAGAATAAAGAATATAAAGAAGGTGTTAATTACATCCAAGATTATGCCAAGAAGCATAAAATTGAAGGCCGTGTTGATACCTCAAAAAGCATTTTAACATTAGCTTGGGCTTGCCGTCTTGTGATGAACGGAAATGATATTGGTGAAAAAGGTCGAAACTTTTTAAATGCCGAAATCAGAAATGTCATGCAAAAAGAAGTTGAAGAAGCATCGGTTAAAGTTGATACAACACCGACAGTTTCAATTCAGGAAAGATTGCGTGAAAAGGTTGCAGAAATTGCTGGTGACCTTGAAGGTGCTATTGACGATTATATTGAAAATGACTTTGCCCACCCAGCGTCACCTTTTGCTATTATGCAAGACAGAGCTAAAGGCGTTCATGCACAAAGGTTGATTGAGCAGTTTAAGAAACGCAGGATTGAATTTGATGAAGTGTTACACACCAAAGATGCTGAAATTAAAGAAGGTTATGGCAACTTTACTAAACCACAACTGAAGAAGATTGTGGCTTTGTGTGATGCTATCATTACTGATGCCATGAAGATTGCTGGTGAAGCCAAAGTTAATCGTAAACCACGTAAACGTAAACAAAAATCTGCCGATGAATTGGTGGCTAAGATGAATTACTGCCAAGAGTTTGCAGAATTGAAGTTAAAATCGGTTGCACCAAAAGAAGTCATTGGTGCGTTACAAGTTTGGGTATATAATACCAAGACTAGAAAATTAGGTTGTTATCATGCAGAAGATGCTGGCGGCATTTCAGTCAAAGGGTCATCGCTGTTGAATTTCAATGAGACCAAATCGGTACAGAAGAAACTCAGAAAACCAGAAGTTACTTTGCCTGAAGTATTGAAAGGTGGCAAAATTTATCTAAGAAGTGCAATAGATAACATTAAAGCTGTAGATTCAGCCTTGACAGGACGTATCAATGGTGATACAATCTTGGTGCGCTGTATTAAATAAGGATTATTATGAAGATTGCTGTTTGTTCCGATATTCACCTAGAATTCGGTCCTATTGAATTAGAAAACACCGACAATGCCGATGTGCTGATATTGTCTGGTGACATTTGTGTAGCTAAAGACTTGCCTTATAGTGATTCTAAAAAGGGTGGTATAGCTAGAGACTTTTTTAGAATGTGTGCTTTGAGATTTCCGCATGTACTCTATGTTATGGGTAATCATGAGCATTATAATGGAGATTTTGCCAAGAGTGCCAAGATTATCAAAGAAGAACTTGCTCAATATGCTAATGTCCATCTACTTGATAAAGAAATCAAATTGATTGGTGATGTTACCTTTATTGGTGGAACATTGTGGACTGATATGAACAAGGAAGATGGAATCACTTTATATCATATGAAAACTATGATGAATGATTTTATGTGTGTAACAAATGCAAACCGAGAAACGTCTTATAAAGATGAAGGTGGAATGAATCATACAAGAAAAACTCGCTTTACTCCAGAAGATGCGGTTGAAGACCACAAAAAAATGGTAGGTTACATTAAACAAATTGTTGTTGAGAAGCCTGATGAGAAATTTGTTGTGGTTGGCCATCATGCGCCAAGTAAAGCTTCTACTCATCCTAGATATATCAAAGAAGAAATTATGAATGGTGGATATAGCTCTGATTTGTCGGAGTTTATACTAGATAGGCCACAAATTAAATTGTGGACACATGGACATACGCATGAAGAATTCGATTACATGATTGGGTCTACCCGTATTGTTTGCAACCCACGTGGTTACATTAATTACGAAGACCGTGCTGATAAATTTACTTTAAAAACTGTGGAGATTTAAAATGGGATACAATTATAGCCGATACGAAGAACTAGTCACGATGCTCATGGAAGCTTCATGGCGTGACCCCGAAGATTTGGAAATTGGTAGGGATATTTCAGACCAACCAGAAGTTAAAATTATTTTTGATGGTTATGGTGATTTAGAAATTGACAATGGTGTTGATGAGTATCAATATAAAGAAGGTGGCAACACCAAGATGGAATCATATGCCATCTTTATTCACAAGGATGCATTAGAACCTGAGTTTATATTCCCTGAGCATGAGCTGACTCCTTGGGCTTTGATTCATAGACCAAAAGAAGAAATCTGCATCTATGCATGGTATGACGTAGAGAATGACATTTGGGATATCTTACCAATTGAAGATAGGCTAGATGAAGATAATACAATGACTGCCGAAGATGTAATGGTAATACTTGAAGGCCTCTATGAGTATTATTTTAAACCATGGGAAGGCAAGTTTACGAATGACCCCGAAACTGGTTTGCCTAATTGGCCATTCCCTACCGCCAAACCTTAATTATTGCCTCACTAGTGATGAATTTGTGATATACTGACTGTATGATTATATTTGATTTTAACCAAGTTGCTATTTCTAATCTGATGGAACAAATCGGTTCGTCTAAGACTGCGGTCGAAGAAAGTCTGGTTCGCCACATGATTCTTAATAGCTTGCGTACCTATGTGAAGAAGTTTCGTGACTCACATGGGCCAGAAGTTATCATTGCTTGCGACAATAAAAAATATTGGCGCCGTGATATCTTCCCACACTATAAAGCCAGTCGGAAGAAAATGCGTGAGGCATCTGGACATGATTGGGTTACTATCTTTGAATGTTTGAGTAAAATCAAACAAGAATTGAAAGACCATTCTCCATATAAAGTTATTGATGTTGACTCATGCGAAGCTGATGATGTTATTGCTGTATTGGCAACAAAATACTCAGCTACTCAAAAGGTTATGATTCTGTCAAGTGATAAAGACTTTGCTCAATTGCAAAAGTTTCCTAACGTAGAACAGTATTCACCAATTCTAAAGAAGTTCATTCGTGAGCCTTTACCTTCAGCTCAACTCAAACAACTTATTATTCGAGGAGACAAAGGCGATGGCATCCCTAATATTCTTAGTGCTGATGATTGCTTTATTACTGCGACTAGGCAGAAACCAATAACTGAAGCAAAAATCATTAATTGGATGAATCAGCAACCTTCAGAGTTTTGTAATGAAGATATGATGAGGAACTATTCTCGTAATGAGAATTTGATTGATTTGACGATGATTCCGTCAACTCTGAAGGTTGCTATACTAGATACCTATGATAACACCAAAGGTAAGACTAAACAAGAGTTTATGAACTATCTGATGGTGAATCGACTTAAAAATTTGTTAGAAGTAATTGATGAATTTTGATATAACCCACTTGAGAACATGATGAGCTCTGAAAAACTATACTCCGAAATTTTTGAAGATTTCGATAAATGCAAAAACAAAGAAGAACGTATTGGCGTGTTACGGAAGAATTTTCATCCACGCTTTGCTGAATTCTTGCAAATGGCATTTCACCCAAATATTGAATTTGATGTACCAATCCCGAATTACAGACCGGCAACTGAACCTGCTGGTTTGAATTTCTCGTATATTGATACTGAGATTTCTAAGATGTATCGATTCATTAAAGGTCATCCAAAACGACCTGAAGGATTGACACCACATAAACAAACTAGTATTCTGTTGGTCATTCTAGAATCACTACATAAAGACGAAGCTGAACTGCTTGTTAAATTGTTCAAAAAAGATTTAGGTGTAAAATACCTAACATTGAATCTTGTTAAAGAAGCATATCCAACTTTAAACATTTAAAATGAAATTTGTTGTTGTGACGGGTGGGTTTGATCCCATCCATTCTGGTCATATTGAATATATACGTGAAGCTGCCAAGCTTGGTGATGTGTTGATTGTTGGTGTAAATTCTGATGAATGGTTGACTCGTAAAAAAGGTAAACCATTTATGAATTGGAATGAACGATCCATTATCGTTAATGAATTGCGACACGTTGATTTTGTTTTGAAGTTTGATGACTCTGATGATTCTGCTTGTAGTTTATTAGAAGACTTGAAAAGAAGCTGGATTGGTAAAGGTGATGAGATTATCTTTGCAAATGGTGGTGATAGAAACAACACAAACAACCGTGAAGTTAAAGTTGAAGGTATAACATTTGTATATGGAGTTGGTGGCTCAAATAAAATGAATTCATCATCCGATATTTTGAAAGCGTGGAAAGAATGAAAGTAGCAGTAATAACTCCTACAATTGGTTCAGAGTATTTGCAACAATGCATTAACTCTGTAGATAAACAAACTTATGAAAATTTAACCCATTACATTTTTGTTGATGGTGCTCAGTACGAGGAAAAGGTCAATGATACAATTCAAGGCGCTACCAAAGTCAAAACCATCCGTCTTGAGGAGAATGTTGGTAAAGGTTGGTATGGCCACAGGGTTTACTCCGCTTGTTCTTTTCTTGTTAATGCTGATGTAATTTGTTATTTGGATGAGGACAATTGGTTTGACAGTTGCCATGTAGAAAAACTTGTCAAGAAAATTCAAGCTGGAAATGATTGGGCATATTCTTTAAGGAAAATTTATGATAAAGATGCAAACTACCTCTTTGAGGACAACTGTGAAAGCCTTGGTAAATGGCCTGTATATTTTGATGACCAAGTATTCCATATTGATACCTCAAGTTTTGCTGTTAAGCGTGACGTTGCTGCTCGCATCGGGCATGCTTGGTATGGCCAATGGGGCGCAGATAGGCAATTCTTTGCTAACTTGAAACAACACTTTCCAAGATTTGAATGCTCTAACACACATACACTTTGCTATCGTTTAGATGGTAATGATAATTCTGTTAAATCAGATTTCTTTGTTGGTGGTAATGAAAAGATGGAAGCAAAATATGGAAAAGATTTTCCATGGAAAAAACAAAACAACTTCCATAAGATTCAAATTGCACCAGGTATTGTGATTGTAGAATGATTGAGTTTACAGACCTAGAAGAAGTATTGTTGGTCACACCTCCTATGGTCTTTGAAGATTTCCGTGGAACAAACGTAGAAATTTTCAATAAAGCCTTGTATGGGAATGGTGTCTTAGATAAAGTCAAATGGAAAATTGATAGTGTCAGCACATCGAGGCAACATGTCTTACGTGGTGTTCACGGAGACGAAAAGACCTACAAGTTGATTAGTTGTCTTTATGGTACAATCTATTTGTTGGTCGTTGATAATAGACCTTGGTCGCCACAATATAAAGAGTGGACATCTTTTACTTTATCCGACAAGAATCACAAACAAGTTTTAGTACCACCAGGCTTTGGCAATGGCCATCTGGTTATGTCTGAAACTGCGGTGTTTCATTACAAGTGGTCGGAGTATTATGACCAAGAAGCACAATTTACAATCAAATGGAATGATCCAGAATATGAATTCTGGTGGCCAGTTAAACACCCTATTTTATCCCTAAGAGATTACTAATGAAAAAAGAAGACTTGATGATTCCTGCCGAAGAAAAGATTAGTATCGGTTTATTGAACGCACACGTACATTTTCTCTCAGGCGAAATTAATGAGGAAACTGTAAAGAGTGCTATTCAATGGATTGTATATGAAAACTTGAATACGTCAAGTGATACTCCCCTCAGTTTGTATATCAATTCAACTGGTGGTGATTTGAGTGAAGCTTTTGCACTTACAGATATAATGCGTAATTCAAATCGTGTTATCAGAACGTTTGGTTTGGGTTCAGTATGCTCAGCCGCCTTTTTAATCTTTGCTTCAGGAACTCAGGGGCATAGATATATCGCTAAGAATACCAGTATTATGTGTCACCAATATGCTTCTGAAATGAATGGTAAATACCATGACATGAAAGCCTATGTACGTGAAAGTGAGCTTGCTAATACCCGAATGAATAAGTTATTGCAAGAATGTACTGGTATGGATTCTAGAAGCGTTAAAACTAAACTTCTTCCACCAAGTGATGTTTGGTTTACCGCTGAAGAATTAGTAGAACTAAGTGTAGCAGACCAAATTTTTTAGGAGAAGTGTTTTCTAGTATGTTAAGCGGCGGTAAAAAGGTTGAAAAACCTCAAAGAACAAAATTTAGAAAGAATACGGATAATTTGAATCAGAAGAATTCGAATAAACCGAAACACCATGACCGATCCTTTTATCGGTTAGTAAAAGAGGAAAAAGAATATGTCTTATAGAAATAACCTCAGAGAACGAATTGCTGAATTGCAAAAAGAAATTACCGAAGACAAAGGTCAAATCGAAGCCTTGAAAAAAGAATTGAAAAGACTTGAAATGGCTGAATTTGAAGAAGATTTGTCGGAAGAATCTAATCAGCAACTACTAAAAGGTTGATGTTGTTTTAATACAACAACCCGCTTGACATTTCCATCAATATCTGTTAAGGTATTGGTATGAGTGAAATTCTGCAAGAAACTACAATTTGGACAGGCCATTATGGTGCCTGTAATCACACGTATTTACTAGATAATCAAAATAAGATTATCGCATATATCAAACAAAATGATAATAAAGTAAATATATTAAAAACCCAAATCAAACTAGATAAACGTTATCGGACATTTAATAAAGTCCGTAATATTCAATTAGAATTATTATCTGGTAAATCCATAAAGAATAATACCCGTATATTCAAAGTAAAAAGTAAAGATAAAGAATATAATGTTGAATTAATAGATTCTCATTATACCTGCACCTGTACTGGTTTTAATTTTCGTGGTAAATGTAAACATATTGACGCTGTTGCAAAAACACTACAGTCTGCCGAAATCGCTTGACAAACCTGCCCGAATCTGTATAATGGTACCTGTTGAGTTGATAAGGACATCAAATGAAAGATAAATTGACATGGGAATTGCAGGCATATGGCTCGCCTGCTGATGATATCATTGCTTCTGTGGAAGAATCAATGACTTTTAAATTTTCAGGTGTGGGCATGGTCATTGCTTCGTACCTGTCGGATGCTCAAGAAATGTTAGAGCGTGACAACAAAAACGCTTCTCGCCAATATATCAATATTGCTAAAATGTTGATAATGCATTATGACCTTGGTTTCAAACGTGCTTAAGGATAAAAAAATGTCTGCTACAAAAGAATACACCATCGAAATTTACAAAACCGACCGCCGCACAAAAGAAGGCCGCCGTCTGGTTGCTAAACAGGAATTTGCTCCTGTAACTAAAGATTACATCGGCTACGTAGCTGATGCAAAGCGCAATTTAGGTTTTACTGTAGAAGTTTTTGAAACCTGGGTTACTAAAAAGAATTTAATTTCTGGAAAAGAATATCAGGAAAAATACGATACACCGCATTTTTGCTCTGCTTCTTCAGAATCATATTGGTCAATGTAAGGATAAAAAATGAAATTGCTCATCACCACACAAAATTTAGAAAACTACGGCGCCCATGATTGGGACGGAGTTGGCGAGTGCCCACAATATTGGAAAGCCAAGGGTGGTAGTGATTATGTGGTAAAGAATTTTACCAATTTCAATAATACCACAGAAGCCGTTATGGCTCTCCGTGGCCAAATTGAAGAGGACAGCGAGTATTATCGTTCCTTTATTATTGATTGGGAAGTTGTGGCTGATGACTACCTCACCGAGTTTGAGCAAATGCAGCTGGACTATGAAGGCAAGATTCGTTTTGCTGCCAAAGAATTGACATTGTAAGGATATATTATGTGGCGAATTGTTTATTTAAATGACAGATATGGTATAATGAATTTGCTGACCGAAGAATGCTGCGGTTGGTATGAATTTAAATCGGATGCTAAAGAAGCTTTCGAATCTTTGCGTAAAAATGGAGAACTTTAATTATGGCTTATATGAACCAACAAAAGAAAGCAGTTATTGCTGCAGCTTTAAAACCTATTTTGAAAAAGTACAATCTCAAAGGTTCTTTGCGGGTTAACAATCATTCAAGCATTATGTTAAACCTGAAATCTGGCCCAATTGATTTTGGCGGTGATTATGTTCAGGTTAATCCTTATTGGCTCGATGACCATTATGATGGTGTAGCCTTAGAAGCTTTGAAAGAAATCAAAGAAGCTTTGCTCTCGGCTGATTATTATGACCATTCCGATGCTCAGACTGATTATTTCAATACGGCATATTATTACCACATTCATGTTGGTAAATGGGATAAACCATACGTATGTCAATAATTTATACTTACCAAAAGTCTAAAAAGAAAAGCAAGACCAAAAAGGAAATTGCTGAGTATCAGGCATGGCTTGATAGCGTCAACAATATGTCCACTGGCTTTTCTAAACTAAAACCTAAAGTGATAAATTCTGGTGTTCCGAAACTGACCACACCCGTTGGTCGTGAAACGCCAAAATATCCTAGTTTTGAAACGTTTGGTGGTTCTGCTACAAAACCAATTCAAGGTAAAGTTTATACTGGTACTGCTATGAAGGGTATTGGCACTTTGCACAAAAGCAATGCGGTTCCTATATTTTCGGATGAGGAAGCTCGTGACCAGGCATTGATGCGGAGATGAATACTTTAGTATTACTGTTGCTTTCACGCAACACCTGCCAAAAAGTGCTTGACTATCCTGCCAGTTTGTGTATAATGGTACCTGTTGAGTTGATAAGGACATTGAAATGAATTTGCTATCTACAGGTAACCCCAAAATTTTAAAAGGTTTGGCACAAGGTTACAATACCTACATTTTGCACCTGGCTCCTGCTGACTTGTCAGGTTATGAAACCTGCGCTAAACGTACCATTGGTTGCACAGCTGCTTGCTTGAACCTCGCTGGTCGTGGCGGTATGTTCAAGCGTGGCGAATTTACCAACGTCATTCAAAAAGCTCGTATTCGCAAAACCAAAATGTTTTTCGAAGACCGTATTACATTTATGAATTTGTTGGTTAAAGATATTGAATTGGGCATTAAACAAAGCAAACGCCTTGGCTTAATTCCTGTTTTCCGTTTGAACGGCACCTCTGACCTTGCTTTTGAAAAGTATGAGGTCAACCGCAATGGACAAACCTATTCAAACATTTTCTACGCTTTTCCTGAAGTGACATTTTATGATTACACCAAAATTCTTGGTCGTAAAATTAAAATGGTTCCCAATTATTCGTTGACATTTTCTGCCGCTGATGGTAATGATGCTGACGTTTATGCTGCCATTCAACAAGGTTACAATGTTGCTACGGTGTTCGGTTTGAAAAAGACTGAACCAATGCCTGATAGCTACATGGGTCGTCCTGTTTTTAATGGCGATGAATCAGACCTGCGGTTTCTGGATCCCAAAGGTGTTGTGGTCGGTTTGTATGCAAAAGGCAAAGCCAAAAAAGATACAACCGGTTTTGTAAAGTATCCAGTTCTAATGATGAAAGCTGCGTAATGATAAAAGAATTTTTCTTCTACCTCGATGCATGGAAATTTTGTAGAGATAATGACCTTCCCGTATCTCTAATTGTCCGTAAAAATTGGAAAGTTTGGGAAGTTGATTTTGAAATGAATGAAATGGAGTCTTAAATGAAAAGATTGTTAGTTATCCCTTTAGTGTTATCTTTGGTTGCTTGCTCGTCAACACCAACCTATAAATTGACGAACTATAAAGGCCCTGAAGCCATGGACCGAAACGAAGCAGTACAAGCTGCTAAACAATGTGTGTTCGCTAAAATGCGACCAAATGTGGAATATATTTCCGTAAAAACCGATGCTGGTCCCAAAGTTATGGTGCCTATAAATGTTCATTGCGAACCATTTTGATTGTAAATGCTTAATCAGGAAACATTAGAACTGATTTTATTGGGTGGCATTGGTATTGTCATTCTTGGTTTTTTCTGGAGAATTATTGTTATTGGTGCTGCATTGCTTTTTGCTATTGTAGTTCTTGCTAACCATACACCACCTACTGAAACCAGAACCGTTGCACCTTCTGTGGTTGTGCAACAAGAGGTTGTAATAGAACCGCAAAAAGTGAACGACCCTCGCCGTGAGGAATACGTTCAAGGATGTGTAAGATATGGATTCACCAAGCAATCTTGTGAAGATTATTGGGATGGAAAAGTTGATAGTTTAATGGAGATTTAAAATGGGAACACGTAGTTTGACTTTTGTTTATGAAGAAAACAAACCAATTATCAACATGTACCGCCAATTCGATGGCTATCCAGAAGGTCACGGCCAAGAACTGGCTGATTTTCTGTTGTCTGGTAAATTGGTAAATGGTTTTTCTGAAACTCAAACCGTGCAGTTTAATGGCATGGGTTGCTTGGCAGCTCAGATGATTGCCAACTTTAAGAAATCTGTAGGAGGTTTCTACATTTATCCTATTGAATCTAATTCATGCTGGCAAGATTATGAATACCACGTTTATGAAGAAACTGTGGTTGTAAAGAATCCCGACCAAGTTATCTTTGATGGCACTTGGGAAGAATTCAAAGCTTTCTGTTGCGAAATGGCGACAGACTGAGGCAACAATGGCGATGCCTCTTGACAAACTCGCCTATTTGTGTTACACTTGAAGTTCTTAAATTATATTGGAGTTATATTATGGCCCGTGGAAAATCTACTAAACTAAAGCCCTTTCAGAAATTGTTGACCGTTATGATTAGCGGCAACCCAACAACAGTCGAAGAAATCGATGCCTTACTTGGCAAAGAAATCCAAATGTATCGCTTGTCGACCTACATTTGGCACATTAAGACCAATGCCGATGGCGTTGTTCGTGCAATCAAAGATGGTCGCAAAGTGACCGCTTATCAAATCGTTAACGTTCCTGACGTTAAAAAATACATGAGTCGTGTTGGCATTACCAACAGCGGATTCGTAGCAGGTCAACCTGCACCAGCGCCTGTAACTAAGGCTAAGAAAACTAAGGTTGAGAAACTGGCTGACTTGGCCGCCACACCAATCGAAACACCAGTTATTGTTGAACCAGTAGCTGAGTTACAAGTGACAGAAATCACCGTAACGGAATGAAAGATGTGCAAAAAGAAATCCTTCTGATTGCTCAGGAGGAATGTGCAGAGGTCACCCAAGCTATTTCTAAAGTGTTTCGTTTCGGTATTGAGGCCAAATATAATGGCAAAACCAATCGTGAGCGCTTAACGGAAGAAGTTGGTGACCTTCTTTGCATGATTGATTTGATGGTTGAAAGAAAAATCATTGATGATACAAATGTACATGAAGCTATGCTAGCTAAAAAAGCAAAATTACAAACTTGGTCAAATATCTTTGGAGAAAATAAATGAGTTATATAATTACACTTGAGAACGATCCAGAAACTGGCGATTTGATTTTGCCATTGCCAGATGAATTGTTGAGAGAAGCTGGTTGGCAAACTGGCGACACTTTAGACTGGAAAGATAATGGTGATGGAACATTCACTATGACTAAAAAAGAAGAAACTGAATGGGTACTTGTTGAAGCTATCTCTCAGTTCCGTGAACGCTATATGGTCGAAGTGCCAAAAGGCAAAGCAGAATGGGCTCTTGATACTGTAACCCTGAATGAAGCACAAGAATTTAGCCAAGAACATCTTGGTGAAGTGATTGTCTCTCACCGTGTTGTATCATTTGATGAAGCCTTGGAAATGTGTGATAAAGATAATCACTATTGTAAAGATTGGGACAATGAGCACAAGATAAGAGCCTTCTTTTCAAAAGAAGGCGTAAAGTATGACGTATGAATATTTTTTACCTAGACCATGATGTTTTAAAATGTGCTAAGATGCACAATGACAAACACACAGTTAAAATGATTCTTGAATATGCTCAATTACTTTCTACTGCTCATCGTTATCTTGATGGTAATATCGTTACTGGCCTCAGTAAAACTGGTCGTAAACAAGTTAGATATGTACTTTCTGATAATCGTGAATCTATTTTGTATAGTGCTACTCATATCAACCATCCTTCAGCAATTTGGGTGAGACAGACACATGAGAATTATCGATGGTTGCAAGCTATGCTTGTAGCACTATGTGGTGAGTATTCTTATCGTTATGGTAAAATTCATAAATCTGAACGTGATGGTTTAGTTGACCAATTAGCACAGGTGCCAAATTCAATACCATTTGGCACATTTACTGAACCAACTCCTGCGATGCCTGATGAAGTGAAAGTTGCAGGCGATTCTATAGCTTCTTATCGTAGTTACTATATAAACAACAAGGCGCATTTAGCGTCATGGAAAAAGCGTAATCAACCGGAGTGGTATAGTGCCCTTGTATAGTTTTTTAGACACCGAAACAGGTGAAGAATTTGAATCATTTATGAGCATTTCTGCTCGTGAAGAATATCTACAAACCAATCCAACAATTCATTCAGTTGTAACATCGGCTGCAATTGTTAGTGGAGTTTCCGTTACTGGTAAAGTGCCTGATGGATTCAAAGAAGTGCTTTCTAAAATTTCAGAGAATCACAAATCAAGTGAAGTTGCTAGTCGTCATGGCCAGCGTTCATCAAAAGAAATTAAGACCAAACAATTGGTTGATAAACACATAGGAAGATAAGTTTGGCATTTAATCATGTAAAATTGAAAGAGTTGGATTTCGATTTAAAAGCAATTACAACTGATAGTGGTCGTCAATATCTAACACCTGATGGCCATTCTTTTCCATCCGTAACCACAGTATTGTCGGATTATAATAAGAAGGCTTTATTTGAATGGCGTGAAAGAGTTGGTGCTGAAGAAGCAAATAGAATTGCAGCCAAAGCCTCAAGTCGTGGAACAAAGTTACATACAATATGTGAAAACTATTTGATGAATGAATTGACTCCTATAAAAATGACATCCATGATGCCAGATACCAAAGAGTTGTTTCTGTCTTTGAAACCACATATTGATACGAACATTGGTAATGTATATTCAATTGAACAAGCATTGTATTCAACTCGCCTCAGATTGGCAGGCCGTGTTGATTGTATTGCAGAATGGAATGGCCAACTATCAGTGATTGACTTTAAAACTTCTACTAGAGAAAAGTCAGAAGAAGGTATTTTAAATTACTTCATGCAATGTACAGCTTATGCAACCATGTTTGAAGAAATTACACATAAACCAATCAATCAATTGGTGGTTGCTATTGCAGTTGCTGATGGTAGTAATCAAATTTTTGTTAAAGAGAAAAGTCAACATTACATTGATTCTTTAGATAGTTACATTGCTAAGTATTGGAAGAAAAAGTATAAACAACAAGGTGAATGAAATGCCAATTACACGTAAACAAGGTTTTATAGAAAAAGGTTGGGGACACGAACTTATTTGGGCCACGAATGATAAATATGCTGGTAAGTTGCTGAAGTTTAACAAAGATGCCAGATTCAGCATGCACTTCCATTCCGTTAAAGATGAAACATGGTATGTTTTGTCTGGTAAATTCGAAGTGAAATATATTCTAACCAAAGACGCTTCAATCAAGTCTCAAATTCTGGAACCAGGTTCTGTTTGGCGAAACGAACCTCTTGAACCTCATCAAATCATCTGCCTAGAGGAAGGCACAATCATAGAAGTTAGCACACCAGATTCCGTTGAGGATAACTATCGTGTGTTTCCTGGAGATTCTCAGAAATGAAAGTTTACATAAGCAAGTATCGATATCACTGGATATCACCATATCATATCTTAGAAAAGGTTTGTTTTTGGGAAAAAGACAACGATGTGTTTTACAACCATGAAGAAAAGCCTGGTAACAAGTATGACAAATGGGTGAATCGTTTAAACCCTATCTGTAAAGCTTTACATAAGTTTTTAGATTTTGTTCATCCTAAAATTGACTATGTGAAGGTTGATAGATGGGACACTTGGTCAATGGATCACACCCTTGGTATGATTGCTTTGCCAATGTTGAAACAATTGCAAACAAGCAAACACGGTGCACCAAATGTCGATGATGAAGATGTGCCAGATGAATTGAAATCCACTTCAGCTCCACCAAAAGAGAATGAATGGGATACAGATGAGAACTGGCATAAGCGCTGGGATTGGGTAATGAATGAAATGATTTTTGCATTCGAACATCACCTTGACACTAAGTGGGAAGAAGCATATTCTAAAGGCAAATGGAGTACAAGAAGTGAAGCCTGTAAGTGGGATGAAAATAAGAAACCAAAGATGTTTAAAATGGTTTACAATGATGACCACACACATGAAACTGATTATGAAGCTCTAAAGATTGTACATGAAAGAATTGCAAATGGTTTTAAGCTGTTTGGTAAGTATTATCGAAACCTTTGGGACTAAAAAAGAAAGGATAGGATGAAAAGTAAACCAATACTTTTTAGTCTTATATTTGCAACTCTAATTATAACGTTATCGTTTGTAAATATAAACAAATACAATTTGCCAATCAAAGCACCATTTAGCTCATTGGCACCAGATGTAAAAAAACAAATCACATGTCTAGCCGAAAATATATATTTTGAAGCAGCACATGAACCTATTGAAGGCCAAACAGCAGTAGCTTTCGTTACATTTAATAGGTTACAAACAGGCAATTATGCAAATTCAATATGTGAGGTCGTACAACAAAAAACTGGCAATGTTTGTCAATTTTCGTGGTACTGTGATAAGACTATTACCTCAAAGCGCTTGACAATCAAGCATACTCCGTTGTATAATGATATATTAGAGATGTCCACTAATCTTTATCTAAATTTTGAAAGAACGAAAGATGTAACAAACGGAGCAACTTATTATCATGCTGATTATGTAAACCCTGAGTGGTCTAAACTTAAAAAGGAGAAACAAATTGGCAGGCATATTTTCTACAAAAGCAAAGGTGACAAAATTGACAGAAACAAAGGAATTATCTATGAATAAAGATTTGATTACAATATGTGTATCAATAATTATTGTTGTTTGTACCGCAATCATTGGTGCATTCATCTATAATATCAATGACAGAAACAACATGGCGAAAAACATTGAAGCAGCGATTGCTAAAGGTGTTGATCCGCTATCTGTAAAGTGTGCATATGAAACGCACACAAACCCAACCTGCATTACATATGCAATGAAAAAGTAAACTAGGAGTATATTATGGCTATCCAGCAAGTGAGTGTCAATCAATTATCTAACCCAGCCGACCGAGATAAACTATTAAAAGTTATCCGTGAATGTTCTGATGCGATGGTTCGAGCGTCAGCGGAGAAAGACTTTATCAAAGAAGCAACCGCTGATATCAGCAAACAATTACAGTTACCTAAGAAAATCGTTCAACGAATGGTTAAGGTTTACTGGAAACAAAATTACGATGAAGAAGTGGCAGTCCACGACCAATTTGAAACTTTATATGAAACGGTGGTGAAATAATGCCTAAATTTATCTTAACATGTGAGCACGATTATCCTACTGGCTCAAGAAACACATTAGAGTTTGAAGCTGACTTTTTACCAACTGTACTCGAACACTTTAGACAATTCTTAAAAGGTTGTACATTTGAGTTTGATGGTGAGTTGGAAATTGTTGATGTTGACTATAGCCAAAAACCATCAGAAGATGAGTGTGAAGAAGATTATTCTGTTGCAGGTTCCCAAGCATTCAATACCATGGCTGGTAATTTGATTCAACCTAAACAAAATGTAACAACTGAAGATTTTTGGAATGAAGCTCCATCTATCGGTGCATTCAACACAAGCAGTCCTAAATGTCCTGTGTGTGGTTTGCCAGAATCAATTATGAAGCGTAGCGTGTGCTTTGATAAAAACTGTGGACTTAAAAAATAATGCCAACAAGAGATGAAATGGTTAAATTCGCCAAAGCAATTGATGTTATTGTTGCTAGAACGGATTACAATTACATTGAAGCCATTCTGGAACATTGTAAAGAAACCGGTCTTGAACTTGAGATTGCAGCTACTCTAGTAAACGCTAATCTTAAATCTAAGATTGAGAATGATGCAATGGATAATAATATGTTGAAAGAAAAGGGTGCTAGACTTCCTATATGACTGGTTATGAAACCTTTGGTTTATATCAAGCACTTAAATTACACTTTACACAAGAATCATATGACTTCTTTAAGTACAATGGTAAAACTAATGTAAGTGTGACCACATTCGACAATAGAAAAGACAAGTATCATTTCCATAAACTTTCTCGTAGATTATCTCAAAAAGAAGATATGATTGATTTCATTGTTGCTAATCTTATTGAAGATGGAAATACTTGGGTCGGCTCTCTTTTGACAGAAGATGCTGAAGTGAATTATCGCAAGCACCAGAAGGTTATACAATCAATTTCCTATATTTTTGAAAATGAATGTAGGAATGTCTTTAGTGGACTTGATAATCCAAACGAAGCATTGAAGACAGAAGGTGATTATCCTTTACTACTGAAAAGTGGTCTAAGGAAAGAAGTAAGTATTGAAACTGTTTGCCTATTAAATAATGTTCTTGGTTTTGTACCGATGTGGTCACGTAAGATTGCTGATACGATACATTGGCCTAATTACAGGATGAAATTGCTCAAGTATGCCGCATTCCTTCCTAAGGATGATGTAAAATATAAGTTATTATTAAAGAAAGTATTAGATACATGAAGGTAACTAAAATTTATTTGGATATGGATGGTGTTCTTTGCCATTTCCAAAAACGTTTCAATGAGTTGTTCGGTGTACAATCATCCGAAGTTCGTAATCGTAAAAACTTTACTGAACATTGGCCATTGTTTGTTGCACAAGAACAATTTGAAACACTTGAGTGGTTCCCAGGCGCTCATGAGCTTTTGGAATTTGTAAACGCTTCTGGAATTGAGATTGAGATTCTTTCTTCCTCAGGCGGTGAAAGATTCCACACCGAAGTTCAGAAACAAAAGAACGTGTGGTTGAAAAGTAAAGGTATTGATTATCCTGTCAATATCGTTCCGGGTCGTAAGTTTAAATCAGACTATGCAACACCGACCACAATTTTAATTGACGATACTGAGGATATTATTGTCAATTTCAACGCTGCTGGAGGTATTGGTATTCTTCACAAAGATATCAATGAAACTTTAGACAGACTCAGGATTCTACTTAAATGATATACTAAATAATGGTACATTATGATATTGTGGATAAAACTTATACTACGTAATACAATTTATACAAGGAAAAATATATGACTTCATTTGCTAACCTCAAGCGTAACCGCAACTCATTTGAGAAGCTCTCAAAAGCGGTAGAAGCAACCTCAACAGGTTCAGACGCAAACTCCAAAGATGACAATCGTTTCTGGCAACCAGAAGTAGATAAGGCAGGTAACGGCATGGCTGTTATTCGCTTCTTGCCTGCACCTGCTGTTGATGGTGATGATGCACTTCCATGGGTTCGCACATTCAGCCACGGATTTCAAGGTCCAGGCGGATGGTTTATTGATAACTGCTTGACAACTCTTAATGAGAAGTGTCCAGTTTGTGAACACAATAACACATTGTGGAATTCAGGAATTGAAGCTAACAAAGATATCGCTCGTAAACAAAAGCGTAAACTATCTTATGTTGCTAACATTTTGGTTGTGTCAGACCCTAGCAATCCTTCTAACGAAGGCCAAATCAAACTGTTTAAGTTTGGTAAGAAAATCTTTGACAAGATTACAGAAGCAATGAATCCAGATTTTGCTGATGAAACACCAGTTAACCCATTTGATATGTGGGAAGGTGCTAACTTCAAGTTGAAGATTCGTAATGTCGAAGGCTATCGGAATTATGACAAATCAGAATTTGCTGATGTGTCTGCTTTGTTTGATGGCAACGATGAGAAACTTGAAGAACTGTGGAAGAAAGAATTCTCTTTGAAGGATTTCACAGAACGTAAAAACTTCAAACCTTATGACCAATTGAAAGGTCGTTTGGATAAGGTTCTTGGTTTTAGTGGTGCACCTATCGCTAAGACAAAGGCTGAAGATACAGTTGCAACATTTAAAGATGATGTTTCTGTATTGGATAAACCAATTCAATCTGACGATGATGACCTGGATTATTTCAAGTCACTCGCTGAATCAGATTAAATAAATCCCATGCAAGTGTGCAACCCCGCTTCGGCGGGGTTTTTTATGCGACTCTACCAAACAAGGTAGTAAACACATCATCGAATGCTGATGGTATGTTTGGAGTGCCTTGAGTTCCTTGGCCACCGCCACCAGTTTTACTGTTGTTGGTGGTATTATTGTTTATGATAGTTGTTCCCGCTTGACCAGCACTTGCTACTTGTACTGAAGAAGTTGTTAATGCACTACCTGTTGATGGTCTAGGTGGAACCTGAGATGCGGATGCTACCATTGTTGAACTTGGAGGTGCAACAGAAGGAGAATAACCAGCAAACATGGTAGATTCTTCAGTTCTTCTTTTAACTAAACCAGTATTTACAACATTTGAAGCTTTATTATATTCTAATATTTTTTGACCAATTTGTTCATTTGTTCTTGTTCCATTAGCTGTTAAAGAATTTAGAGAACCTGATCCTAAATTGTAAACAAAAGAAGTTAGTGCATCCTTTTGGCCTTGATTCCAATCATATTTATTTTTCTTAGCAAAATTGTCAACAAAATCAACATCTTTTTTCAATCTTTCTCTTAAACGACTATCGGCTTCTTTCTCAGTGATAACTTCATTCTCACTATTAGCTTTTGTTCCATATCCTATAGACCATTGTTTATGATCCCAAATAGCCTTTGCTGTAAATCCTTCTTTTTTCTTCACATAGTTAACCAAATCTTCACTCAAACCATCTGATGGAACTGGAGTTGGACTAAGTTGTTCTGCTGTTGGCCCACCTTGGCCACCACGACCAGCACCTGCTCCACCATCGGACGTTGGTGTGGGTGCAATCTTCATTCTTCTCATTTCAGCTGCATCAATACTTCCATCTGCTTGGCTTTTTAATGCATCGGCATGTTGTATATCTTGCTGTTCTTTAACGACACGAGATTCTTTAATTTCGATAGCTCTTTTACCTAATGCTTCAGCCTCAGCAATTTTAGCACGCAATTCATCTTTAGTCCTTATTTCACCTGAGGTAAAGTCAGATAGCTCTTCATCGGTTCTATCATCTTTTAGATAGGATTTCAATTCATCATTTATTAAAAAAGTTCTTCTTGCAACTTTTGATGATTGACTACCCCTGTCTTGAGCTATACGCAAATCAGTTTTTGCTTTTGTATTAGCTTCTGAATTTTTCTTATCAATTAAGTCCATTAACCATTTTGCAGCCAACAGGCCACCAACAAGGCCTAAAAATACTGGACTTGTTAGTAAAGGTAATAATGTACGAAATACGGTACTTATACCTTTAATAACATCTAAGCCAAGGCCAAATACTTTTACTAAATTATCTGGAGAAAATATTGATCCCAATGTTGCAGTAATTGCTGAAACAATTGTTCCACCAAGTGTTAAAAGTGGTGCAAAAAGTGTTGATAAGAATCCTAAGATTCCAGTGTTCTTTTCTGGTTCTTTTGATGTTACTGGTGTTGGTGCCACACCTTTTTGTTTGCCAAATTGTGTCTCATAAGCAGATTCACGCTCACTAGATTTTCTGAAGTACATATCAGCTTTATTGGTTGCTTCTCCGCCTTGGAGTTTAACCAGTTTGACAATGTTCTGTCTCATCACATTCATGTCTCTAGCTATATCAGGTAGAGTCATTGAATTTTTTGCAGCCAGCTGTGTGTTTAAACTTACATTTCTTGTTTCATTTGTTAACCCATCTATCTTAGATTCCAATTGCATTGTTGAAATCTGAGGAGCCGGTGCAGATAAAGATGTTGGTGATTTACCAGTTGTTCGAGTTGCAGAATATGTTTTGAACAGAGATGGCGCAATGGCAGCTGCCAATCCTTTTTGATTGAACATTCGTCTTGGGTCAATTTTCTCTAAGGCTCTTTTACCCAAAGCTGATGCTATTCCACCACCTTTTGCTTTTTCTGATTTATAAATTTCTGCTAATCTTGACATTTATTTTGCCTTTTGTTGTTTCAATCTCTCTTTTTCTTCTTCTAAAAACTTCACTAACATATCAATATATACTTGTCGTTCCCAAGGTAACATATTATCCAATTCTGTCAAACTATATTTGTGGTGTTGCATTAATGCAAAATTAGTTTGATAGTAATTACCTAGGTTATCATAATTAAAATTTAGACGAAAAAATTTTGAATTCCTTCTACCTCGATTCTTTCCTCATATCCACACTTGGGACATTTAAAGTCCAAATCTTTTTTGATTTTTGGCATGGTTGAAAAGAAATTTTGAATCTTCTCTATATCATCTTGTTGTAAGTTTTCAATAAACTCCACAAGCTCTTCTTTTGGTGTATCTTTTGCATAATACATTTGATTCTCATCATAGATGTAATCAATACAATTCGCAATGATATCGATTGTCTTTTCTATATTGTTTTCAACTGATTCATCATTGAATGATGTTTCAAAACTAGGATACTTCATAACAAGTCCTAGTTTTGGTGAAATAACAATTTTAGTAGAATGTTCTTTATCAATTGTTGGTTCAATCTCCAACAATTTTAAATCAAACTTAACTAGACCACCACATGTCTTTTCTTCACCATCGTCTTTTTTGACAATGTTGTTGCAGTTGTATTTGAGGTTAACTACCTCACCCACAGACCTAGCACGAAGCTGCATGAATAAGTGTTCAAGGTCGAATGTTGGTAATGTTTCAACATCCACATCTGATAAAATACAATTATTCAAAACTTGTTTGATAACACCAACTGTTTCTTTAACATCAGTTGATTCTGAAGCCATCATAAAAAGTTTTTGTTCTTTAACTAAGAACGGTCTAAATTTAACCGTTTTTCCCGTTGAAACCAATTTAGTTTCATATACAGGCACATCAATTTTTGGTAAAGCCATATTATATCCTCACATTTAAAATATTAATCTACTAACTGGTGTAATCAGTCTTTCACTAATTGAGTTACCAGCTTTGTCGAAGAATCTGGATGCTTTGTCTCCAAATAGTTGAGCTGCCGCAGCAGCAATATCATATTGACCAGAATATACCACACGGTATTTTTGGTACGCAAATTGAACCGTCAATCGGTGAAATCCTTCTTCAGACCATGACAATGGCTGAGCAGCAATGGAAATTGGATAAGCATCAATCATTTCCACCGCATAAATTTGTTTGATAAAATCATCATACTGAATAACCTTAATATTGGTCATATAACCAGTACCAGTGTTACCGCCTTTTGGAAAACGCAAGTTGTTGGTATCAGATGGCATAATTGCATCTAACCAGCGGTCAAATAACTTGCGCTCATAGAATTCGTTTGTGCATACAAAATTTAATGCAAGCTGATTATATTGAGTTTGATATGGAACTTTAAATGTTGGTCCATAAATTTTAACATCAGTTGTTATTAATTCTCTACCTGGCAATTCAGCACTTTCACATTGAAGTGCCAAATATCTGGACATAGATGCATTGCTAGTTTTAGATTGGCCGTCCGCAGATTCATTGCCTAAAATTTGATTAATAGCATCTGAAACATCTGTTACAATTGTTGTTGGTAGATTTAAAAGTTTTTCGAGTGCTGATGATTTAACGAAATCATTAACGTATTGTGGAATAGGAAGAATAACCTCGAAACGGTTGTTCTTTGCTAGGCCATCTTTAGCTTTGATATTGGACAGAAATGATTGTGGTGTAAAAGCCATTAGAATTTTCCCTCTGAGTCGGCATAAACCTTACTTGTTGAAGCACCGACAAAACTTTCCATTGGTAATAATGCAGCTATATCCCACTCATCAGCTGTAATTTCCAAAAATCTGGAACCAACATGTGAATATAGATAACGTTTGATACATGGTTGCGCCTCAAATATCTTAGAAGCCGATGCCAATACGGCATAACTTAAACGCAATTTGGTGCTCTTATCAAAGTTTTTATTGGTCGCAAAACTACTCAATTTATCCAACAAAATCATCCGTTGCTTTGGGTGAATGTAATGTAAATTCAACCCTAAAAATCCGTCATTGTATTGTTCTATTGGTAGTACCAAAGGGAACCGGTCGTAGTATGGCAACGAAGCTTTCGTCTTGGGACTGTATGAATAGAAATACATTTTCCCAATTATGGTATTATCCTTTAGACGGGTTCTATCCTGTAGTAATGCTTGTCTTGTGGGATTCAATTCAGTTATTTTAGATTGAAGCCACGAGCGTGCTTGGTTTGTTCTTGGTGTCAAACCTTGTTTCATCAACGATTGATTTATTCTGTCTAATAGATATGCCATTGGTTATTTATATTAAAGTCCAAGTTCTTTTTCAGTCAATATTTGAAATTGCCATCCATGTTCCTTACAGAATAGGTCGGCTGCTCGCCACTTCTCTTGATTAATGGCGTAAGTTGCCGCCTCTTGAATGAATCGTTTTGTCTGCCGTTTCTGTACTGGCATCTTGGTTTGGGCGTTTGGTTTTACCTCAATCATTACAGTTTTTATCAGGCCAGTTTTCACTTTGAGTTTTGCAACAAAATCAGGGTAATACTTGTGCATTCTGTTGTCCACTGGAGACTTGTAAGGAATTGATAATTCTTCGGAAGCCCACCAAATCACGTTTGGATTGTCATCAAAATATTTCATAACCCTGAGTTCCCACGAAGAACGATAAATGATGTTTGACGCATCTCCGTTATATTTTGCTGGGTTCTTTGGTTTGAATATTCCTTTGTATGTTTTATTTAAGGAAGTCATATAAATATATAGTAAATTCTATAGGACCACAAATGGCACTTTTCTCTTTAACGGACATAAATTTCAAACCGGACGCTACAAGAAATTTCAAATCATTGAATTCTTATAGTGTCGATAATAAAAGATATCCAATAGACCTTGGCGCAACAGATAAGGGACACTATATGATGTTTTTTATCAATGTCCAAAGACGAACACAATTTGAAGCTAATTATGATAACTCTGGTCCAATGCCAACAGTTCTTGCCAATGCTCAGAAAAATAACAATAATACATTGACTGGTGCACTAAGTAATGTGGGTGAAAAAATTAAATCTGTTGTATCATCTTCCATATCAGGCCTTGTAACAAATGCTGATAATGAATATGTGAATAAAGCTAGTGATGTTATTGGTCAAGAAATAAATGCTGGCTTTGGTAGATTGAAAGAAGGAAATCTCTTTCGTTCCATTAAAAGAACGAAAGATACAATTGCCTTGTATATGCCAGACACATTGAATTTTAATTATCAACAGAGTTATTCAGACGTTTCACTAACTGATGCTTTTGGTATACCGGGTGCGCTTGCTCAAGGTGCTGCGGCAGGTTTAGATGCTTACAATGATTATAAAGCAACAGGCAGAGTTAATCTTCAAAACATGTCTCCTTTTGCAGTTGCAGCTTTAACATCGAAATTTGGTGGTTCTCAAGGACCACTCTTTACTGCATTGACTTCGGCAACTGGTGGTGTGATTGCACAGAATCCACAATTAGAGTTAATTTATAGTAAGCCACAATTTAGACAATTTAGATTTTCTTTTATGTTCTATCCAAGGAGTCAAAGAGAGGCTAGAGAAGTTATTGACATTATTGAAATGTTTAAATATCACCAAGCACCAGAATTATTGAATGGTACTTATGGTAGATTTTTAGTTCCACCATCTGAATTTGATATTCAATTCATGTACAATGGCCAAGAAAATGTGAACATTCCAAAAGTTTCAACCTGTGTACTAACCGGTCTAGATATAAACTATGCACCAACAGGTACTTTTGCAGCTTATGAAACAATTGATTCCAACTCACCATCAAAAGGCGGAACTGGTATGCCAGTTGGTATTGGTTTGGATTTGTCATTTACAGAAACCGAAATTATTACTAAAAATTATTACAATCCAACACTAAGACAAAACGCACCAAATCAATTTGATATTGCTAATGGAGGTGTTTAATATGGCAAAATACTTTAAACATTTCCCAAAAGTTTATTATACTCCAAACTCCGAAATGGAATCTTTGGATGTTTTAACTAACATCACAACAAGATTTTCTTTTGAACAGGAGTTTAAGAAAAACAGTTCTATTTACTATGAGTATAGTGTTGAAGATGGTGAAACACCTGAAATTGTTGCTGCTAAAATTTATGGTTCTTCCGAAAAACATTGGATTATTATGAATCTTAATGACATTGTTGATCCAATGTATGATTGGCCTCTTACACAAAGAAACGTTATTAAATACATTGAAGCTAAATATTCTGCCAATGCAGCTGCCGGTCAAACAGGTTACGAATGGGCGGTACAAACCACACATTCTTATTATCGAATTGAAACACAAACAGAACCAGTTTCTGGTATATCTACGATAATTAAAAAAGAAATCGATTCTGCAACGTATGCTAATGTTGCATCTTCAACAACAACTTATACATTACCTGATAGTAATACCATAACGATTGATATTGGCAAAGAGTTTAAAACATATTATGAATATGAAGTTGAAGCTAATGATGCTAAAAGGTCAATAAAAATTTTAAAACCTGAATTAGTTGATGTTGTTGAAAAAGAATTTAAACGTGTGATTGCTGATATCATTGTATGAACGAAAACCAATTGCTACAACCTACAGATTTTGATATTCAGAGATTGGATCTGGTAACAAAATTTGGTTCGGTTGATTTACGTGGCATGTTTGAAGAAATCAACCTGTATGATAGTATGTTGGCACCATGTGCAACCGGCAATATGTTGATTGTCGATGCTATTGGTTTATCACAAAAATTACTATTAGATGGAACAGAATATTTGTTGGTGGAAATTGACAAGGGTGATGGCCTTTTTCCAATAAAAAGAAAGTATCGTGTTCATAGCCAAACTGATAGAAAGACTATGAATCAAACCAGTGAGAGCTATATTTTAAAGTTTTCTTCGGAAGAATTAATTTTCTCTGAGCAACAAAGAGTCAGTCATTATTATGAAGGCACATATACTGAAATTATTTTGGCTATCATTAGGGATTATTTAAAACCTGATAATGTAACATTAACTGGTGTTTATGACGCTTCAAATGGTTTGAATAAGGTAGTCATACCAAACTTAAAACCATTTGATGCTATTCAATGGTGTGTCAAAAGAGCTTTAAATAATAATTCTAAACCGAATTTCATGTTCTTTCAAAACAATGATGGTTACAATTTAAGCACATTAGATACAATTATGTCTAGTGAACCACTTTTAAATTTGACGTTCTCTGTTAAAAACTTGCCCGATGGAACATTAAATGAAGAAATGATTGGCGTTAGACACATGCAAGTAATGACACAATCAGACTTCATAAAAAATACTAGAGCTGGTGTATATTCTGGTAGTGTTGTTGGTTTTGATCCAGTAACTAGAACGTTGAAAAAAACAAATTACACCTTCAATGATATATACGAAGGTTCGGCTCATGCTAATCCAAATAGAATTGTAGCAAAATCTCAAACGAAGTATGGTAATAGTAACTATGATATGAATAACTCCAGAAAAATATTTTATTTGGATACAACTGAGCGACAAACTACTGCATACATTAATGAAAATGATCCAGAGCCTTTGCAGAATCAAGACACTCCTCAACAATACATTTTTCAACGAGAATCAATTCTGCAAAATTTTGTGAGTCAACGATTAAGACTGGTTATTCCTGGTAACTTTGCGGTAACATCTGGAAAAACATTGTATCTAAATGTACCACGTAGAGGTTTTGATTCAGATGATACAGATAATTTTGATATTACGTTAAAGGGCAAATACGCTATTTTGGCTACAAGACATATGATACGACATAATAGGTTTGAAACCATTGTGGAAGCGGTAACAGATTCAACCGAAAGACCTGAATTTACTGCAAATCAGCAGGAGATGGATAAACAAATGGAATCGTTTAAGTAATGAAGACAGAATATAAACAACACCAAGGTATGTACCATGGTATCATTGAAGATATTGATGACCCATTAAAACTGCATCGTTTGAGGGTTAGAGTTATTGAAATACACGATGATGATAAACAAAGAATTCCAACTACAACGTTGCCGTGGTTTCAGCCATTATTTGCAGTAAACAATTCTGATAAAGCTTCTGCACCTAAACTTGGTGATTGGGTTTTGGTGTATTTTCCTGATCCTGATTCTGCACAATTTGGTTATGTGATGGGTGTAATTCCTGGTATTGTATCTGAAGAAGAAGTGCCAGAACTTGTGGTAACAGCAAAAAGACCAGTTAAACCGGCCGGTGATCCAGCGGGAAATGTAGGTTATCCCTCAACTGCACCAACAGGTAGAAGTGTTGTCACGGGCACTGGTGTTGATAGAACAAACAACAAACTTATTCACGTTTGTGATATTACAATTGAAACGGACCGAGTTGTTGGTGCTGTAACAAGACAATTTAGTGAAGTTGTTGCTGCAATTAAAGCTGCAATAGCTGCTTTACTGAAGACTCTTGGAGCTACAGATAGGTCTGGCGAAGTTTTGAAACTTACTGAAATTGCTAAAAATATTGCAAGAGAAATAAAAAAAGTTACTGATTTTATTAAAGACATTAATCAAACAATTGCCGGTTATTTAAAAATTGTTGCAAAGATTAGAGCAATGATTGCATACATCTTAAACTTGCCTGCAAAATTATTAGCAGAATTTCAACAATGTTTGGCTAACTTATATAAATCATTACTTGCTGGTTTTACAACAGGTTTTGCTGATATTGGTTTAGTTTCTGATTTAAAAGAATTGGCCACTGCTGTTAATGAAGTTGGTACTGAAATTGCGGAAGTTGCTAAACAAGGTGCTATTTTGGCCAGTACACCACAACAATTAGGTGCAGTTCTTGTGGCACCATCAAGTGCGGCCGACATTAAAGCATCTGAAACCGCATTTACAAATTACATGGCATCACCTACAGCATATAGTTCATTGGTGCCATCTACATCGTCTTTGACAGCATCAACAGAAGCAACAGCTATTTCTAATGCTAATATCACAGACCCAACTAATGCGAAACTGGCTTAAATAATATGGCAATTACTAATGAATATTCTCCACCAGATTATAGTTGGAGACAAAGAGAGTCTGAGGCTTCGGTAGAAAATCCTCCAAAGTATCCTGACAATAACGTTACACAAACAAAATCGGGACACTTATTTGAATTGGATGATACGTTTGACCGTGAACGTATCCGCATTCACCACAGAACAGGTACATTCATTGAAATGCATTCTAATGGTGATGAGACACATAAAATCGAAGGCGATGGTTATGAAATCATTGCTGGTAACAAATACGTACACATTACTGGATTTTGCAACATCACTATTGAAGGTGATGCTATTGTCAATATTAAGGGCAATAAAACAGAATTGATTGAAGGCAATTTGAATCAAGTTGTTAAAGGTGATTACACACAAGTTGTTAAAGGTGAATCTAGAATTTTAGCCGATGGTAACATGACTGTTGGATGTGGTTCTGATTTTCTTGGTTCTCTGAGGTTAGTTACTGGTGACCACATGAGACTTGAGGGTGACCTATCAGTTAATGGTGGTATCTCCGCAACAAACATTACGAGTGAAAATTGGGTTGCAGCTGGCGTGGGTGTAAATGCAGGACCATCCGGTTTTGTTTCTATACTTGGTGGTTTAGCTGTAGGTTTTCCAATTGCTATTCCAGGTTCTGTGACTGCTGCTGTGCAAGTTAAAGCACCACTTGGTTCATTTGGCACAATGTCAGCCGTATTGATGACTGATATGATTAATACAAAAATATTTGACACACATATTCATATGGCTAAAGGTCCAACTTCTCCACCAATTTCTGGTCCAATGATTTAAGGAATATATTATGGCTTCTTTGTTTTCCCGATTAAATTATAACTACGTAGATACCAATTCAGTTATTAGTGAATTATCTACTGAAGTGAGAACGACACTAGATTCTATGCCGAAGATGTTGACTTCTTGGCAAGCTGCTGATTTAGCTAATAATGATACTGGTGGTTACTTTATTAATCCTTGTGCTAATGTGACAAGTAATATTTGGAGTGTATCTAATAATTTGGTGAATGTTACAAGCTCACTACAAGGCTCAGGTAATTTGACTGGTCTGTGGACTCATATTCGTAGCACTTTTGCTTACATCAGTAATAGCGCAACCGGTAACACACAAGCTGGTGACTTCCTTGCTCACACGAACAGAATTTCAGGTGTAACTTCTATAACAGTATCATCTGACCAAGGTGTTGCAAATTTACCACATTATGAGACTGCCGTTCAAACAGGCAAAGCAGTAGTCTCATTAATTTACCAAACAGAAGGTGTATCCAACAATGCACCAATTATGGGCAACTTTACGAGCTTGTTTGTGGCTAATGATTTGATATCAATCTATAATACTGTGGTCACATATGCAAATACGATTAACAGTAGTATTTCGATTTCAGGTTCTGGTAGCGAAATGGATCCATTCATTAGAACTTCCAATCTGACATTCAACACAGTAAATGCCATAGCAACCACAGCTAATTCTGCTAACTCCATCTTCTATGACCGCAGAGTCCATGATGAGCAGTTTTATAAGAATTCGTTAAGTATTCTTACAGACTACAAAAAGGCTCGTGGTGTTGGAAGTACAGGTCAAACAGAAGACTTTTTAATTAAAAATTATATTGGCTCAAGTAAACTATTATATAGGATAGGTTGAATAAATAGAAAATGGCAATAGGAATAACCACAACCGTAAGAGAATATCGTGACTTGGATTTGAATTTTAAGATTCATCCAATCAGGAAAGATATCAATAAACATACTGCTGAGATGGCGGTAATCAATTCCATTAAGAATTTGGTACTGACTCAGCATTATGAAGTGCCTTTTCAACCAGAAATTGGTTGTAATATCCAAAAGTTACTATTTGAGCCTTTGGATCCAGTATCGGCAACTCTCATTCAACGTGAGATAACGCAAACAATTCAAAACTTTGAGCCTAGAGTTAGTGTCTCAAAGGTACAAGTATTTCCAGATTATGATAAGAATGGTTTTAGGATTGCGATGGAATTTTTCATTGTCAACAGAACCGAACCAGTAACAATACAATTTTTCTTAGAACGAGTACGATAAATGGCACAAAATCGTTTACAGGTAACAGACCTTGATTTCGATACAATCAAGACCAACCTAAAATCATTCCTAAAACAACAAACTGAATTCCAAGATTATGATTTTGAGGGTTCTGGTTTAAATGTTTTGGTTAATCTTTTAGCTTACAATACACACTATAATGCCTACTATCTAAACATGGTTGCCAACGAGGCATTCTTAGATACTGCCCTGTTGCGTGATTCTGTGGTTTCTCATGCCAAGACATTAGGCTATGTGCCTTATTCTAAAACTGCACCTACAGCAACTATCAACCTAACAATCAATAGTGGTAACACAACATTGGATACATTAACTATTCCAAAGGGATATGTTTTTAATTCTAAGTTGGTAGATAAACGTATTTTTGGTTTTGTGGTTATGAATGGCGTTACTGTCACAAAATCTGACACCAGTTATTACTTTGAGAATTTAGAAATCAAAGAAGGCCAGTTATTGAATTACACTTTCAATTATGATGAGAGTGCTAATCCAAAGTCAATATTTACTTTGCCTGATATGGACATTGATACATCCACAATTACTGTATCAGTAAATCCATCCACAAGTAATACATCAACCACAGTTTATAACAAAGTGACGGATATTTTGGATGTTGGCGCTGACTCTGCCGTATTCTATTTGCAAGAATCTAAAGGCGGAAAATATCAAATCTATTTTGGTAATGGAACTGTTGGTCGTAAGATTGAAGATGGTTCTGTAATTTCAGTTGGCTATTTGTCAACAAACGGCACTTTAGCCAACAAGGTTGATGGTTTCGGAATGTCTTCTGCCATTGGCCCTTACAGTACCGGTGTAATTCAAGTTGTCTCTGTTGCAGCTGGTGGCTCAGATAGAGAAACAGTTGATGAAATTAAATCAGCATCACCAGTTCAATTTGCCACGCAGAATCGTTTAGTTACTAAGGTGGACTATGAGTCCTACATTAAGAAGAATTATCCAAGTATTGATTCATTATCAGTATGGGGTGGTGAAGATGAAATTCCACCAATCTATGGTAAAGTTTTGATTTCTTTGAAACCAAAAGAAAACTACTATATCACAGAATCAGAAAAGACAAGAATTATCAATGAGATTATTAAACCAAAGGCCATTGTTTCAGTTAGCGCTGAAATTCGTGACCCCGAGTATTTGTATTTGATTTTAAACTCGGTTGTGAAATATGATGATAGAAAAACATCTCTTAATGAAAACACATTAAGAACTCTAATCAGGAACGGAATCATTGGTTACAAAAATACTTACCTTAATAAATTTAATAGTGTTTTCGCTCTCTCGAAATTACAAGACGAAATTGACAATGTTAGCTTCAATGGTATCATTGGTTCAGAAACGATTGTTAGATTACAAAAAAGATTCCAACCAGAAGTAGGAACAACGTCTAATTATACTATTAATTTTGGTGTTCCACTACATCGTGGCACAATCACAAACAGAATGACCTCATCGGAGTTTACTACAGTTGATAATAGTGGTGTTAGTCGTACTGCTGTCATTGAAGAAATTCCACAATCTTCAACCGGCATTTCTTCTATCGAAATTTCAAACGCAGGCTATGGTTTTCAAACTGTGCCAACGGTAACAATTACTGGAGATGGCGTAGGTGCAACAGCTGTGGCTGTAATCCAAAATGGTAGAATTACTGAAATCAAAATGACAAATCGTGGCTCTGACTATAGCCGTGCAGTTGTTACTATTACAGGTGGTGATGGTTATAACGCTGCAGCATCGGCTGTAATCGATACTAAAGTTGGAACAATTAGAACAATTTATTACGATAGTACCGCCAATAGGCAAGTTATAAATCCAAGTGTAGGTACAATTAATTACTCAACTGGTATTATTACAATCAACGATTTAAGAATTTTAGCAGTTGCTACTTCAGATGGTTTAATTCGTTTGAGTATAGAATCTGAATCTGGTATTATTGAATCGATTAGAAACACTATTATTACTATTGATGAAACAGACCCATCAGCAGTTGCTACGCAATTATTAAAAGTTAATTCGTAATGTCAGATTTTAAAAATTCAATTCTTGTAAATCAACAAGTACCCGAGTATGTTCGGGAAGAATATCCATTATTCGTAAACTTCTTAGAAGCTTACTATGAGTTCCTTGAAACTAAACAAGGAACCCAACAGAATGATTTAGTTACTCAGGCCAAAAACTTACGATATATTTCTGACGTTGATGATTCAATTGATGCGTTTGGAGAAAGTTTCGTATCAAATTTTGCAACGCTTTTGCCGCAAGCAGAACAGATTGATAAAGCATTTTTAATTAAGAATGTTCTTCCATTGTACCTATCAAGAGGTAGTGAGAAGTCTTTCAGTTTGTTGTTTAGAATTCTTTATGGTGAAGAAGTTGAATTTACTTTGCCAAAAGACAATATTCTTAGAGCATCCGCTGGCGATTGGGTTGTTGAGAATGTTCTTAGAATTGACAATGATGTATATACCTCTTATGTTGGTGATGGTGAAACCACCACATTCTATTTGGCTCAGCAAGCACTTATAACAGACCTTCGTGTGTATGAAAATGGTGTTTTGTTGAATAGTGGATATACTGTACGTAAAGAAACTAAAAAGTTAATCTTTTATACCGCACCGCCAGTTGGCATGGTTATCAAAGTATATTATCCAAGCTTTGACTTTGACGCATTTAATTCCAGAAGAATTATTGGTACAACATCTGGTGCCAGTGCAATTGTTGAACGTGCCGCACCAAGGTTGATTACACAACAAACAGCAATTGAATTATACATCAATACCAAGAATTTAGATGGCACATTCCTAAATGCTGAAGAAATTACCTGTGAGATTATTGGTGATGATGGAACAACATTAATCACCATTGGTTCTAACACCATCTCTACTGTTAACCTAATCAATGTTATCAATGGCGGCGCAAGTTACAATATTGGCGACCAAGTTCCAATTAATGGTGGTGGTTTTACAACCAGAGCAGAAGCTGTAGTTGATTCTATTTCAACAGGTTTTGTGGACGTAATGAATGTCCGTTTTGGTGGTGCAGGATTCCAATCAGGTGATGATTTTAAAGGATTTGGTCCAGGTGGCACAGTTGTTACTGGTGCGATTAATACGGTTGACACAAGCGGTACACTTAGTCCAAACACATTCACCTTGTTTACTGATGTTATCTCGACATATTCTAGTATACAACTTTCAAATACAGATTATGGATTTCCAGCTAATGTAATTCCAACTGGTGAAAATGCAAGTACAAGAATTGTTGATGCGTTGTCCAGAACAACATTGACCTCATTAGGTCCAATCACCAATGTATCCATTCTTTCATCAAATTCATCAAGTAATACTATAACGTATAATGCTAATAGTCCTTTGGCTATTGCTAACACAAACGTTAGATTAAAAGACTTTGGTTCTTTAGGTAGAATCAGAATTAATGCTGGCGGCCAAGGTTATAAAAAAGGCGATGAAGTTGTCTTTGGTGCAAACCCACCATCAACAACAGGTGCAGGTGCTGCAGCTGCGGTAACTAACGTCAGTTCAACTGGTGCAATTACTAGGATTGAATTTGGTCCTTCCAGAATTCCAGGTACCGCAAACGCATCATCTGGTGATATTATAGTTACTGGTACTGGAACAAACTTCACATCTGATTTGTTCGTTGGTGACCAGATTATGATTAATTTGGAAGCTCGTTACATTAACAGTATCACATCATCAACATCATTCAATGTCAACGTAGCATTCACTAAAACATCCACATTTGCAAAAGTTGGTGTATATGACCGAGATTTAATTGGTGGCCAAGGTTACGTACAAGACAATTTCCCATCTATTACCATTTCTTCTGCAAACACATCAGCTGTAAATGCTAACGTGGAGATTGTTTCTATTATGGGTGACTCAGAGCTCATTAGTGGTAACACATCTACAGTTGTTGGCCAGATTCAATCAATTCGTGTTACTGACACCGGTTCAGGTTATGAGTTTTTGCCTGCGGTTGATTTATCACAGTCTGGAGATGGAACTGCGACTGCTGAGGCCGTAATTGAAAGGTCTTATGTTTCATTCCCAGGTAAATGGAATAGTTCAGAAGGTATTCTGTCCTCATTGGATAGAAAACTTGAAGGCCTAAACTATTACACGGACTTTGTTTATGTGACATCCGTACAAGTTGAATTCTCTAAGTATAGAGAGATTTTAAAAGGATTGTTACACCCAGCTGGTTTCAAACAGTATGCTGAATATCCAATTAACAGAACTATTGACACAAATATTAGTTTGTCTTCGGATAAACAAGTTTCTGTTTCCGGCAGAGTCAATGTCAATAGTTCAATTCACGTAACAGGTACTTTGACCAAATTTGTTACGGCCAACAGTCGTGGCATTCTAACAGTTGGTTCAAACATCTCTGTAAATAATCAAATCAGAACAGTTAATGCTATTACAAGTAATACATCTTTAACTGTATCCAGTGCATTTACAACCAATGCCAACTCACAATCTTTGATAATTGTAACATAAATATAGTTCATGGCAACAAATTACACATCAAAAAAACTACCTTTGAATAGCGCTGAGAGATTTAAAAACTCTTTTAGCGATACTACTCCATCAATTGAATACGTCTTCATTGGTGGCCACGTGGCATATGCTAATGAGGCATCTCCAGATTCAATCGTAGAAACCATCTCAAATGAAAAAGAAGTTTGGGACAATATGTTTGCAGCTAAGAAAGTTACTGCAAATGACGTAGAACATGTTATTCCAAGGGTCAACTGGACGGCAAACACAAAGTACCGCCAGTATGACGACACTATTGGCTTGGAAAACTTAATTACCGCAAACGTTAGTCAAAACTTGAAACCGATGTATGTCATTACTTCGACTAAAAATGTTTACAAATGTTTGTCTAATAATGCAACGGCTAATTCGACAGTTGAACCAACAGGAGACTATACCACTTCAAATGGTGTAATCTCAACAGCCGACAGTTATATTTGGAAGTACATGTTTAATGTTCGTTCTTCCAACAAGTTTTTAACTAACGATTGGATTCCAACACCAAGAAGGTCTGACACCGCTAGTACATTGTCTGACTATAGTTTAGATGATACGGGTGTGGTTGCTGGCGAATTGACAACTGTGGTTATTCAAACTGGCGGTACAGGTTATTACCATAACGTTATTACTTGTTCCGCATTTGGAACAGGTTGCACAATTCTTACATTGGCCAATACAACTAATGTTTCTTCCAACATGTCTGTTACAGGAACTGGTATTCCAGTTGGTGCTTTTATCTCCAACTTAGATTCACCAAACAATAAGATTACGTTGTCTTCTGCCACTACTGCTAATGGCGGTGGTGCCGCAACTGCAAACAACCTGTCAATCTCCACAAGAATTTACTTTGACGGAGATGGCACTTTGGCAGCTGCATCAGCAACTGTATCTAATGGTGCAATCAATAAGATTACAGTAACTACAATTGGTGCTGGTTATACGTATGCTAACGCCATCATCTTTGGTTCTGGAACTAATGCAAATGCTCGTTGTATCATTGCGCCAAAATATGGCCATGCAAAGAATCCAGTTAAAGACTTACTTGCTACTAATGTTATGGTTGCAAGTAAAATTGGAGAAGTTGATTCTACAGAAAGTGGTTTAATTTCTGTAGATACTGCTTTTAGACAATTTGGTTTGCTTAGGAACCCACATAAATATGGCGTTACATCAGTAGCAAATAATTCAACAGCAAATGCTGTTATTTCACAGGCGAGAACTATTACATTGACTGCGGGTTCATCATATTCCCTTAATGAGTATGTTTACCAAGGTGCTTCAGTAAATACAGCAACAGCATATGGTTATGTTTATTCTCAGACCTCTACTTCAGTTAAAATGACAAATACACAAGGAACATTTGTGGTTGGTGCTTCTTTAACTGGAACAACTTCAGGTGTATCGAGAACAATCGTTTCACAAATAAATCCAGAATTCGAACCGTATTCTGGTGACATTCTCTATGTTGAGAATGCGGCCAAAACTGATAGAGCAGATGGCCAAGCAGAAAATATTAAATTTGTAATACAGTTTTAAAGGCAATTTATGGCGCAGAACTATAATGTTAATCCCTACTATGACGACTACGATGAAACGAAACAGTTTTATCGTATCTTGTTTAGACCAGGTCGTGCAGTCCAGGCTCGTGAATTAACACAGTTACAAACATCACTACAAAAACAAATTGAGCGTTTTGGCCAAGGCATCTATAAAGAAGGTTCAATCGTTGTTCCTGGTGGTCAAGCTGTTGATAATAAGTACAACTATGTTAAATTGACGGCATCATATGGTGCTAATACTTCTGACACTAAAATTTCTTCGTTGATTAATGAAACGATTACAGGTTTAACTTCTAACGTAAAAGCTATTGTTGTTAATTCTATCAGTTCAACATCTGGTGGTGACCCATCAACCATTTACGTAAAATATACAGCATCACAACCATATTCTGGTGGTTCTAACACAGTCTTTCAGGCTGGTGAGTTAATTACCACACAATCAGGCAATGTGACATTACAAGTTGCAGCTACTACTCCAACTGGTGTAGCTACTGCGTTCTCTGTATCATCTGGTGTTATCTTCACTAAAGGTGTGTTTGCTTATTTTGACAATCAAACTTTGGTTGCAGGAAAATATGCTTTGGCTAACAATACTATTATTGGTTTCCAAGTAACAGAATCTACAACAACTTCTTCACAAGATACTTCACTACTTGACCCAGCTGTTGGTGCAAGTAACTATATTGCGCCTGGTGCCGACCGTTATAAAATTGCATTGGACTTGGCCACACGTCCTGTCACATTTAATGCTAACGATGACCCCAACTTCATTGAATTAATTAAAATTGAAAATGGTGAAGTCATTTCTCAGAACTTGGATCCACGATACAGTATCTTGGGTGACACATTTGCTAGAAGAACATATGACGAATCTGGCAACTACATTGTAAAACCTTACACCTTGAATATCATTAACCATTTGAAGAGCAGTAATGTCTCAAGTAATGGTTACTATGAGGCTGCTAATGGTGGTGATGATAACAAGTTAATGACTATCATTCAGCCAGGAAAAGCATACGTTCGTGGTTATGAAGTTGAGAACATTCGAACAAAATATACTATTGGAAATAAAGCCAGAGAATATGCTAACGTAAACAATGGTGTAGTTAGTACAACAATTGGTAACTATATCTACATCACTGGTTTAAGTTCAATTCCCGATTTGTCGTTGTTGCCATCTGTGTCATTCTATGACCAATATACTGTGACTGCTGGTTCTTCTAGTGGTACTGCAATTGGTACTGGTAAAATTAGAGCCATGGAATTCAGTTCTGGCACAGCAGGCACTACAACTGCAATTTACAAGTGCTGGTTATTTGACGTTTCTATGACGCCTGGTTATGTCTTTGAGCGTGATGTTAAACAGTTGTATGTTGACAATACTGGTTATGCAGATTTTACTGCTAACATTTCGCCAACACAAATTGCATTATCTGGTTCTGTTTCAACAACAAACGGAAGTAATGTAATTACTGGTGCTGCTACATTGTTTACCAATGAAGTAACAACTAATGATTTTATTTCAATTAACAGTATAAGTTATAGAATTACTTCTGTTACAAATGCTGTGAGTTTAGTGGTAGCTACTGCACCAACATCTAATCAAACTGGTATCATTGCATTTTACGATACAGCTGCATATAATGAAACACAATACTTGTCACATTTGTTTGAGTTGCCATATTCAACAATTAAAACTGTTGACCCAACAAACATTGAAACTTCTTATGATGTTAAGCGTTCATATGCAAGAACGCTATCTTCTAATACTGTAACCATTTCAGCTGGTACTGATGAGACCTTTGACAGTATCTCCACATCGTCTTACATCTTGGTTGTTAAGAGTGGTACAAACGCTGGTCAATATTTGAATCCAACAACTTTTGTGACACGAGCAGTTGGCGGCACTTCTGTTACTATTAACCTTGCTGCTTTGTCAAACTCGCCTGCCAATGTATCAGCCTATGCTACTGCTGACGTGGCACTTGTTGGCAAACTTACAAAGACAAATACTGCGGCAGACAAGAAAACTAAAACTTTGGTGTCTGGTGCCACAATTGATTATACCGATGCCAATACTGCTCAGGCAACTGTCGTGTCTTTAGGTAAGGCTGACGTCTATAAACTAACATCTGTAATGATGTCTCCAGATGCGTTTGGAACTGCGTATAACACGACAGGAGACGTTGACATTACTGACAGATATGAATTAGACAATGGCCAAAAATTAACGTATTATGGCCTTGGCAAAGTTAGACTGAAAACTGGTTCACCAAAACCAACTAACCCAATTCGTATTACCTTTGATTACTTTACCCATGGTTCTGGTGATTACTTTTCGGTAAACTCATATACTGGAATTGCCTATAAAGATATTCCTACATTTACCGATAACAGAAAAACTTACCAACTAAGAGATTGCTTGGACTTCAGACCAAGAATCAATGATGCTGGCACAGGATTCACTGGAGCTGGTGCTGTTGTAAACGACTTCATTGATCCATCTAGCGATGTTCTAACTGATTATTCTTATTACTTGCCAAGAACTGATAAGATTGTCCTCGATAAGAATGGCATATTTTCTATTGTTGAAGGTATTAGTTCTTTAAATCCTAAAGAGCCAAATGTGTCTGATGATACAATGCCTTTGTTTGTAATTAAACAAAAACCATATGTGTTTGATATTACTTCTGATATTGAAGTAACCACTATTGATAATCGTAGATACACAATGCGTGACATTGGTCGTATCGAAAACCGTGTTAAGAATTTGGAATATTACACAACATTGAATTTGTTGGAGAAAGATACACAGTCTTTACAGATTCAAGATTCAAATGGTTTTGACCGATTCAAAAATGGTTTTGTTGTAGATAACTTTGCTGGCCATGGTGTTGGTGATGTTTATAACCGTGACTATGGTGTTTCTATTGATTACACTAAGAAAGAATTGAGACCTCTTTCCAAAACACAATTTGTTCCGTTGCAAGAAATTAATTTAACAACACCAGCAAGAACTGCAAACAATTATGTTTTAACAAACGATTTGATTACTTTGCCATATACTGACGTTTCATACATTAAAAATGAAAAGGCAAGTAAGACAGAAAACATTAACCCATTTAGTGTTATCACATGGACTGGTTCTATCAAGTTGGATCCACCATCAGATATCTGGTTTAGTGAAGAAGAATTGCCGATGGTTGCTAAAAATGAAAATGGCAACTATGACCAATTCGGTGCTACCTCACAATCTAAGGGTACATATAATGCAGTTTGGGGTAATTGGAGAACCAACTATTACGGCAGCCAAAGAACAGACGATAGGACAGGTCTTGACTATGCTGTTTCAGAGGGACAAGATACTAAAACAAACAATGATTTGGTAACAAATTCTGCTCTTGTTCCAAAAATGCGCTCAGTGAAAATTACATTTACTGCTGAGGGCATGAAACCTAAGACAAGAGTTAATATATTCTTCGATAACATCAATGTTACAAACTATTGTAATAGCATCAATACAAATCCTATTGGCGCTAACTCTGCATTGGCCGCTGCAGCTACTGCAAACTCACAAAACTTGATTACTGATGAAACAGGTAAACTTACAGGTGAGTTCCATTACTTGGCTAATTTGTTTAACTTGCCAACTGGTGAATCAACGTTTGTTGTAACAGATTCTACAGCTGGTGGTACTGACTTTGAAACTTTTGCTGTTGCGAAATTTAATTCAAATGGCCAGTTGATTAAGAAACCGGTTCCAGCTCCACAAGTTATTTTGGAACCACCTCCAACTTATGTTGCATCGGCATATGTTCCTGAATATGTTGAACCAGATCCTGCTCCAGCTCCTGTGCCACCAACGCCAGATTATCTGGATGTGACTTATCGTTATGCCTTTGGCCGCAATCCTGCGCCTAGTGAAAAACAATATTGGTATGATTCTTTTTCTAAGCAAGTTACCAACAAAGGTTATGCAAGTATTAATGCTTTGATTAGCGCTTCTAGTGTTAATGGTGGCGCTTTTGTTGACGTTGGTGCAATTTCTCCTGACTTAATTACAATTGGCGATTATAATACAGCAGCTGCTGATTTGTATGCACTCACAAAACAAATTACTGATGCGGGTATTAGAAATAACGAACAAGGCAAAAATGGTGTTAATGGCATTACAGAAATCCATTTAAACAATGGCGGAACAAAAGAAGTAGCTTCTGATTTTACAGCTAAACAAATTACATATGCAATTGCAGCTATAAACGGTGCTGTACCTGAGGCAACTAATACAAGTAATTATTGGAAAGGTGATGCTCAGTCAGCTGTACTTACAACAGTTAAGGCAGAGCCAACTGCTGGTTATTCTTATGGTGCAAACTGTTTGTCTGCTGGTGGCATGGATCCATTAGCGCAATCATTCTTTATCAATACACCAATCTACTTGTCTAAACTTGATGTTTATTTCTCAAGTAAAGATGATACTATTCCAATGCGTGTTCAAATTCGCAAAATGGAAAACGGTGTTCCTGGTTCGTTTATTTTGCCATCATCTGAAGTTGTTGTTTATCCTACTAACATTAATACATCAACTGATGGTAGCACAGCAACATCAATTAGTTTTGGGAGTCCAGTATTCTTAGATTCTGGTGAATACGCTTTTGTTCTATTGTCCGATTCTATCAACTATAGAGTTTGGATTGCACAAGTTGGTGAATTCGACATTCTAACTAATGCATTTATTGCTGAACAACCATATATTGGTGTATTGTTCAAATCACAAAATGCTTCAACGTGGCAGGCTGACCAATTCCAAGATATGAAGTTTAATTTGTATCGTGCAGAATTTGATACGTCTGTAACTGGTGTTGTTGAGTTTAATGTTGATGATGAATATTATGACCAAATTTCTTTGGGTATTGACCCATTTGAAGTTTACGCAAACTCCAACATCATGCGTGTGATTCATCCAGCACATGGCCAAGTTACAGGTTCTTCAATCAAACTTAATGGTTTCCCATTAAATGGTAATCTGATTAATTCATCTGCTAACTCTAATTTCTTTGGTATCAATGTAAGTTCATTAAATGCTCAAACCTTTACAATTGATAATACAACATTAGACTCATACACAATTACATTGCCATCTAATGTGTCGAATGCTATTACGCAAACAACACGTACTGGTGGTGCTAGTATTCAAGTTTCTACAGACTTTGCATATGACACTTACTATCCTGTAATCTCTGCCGTTGTTCCATCCGGTACAACATTGGTTAATAAGATTAAGACAACCAGTTCATCCACGTATGGCGTTGATTCTGCATTTACTACAATTGCATTAGATGATGTAAACTTCAATTCTACTAAGACATTGGCAAGTAATGTGAATAAACAAGTTGCAATGAGCAACACTAATCCGTTTATTCATAGAATTGAATTCTCAACGTCTTCTAGCTTGGTTTCACCAGTAATTGACACTAAACAAATTGGTGGTGTGTTTGCTCGTAACTTGATTAACAACCCAACTTACAGCACACAAAATAAAATCTCTGCAAATGATATTGTTACTATTGCTAATGCTAATAACATCATCTTTACTCAAGTGTCTGGTGCTCAAGGCCTAATTACACTATCAGGTTCACAAGACAAGATTAATGCTACATCAATTATTAAGGGTACATATATTAATGTTACCGCTAATAACGGTGTGAATGCTGGTCAATACCGAGTGATTGATGTTACAGATGCTGGTGCAAACATCTCCATCTATAATGTAAGTACACAAAATGTATCCACAAATGCAACTGCAACATACACTATCACAAATGGTAGAAACTTCATTGCAGAAGAAGCTGCATATGACGGATCAGCCTATTCTAAATACATTACAAGAGAAATCGATTTTACCAACCCATCTACTTCGTTTAAGTTCTACGTAGATGTGGCCAAACCAACAAACGCTAACATCAAGTTCTTCTACAAGATTAGTGAAGTTGGCGATACAGTTGATTTGAGAGAAAAAGAGTATACCGAAATTACTGGCATAACTGTTCAAGCTTCTCTTGGTGGCGAATTTAATGAAGTAGAAAAATTGGTAGAAAACCTTCCACAGTTTGATGCAATCGTATTTAAGATTGTATTCTTGTCTGATGATAGTTCTCAGATACCAAAATGTAAAAACCTACGTTTAGTTGCATTGGCATAATATGGAATACAAAGTAGAAGGCCACCCTGACCTGGTCAGGGATTCTAAAAGCAAAGCGATTATTAATATCAATCGTGGTGCTATGATGGAACATAAGTATAAAAAAGATATGAAAACAACTGTCGAATCCTTATCTGATGAAATAGCATCAATAAAAGATGAATTCAGAGAAATCAAATCTCTGTTACAACAGATTGCGTCTAAGGGACAATAATGGCAATTAATCAACTAACCACGGCAAATACATTCCAACAATGGCTGGGTGCTTCACAGTCTTTAATCACTACGACCAACAACCTAACAGATGGTGGTAACTCAGCAACATTCTATGCCAACACAAATGTGACAATTGGTGGCAATTTAAATGTTACACAGCTTTCAGGTTCTGCTAATACAGCAATTTACGCTAACATTGCGAATGCGGCAACAGTATCAACTGGCGACAGTCTTGCCTTTGCAATAGCATTAGGCTAATATAAATACGGCATTAAGGATATCAAAACATGGCCAATTCTTTTAAAAATTATCACGTTAAAAATGCAAACACAGCTGCACAGACTATATTTACTGCTGGCGCTGGTGTTCAAGCAACAGTCATTGGCATGAGTATTGCTAATATGACTACATCACCAATTAGCGCTAACGTATTCATTACGGTTAGTGGCACAGACTATTTTATGGTTAAAGAAGCAACTATTGCAGTTGGTGGTGCTTTAGTTCCAATTGGCGGAGACCAAAAATTGGTACTGGAAGCAACTGATGCAATTAAGGTTTCAGCAACCGCCAACGCAGACGTTATTTTATCGGTGCTGGAGATTAGTTAATGTATATCGGTAATACACCATCCACATCAGCTTTCGTATCATTGACCGAAAGGTTTAATGGTGATAATACGACAACGGCTTTTACATTATCACGAACAGTTTTTGCTACTGGTGATATTGAAGTTATCGTTAACAATGTCCAACAAGACCCATTTACGGCTTATACTGTAAGTGGAACAACACTTACGTTTGACGGTGCTCCATCGTCCGGTACTGGTAACATTCTTGTCACATATAGAAACAGTATCATAAGTAAATTTGTACCTAGTGATGGTACAGTTTTAACGGCATCTATTGCCGATGGTGCAATCACTGGTGCCAAAATTGCAGCCTATACAATTCCATCTTCTGATTTAAGTAATACTGGTGTAACATTCGGCTCTTATGGTGGCGCAACACAGATTCCAGTTGTTACAGTTGGCATAGATGGTCGTGTGACTTATGCAGCTAACGTAGCGTTTAGTGCGGTACCAACATACTCAAGTGGACCATTTGCGGTTGGTAACACATCTGGTGCAATTGCCAATACTTCATTAGATGTATATGGCGGTGTTGCTATGAACGTAGTAACATTGGCAACCTCAAGTAATACGATTAACGTAGCACTTGCAAATTACTTTGTTGTAAATCCAGCAGGAACAACAGCATTTGTATTCACTGGTGCTCCTGTCGCAAGAGATAGTTCTTTTGTTATTGAGTTGGCAAATGGCGGTGCATATACTGTTACATTCCCAGCAGCTGTTAGGTGGCCAGCCAACACGGCACCAACACTCACATCTTCAGGTAAAGACTTGTTAATCTTCTCAACAGCTAATACTGGAACAACATGGCGTGGTTCTTCATTGATTGGTTACACAGCATAATCTATGTCATTAACTCCTAAATTATTGCAGCAAGGCGCAGCTGGTTCTGCTAGACCGGTTTATATTGAAGATGTGTTTAGTGCATTCCTTTATACAGGCAATGGCACCACAAAAAATATTACCAATGGTATTGATTTGTCTACTAAGGGTGGATTGGTTTGGACAAAAAGCAGAAGTAATGCCCAAAACAACTATCTTGCCGATACCGTCGCTTCCCAGTATTTGATTTCCAACACAACGTCTGGAAGTCAGGGTAGTGCTTTTCAAGGCTCAAATGACATTACCTCTGCCACAACAACTGGGTACACTCTTGGACCAAATTCAAGTACCGTAGTTAATAGTTCAGGGCAAACTCAGGTTTCATGGACATTCCGAAAGCAACGAAAGTTCTTTGATATTGTGACTTATACGGGGAATGGCGCAACTTATCAGGATGTAACACATTCGCTTGGAAGCACTCCCGGTTGCATCATGGTTAAGTGCACGTCCACTGGTTCAACAAATTGGATGGTGGTACATAGAAGCTTAGCAGTTGTAAATCAAAACCTGATTCTTAACTCAACTGCTAGTGCCTCAACTGTTAATTCTGAAACAATCACTTGGGGTTCAGTGGATGGGTCGTATAACGGATTTTTTAGGGTGTTAAATAGCCTTGGAAGTTCTGACCCAAACAACTATCTAAACGTTAACGGCAACACTTATGTCGCCTACCTATTCGCCCACAACGCAGGAGGCTTTGGCCCGTCCGCTTCAGACAATGTGATTACGTGTGGGTCGTTTACAACAGACGGAAGCGGTAACTTTTCTGTGAACCTTGGTTATGAACCGCAATGGGTTCTTGCAAAAGCAACCAATGAGGCGGGTAGTGATTGGTATGTGTGGGACACCATGCGTGGATGGCCTGCTCGTAATAGTACAAGTGTCAATTATGTTAACAGTCGTTATTTGTCACCAAACACCAGCACGGCCGAAGCGGACTTTGGCGGCCCATACGTCACAAACACAGGGTTTGGTGGAGTATTGGTATCCAGTATCACCTACATCTACATAGCCATCCGCCGTGGCCCGATGAAAGTGCCTACGACTGGTACAAGTGTTTTTGTGGCAGAAACTTATAATGGAACCAACACGCTAAATAGAGAATTTGATGTATCTCCTTTACAGTATTCTGATTTATCTTGGTTTATTAGTAGAAACTACCCAACTGCACCAGTCAGTATAAGTTTTGTAGATAGATTGCGTGGATCACTTGCAAAGCTATGGACGGGAGGCACTAGCAATGAAAGCACTTCACAAGCATCTGTTAGTTTTTCAAATAAAATGGAAGCCATAGTAATTGGAACTACTGGCAATTTTTCAGGCTTAAATGAGACTGGTACTTCTTTTGTTATGTACAACTTAAAACGTGCTCCCGGCTTCTTTGATGAGGTTTGCTATACTGGAAATTACGCAGGGAACCCTCAAATCCCACATAATTTAACCGTAGCGCCAGAACTAATTATTGCAAAAGTTAGAAGCACTACAGGCGCATGGTATATCAACAGTCCTTTAATTGGGACTAACTTTCAACTTGCTTTTAACGCAAGTGCAAAAAGTGCCGGAAGCACTTACACGCTTACATCAACGTATTTTCAAAATCCAGATATTAACTATCCTACGGGGGAGACATTTGTAGCCTACCTTTTTGCCACTTGCGCTGGTGTTTCCAAAGTTGGTTCATATACAGGTAATGGTTCATCACAAACTATCGATTGTGGCTTTGCTTCTGGTGCTAGGTTTGTTTTAATTAAACGTACAGACTCATCAGGCGATTGGTATACATTTGATACTGCTCGAGGTATTGTTTCTGGAAACGATCCATTCTTAAAATTAAACACTACAGATGCTGAAGCAACAGCTTATGATGCTGTTGATCCAGCTAACTCAGGTTTCATTGTCAACAACGATGCTACTAATTTCCCAATTAATGTAGCATCCGCCACATACATCTTTTTAGCAATCGCATAAATAATACAGTTAGAGAATATCAATCTAACTATCCAAATATCAAGGAATAAAAATGTCAGACTATAGAATCAGAGAAACAGGCCAAGTTTTAAGTCAAGGCGAAGTAAGACGCCTACATTGGAACACATCTTTCCCAGCAGTATGGGATGCATCTGTTTGTGAGTTTATTGGAATTGATCCAGTTCTACAAGCACCACAACCAACTAATACAGACCCATTGAAAACAATCCGTTTGAATGGAGTTGTGCAGGATAGCCTAGGCAATTGGGTACAAAACTGGGAAGTAGTAGACCTATTCGCAGATACCACAGTAGAAGGTGTAACAACAACTAAGGTTCAGCATGAAGAAGCATTCATGGCCAGACGTAATACTGAGAGATGGACACAAGTCCGTTCACAGAGAGATTCTTTGTTGAAAGATACAGATTGGTTATCCATCCGTGCCGCAGATACAGTTACTCCAATGCCAACAGAGTGGTCTACATATCGCCAAGCATTAAGAGATGTTACAGAACAATCTGACCCATTCAATATTGTGTGGCCAACTAAACCAGAATAAGAGAATAAAAAATGGCTTTAACTAGAGTTAGTGGTAATTTAATTTCAAGTGGTACCTTAACTGCCACTCAATTAGCGGTAACTGGTGTTTCTGCTGGTAGTTATGGTGGTACTACTTCTATTCCTACAATTACTGTTGGAACTGATGGTCGTGTGAGTTATGCTTCAAACATAGCTTTAAGTCTGAACAGTATTACAGGTAATGTGAATATTAGCGGCAACGTTAAAGCACAGACATATCAAGAAACATTCTCTAACGTTTCTATTGCATCTGGTAACATTACTTGCAACTTGGCTAGTGCAACAATTTTTAAAACTGTAGTGACCTCTGCGGCCAATGTTATCTTTACTAGCCCACCACCTAGTCTGACAGGATTTAGTTTTTTAATTCAGTTGTCACAAACTGGAAGTTATGCACTTACATGGCCATCTAGTATTCAATGGCCATCAAACACAGCACCAACACTATCCACAACTGCTGGTTATGTTGATACGATTGCTCTATACACTATTGATGGTGGAACAAACTACTACGCTACTTCAGTTCTAGGACAATTTTAATGAGTAAAGCTGCTTATAATGTTTATGCGGCCGGTGGTGCAGCAACGCCAACATATATTGAAGATGTGTTCAGCACTTACCTATACACGGGCAATGGCGCTACACAGACCATTGTCAACGGGATCGATTTGTCTGGTAAAGGTGGGTTGGTTTGGCTGAAAAGCCGAGCCGGCGCGGATCCGCATGAGTTAACAAACACCGTACAGGGCGTTTCAAACTCACTGCGAACTAACAGCACTAATGGTTCGTCTTCTACAGATTTGACTGGTTTTACTTCTTCCGGCTTTACTCTTGGATACGTCACTGGAAACACCAACTTATCTGGAGCAACTGAAGTTTCATGGACCTTCCGCAAGCAACCAAAGTTCTTTGATATTGTGACATGGACGGGAAACGGTACTACACAGAACTTGTCACATAACCTTGGCTCTGTACCGGGTATGATAATTGTAAAAAGAAGTGGTAACACGGGAGATTGGAATGTTTGGCATAGAAGTTTAACAGCAGGAAACTACATAAAACTTAATAGTACGGCCGCACAAACCACAGGTGGCGCAGCTAACTATTTTGGAAATAACTCTACCACAGTTAATCCAACAAGCACAACATTTACGGTTGGCAACAACTCACAAGTCAACGCTGATAGTGGAGAAGCCGGAAACACATATGTTGCCTACCTATTTGCCCATAACGCAGGTGGCTTCGGTCTGACTGGCTCAGACAATGTGATTACGTGTGGGTCTTATACGGGCGGCACTTTTAATGGGGTTACATACGATGCAGTAACCACGACTTTGGGGTTTGAGCCTCAATGGCTGCTTATTAAAGAAGCTACAGGCACTAACGCTTGGTTTATATTTGACAATATGCGTGGGATTGTCACTGGCGGCAATGATCCGCGATTGAGCCCAAACAGTAGTAATCAAGAATTTAGCTCCAATTGGGTTGATTTAACATCAACAGGCTTTACCGCAACAGCATCAGACGGATCAAGCGGAATCAATAACGGCAGCAGCTACACCTACATCTACATCGCCATCCGCTGTGGCCCGATGAAAGTGCCTACGACTGGGACTAGTGTGTTCAAAACTATTAGTAGAACAGGTACAGGCTCAGCAACTACAGTTACTGGAGTTGGCTTTCCACCAGATTTGGTAATCGCAAGAGCTAAAGCTACGGCTGGATTAAATACTACATGGATGGCAAGACTTAGAGGTAGTGCTCAACTATACTCAAATTTTACTTCTTCAGGAGCTAGTAGTTCAACACAACAGATAACCTCGTATGACATGGATGGAATAAGTGTAGGAACTGACGTAGCTCAATCTGGATTTAATAGTTCTGGTGATCCGGTTGTAAATTGGTTTCTTCGCCGAGCTCCAGGTTTCTTTAGTATTCTCACTTTTGTTGGAGACGCAACAACAAATAGGTCAATTAATCATAATTTGGGTGTAACACCAGAATTAATTATTACTAAGTCAAGTAACCAAACGGGCAATTGGCATGTTGGTATTGGGTTGCTTGGATGGACTTATGGTTTATATTTGGATACAACAAATGCAAGTAGTGTTCAAAACTGGTATTCTACACCATCATCAATAGCTTATTCCACTGGTTCATCTACTACTGCAAATAGAAATAGTTACGAATATATTGTTTATCTTTTCGCCTCTTGTCCTGGTGTTTCCAAAGTAGGCTCATACACAGGTAATGGTTCAACACAAACAATTGATTGTGGCTTTGCAGCTGGTGCTAGGTTTGTTCTTATTAAGAGAACCGATGACGTTGCTGATTGGTATGTCTGGGACACTGTTCGAGGTATTATTTCTGGAAATGATCCTTATCTTCTGATTAACAGTACAGTTGCTGAAGTAACCAATACAGATTACATTGACCCATACAGCGCAGGGTTTGAATTATCCTCCACCGCACCAGCCGCCATTAATGCAAATGGCGGTACTTACATCTTCCTTGCAATTGCATGATAAATAGAATAAACCCAACAACATAAATAAAGAATTATGGCTTACATCGGAAATTCTCCCAGCTCAGCAACATTTGCTATTGACACCTTTAGTGGTGACAATACAACTGTTAACTTCACCTTACGTGAAGCACCATTGGCAACAAGTTCTATTATTGTCTTTGTTGGTGGTGTCCGTCAACAAACAGACTCATATAGTCTTAGCAGTTCAACTCTTGTGTTCTCTGAAGCACCTCCGTTGGGAACAAATAACGTTGAGGTTATATTCTTAGGTTTAGGTGCAAGTGCTTCTATTCCTTCTGATGGGTCTGTATCAACAATAAAGATTATTACTGGTGCAGTAACCGGTGATAAGTTGGGTCTTACATCAATCAATGCAAACAATATTGTTGATGCTTCTATTACTGGCAATAAATTAGGATTGACTTCTATCAATGCTAATAATATTGTTGACGGAACAATTACAAACGCAAAACTTGCATCGCCAGGTGCATCAACAGGAAAGGCAATAGCAATGGCTATTGTATTTGGAGGATAAAAATAAATGGCCGCACCTAATATTGTCAACGTAGCACTAATTAATGCTAACTCAAACACACAAATTCTTTCCACTTCATCAGAGATTGGACTCTTAAGCAATCCAGCATCTAGTGGTAAAGTCTATAAAGTTAATACTATTATAGTAGCAAACAGAGATGGTACAGCTGCTGTTGATGTGAGTTGTAATATATACTCACAAGCAGCTTTAGCAGGAACTGGTTTTCCAATTGCTTCTACTATTTCTGTTCCAGCGGATGCAACTTTGATTTTGTCGGATAAATCTACAGCTTTTTACTTGGAAGAAAATCGCTCAATAGGAATTAAATCTGGAACAGCAAATGGTTTATCCGTTTTATGTTCTTGGGAAGAAATTTCTTAATATAATGTCTAAACGATACCCATCCGGGTTTATCTCGGCCTTTTATGATCCCTTAAAAAACCCTGGTGCGCCGACCATTGGGACGGCTACGAGTGGTGATGCAACTGCTTCTGTACCGTTTACAGCACCTCCTAATGTTGGCGGTTCGGCTATTACATCATACGTGTTACAATCAACACCCGGTAAAATTATTTCAAGTAACACAACGTCTCCGATTTCTGTTACAGGGTTGACCAACGACACAGCATACACCTTTCAGGTGTGGGCTTTGAATGCGTATGGGCCAAGTGCGTTTAGTGCGGCAAGCAATAGCGTTACTCCGGCTCAATTGTTCCGTGGTGTTTTTGCAGGTGGAAGTTCTAACATTATTGATTATATAAGCATTCCCTCAACAGGTAACGCCACAGATTTTGGCGATTTGCTTTCATCACAAATTTATCAGTCCGGGTTTGGATCCACAACAAGAGGGGTGTTTGCTGGTGGAAGTAATACAAACGTCATTCAATATATTACAATTGCCTCTACAGGAAACGCCACAGATTTTGGCGATATAACTGTGAACCGCCAGTCTTCGGCTGGGGCAAGTTCCAGTACCCGAGGATTGGTTGCCGGTGGAGTAATGACTGATAGTCCCTACTTTAGATATAATATTATTGATTACGTAACTATTGCTTCAGTCGGTAACGCCATTGATTTTGGAGATATGACAAACACTTCTGAAGGGCCAATGGCGTGTTCGTCACCAACTCGGGGAGTTTTTGCTGGCGGATATAACGGTGCTAACCGATTAACCACGATTGATTATGTAACTATTGCGTCTGCTGGAAACGCAACCAATTTTGGGTCATTAACATCTCCAACCGCTACTGGTGCTGGGTGTTCTTCATCTACTCGTGGCATTTTTGGCGGTGGGTATGACGGTAATGCAGCAAATGGTACTAATGTTATTGAATACGTCACAATTGCTTCCACAGGAAACGCCACAGATTTTGGTGATTTGTCGGATATTCTGAACTTTCTTACCGCTTGTTCTTCACAAATTCGTGCAGTCTTTGGTGGAGGGTTTAGTTATAACACATTTACGAGTTTTAATGTGTTGCAATATATAACCATATCCTCAACAGGTAATACAACAGATTTTGGCGATTTAACCAGAGCAACAAATGCCCTAACATCCTGCTCTAATTGCTCTGGAGGAGTCCAATAATGCCAAGCTATTCAGGTGTATGGACACTCACTGCTCAGTATCAAGCCAAGGGTTCTGGTAATTGGCCTTTCCCACCCCCACTTCTTACTGGGTCCGTAGCGGTGTTTGCTGGACAACAGGCAAATAAGCTTGTTTCTACAAGTGAGTATATTAATATTTCGTCACTATCTAACTCTGCTAATTTTGGTGATTTATTAAACCCTTGGGGTAATTGGGGTACATGTGCATCTACTACTAGAGGATTATTTTCTGGAGAAGTTTTTAGTTCTAATGTAATTCAGTACATCACAATTGCTACAGCTGGTAACGCTATTGACTTTGGTGACCTTACTAGAGGTCGTGAATATCATAGTGGTGGTTGTAACAGTACAACAAGAGGTGTGTTTGCACCTTCTCAGGGGTCTAATAATGAAAGTAATGTGATTGATTACGTTACAATCGCTACAACAGGTAACGCCACAGATTTTGGCGATACTACTATATTAGCTTATGAAACTTCATCAGCTTCATCTCAAACTAGAGGAATAATTGCAGTTGGAACCAATTCTACTGGTTTAAAGAATGTTATTGAATACATTACAATTGCTTCCACAGGTAACGCCATAGATTTTGGAGATGCAACAATAGCCAAATCCGGTACCGCTGCTTGTTCTAATTCTACTAGGTTGCTTTTTGGAGGTGGACATGTATCATACGTTAGTCACAATATTATTGACTATATTACAATTGCCTCTACAGGAAATGCAACAGATTTTGGAGACTTGACTGTTAGTAGGCGTTATGGAGGCGCTGCCTCAAATTCAACTAGAGGTATTTTTATAGATGGTTATTCTAACCAATCTGTCAATGTGATGGACTACGTTACAATTGCCTCTACAGGAAACGCCATAGATTTTGGTGATTCTATAATTTCACAATTAGGTGTTGGTGCTGTATCTAATGCCAACGGAGGAACTCAATAATGGCAATTTCATCATGGAGCGCAGGGATTATTAGACCCGTAGCTGTAGCACCTGCTGGTCCTTATCAAGACGGAGCGGCTCCCGGTGTGTGGACGCTGGATGAGGCAGCTTTTTGGACTAAGCAAGGTCTATGGCCTACTGCAGGAAACGTGTTCCCACTTGGAATATTTTCCGGCGGCAATGAGGGGGGCAACATGACCAACGTTATTCAGTACGTCAATATATCGACCACTGGTAATTCCGTTGATGTAGGTGACTTGGCTGTGGTTCAAGGTCGAGGGGCTAACGGAACGATTTCTTCAGGTACTCGCGGCATCTTGGCCGCTGGCGGTGATGCCGGTGGTTATTCCAACACGATCCAGTACATGACACTTGCCACGACTGGCACTTCGTTTGACTTTGGAGATTGCAGCGGCAGAAAAATTATTCTTGGAGGTTGTTCTAACGCCACCCGTGGCATCATTGCTGGTGGAGATGTTTCTGGCACAGGCCGAGTCAACATCGTTGAGTACATCACAATTACTACAACTGGTGACGCCACGGATTTTGGCGATTTGACGCAGGTGTGGGAAGGTCTTTCTGGAGTTGCGTCCACAACTCGTGGCGTCTTCGCTGGTTCTTCAGGTTTAACCTATAACACAATCAATTATATAACAATCGCTTCTGTTGGAAATGCAGTTGATTTTGGTGATTTAAACTCTTCCAGACAAAGCGCCGGCGCATGTTCAAACTCCACAAAAGGAGTGTTTGGGGGAGGATATCTTTTACCTGGTAGTGTGCTTACGGACGATGTGCAAACAATAACAATTGCTAGTACAGGAGACTCCTCCTCTTTTGGTACGTTAACTGTGGCCCGAAATTATGTGAACGGAGTCTCCAGTTCGACACGAGCTTTATTTGCTGGAGGTACTACTGGTTCCGATTCCAACGTGATTGACTTCCTGACGTTCGCCGCAGGTGGTTCGGCCACAGATTTTGGCGACTTGTTGACTGCCAATAAACAAATGTTTTCAGCGTCTGCGGTCCACGGTGGTTTATAATTGACTTCTCCACAAACAGGAGAATTCTTTGAACGAGCTTTAATGTCAATTATAAGTAAAAAAACCATTGACTTCTTTTACAACATCATATATAATAGAATACACTATGTTTATATTAAGGAAAAATAAATGAATGATTTGATTATTAAAAATATTAATACCGCACTTGCAACTACCAGTAAACCTGAGTATGGGGTAATGTTGCAGAATATTGATGCGAGAATGCCGGCAATTGTCAGAGACACAAGCAACTTCCACAAGTCTCACAGCCAGTTCATGTCGGTAACACTAGACGTAACGGCAATCACACCAATACGTTCTATCAAGCACACATTGGCTGAGATTGATAGAACAAAATCGGCATTACAAGAAGCTTATATTGGTCTACGTAAAAAACAGATTGAGCTAAAGCGCAAGACTGTCGAACTTGCAGCTGCTACCGATCCTCTAGATATAGAGTTACTTGAAGTAGAAATTCTGGAAATTAATGGCCATTTAGAAGGCACGCAAAACCATGTCAATGGTGCTTTACGTAAAATGAATTTCATGGTCAACCAACATGCACAATTGCTAGAGAAGGTTGGTAAGAATGAAATTACTGAAGAAGACTATGAACTAGAAGAATCTAAGTATCACATTATGACTTGTATGAAGCAAGCTCTCAATGCTGCTCGTAGTCGCAATGGTATGATTGATGAAGGTAATTTGATTTACTTGTTTGACTTAGGTATCAATGCTGCACAAGCACAGGCTGAAGTTTTTGCATATTTAAATATGGAGAATGAATTAATTTCCAATGGTCAGGCTCCAACTCATGAGATGACTGTTCGCTGGTTAGAGGCATGTGCAAATAAATGGGCAGAAGATCCTGCTAAATTTGCTGGCCGCAGAGGCTTTTCTGTATTTGATAAATCTTCTCTTACTAATGTGCCTTTGTTGGAAGAATCTTCTACAGCACCAGAGGAAAAATAATGCATCTGGTCGTTGGTACTCCTTGTTATGGCGGAATGATGTGTACAGAGTACACACAATCCATTCTTGATTTAAAAGAAGCATGTCTAACTAATAATATTAAACTTACTTGTATCTTTCTTGGTAATGAAAGTTTAATACAGCGAGGTAGAAATACCATTGCTCATCACTTTATGAATATGCAAGATGCTTCTCATCTTATGTTTATCGATGCGGATCAAAAATTTTTAGCAAATGACATTGCTTTGATGATAAAAGCGGACAAAGGTATTATTGGTGGACCTGTTCCTATGAAAGGAATAAATTGGGAAAGAGTGCGACAAGGTGCTGTTCTAAATCATCCAAATCTTTCATCTCTTTCAGGTATATTTAATATAAATAAATTAAAGGACCATGAAATGATTGCTCCTAATTTACCCTTTCAGGTTAAACATATAGGCACAGGGTTTATGCTTATTCGCAAAGATGTGTTTGAGAAAATCAAACCACATGTTGGTTGGTATACTAATGCAGGTAATACTATTAATGCGAATGAAAAAATTTATGATTATTTCAAAGTTCAGAATGTAAATAACGAATTACTATCTGAGGATTACAATTTCTGCCACATGTACCGTGAACATGGAGGAACAATCTGGGCTGCTCCTTGGTGCGTTCTCGGTCATTTTGGCTCTTATCTTTTTTCAGGGCAATATGCTCAACAAGGAGTTTTAAATGGCACACCATTGCATTAAATATCGTCTAACCGCTGAAGGTACAGTCCCAACATTTCTTTGCCTACATCCTGAGGGTGTTGGTGGTGTATATGTAGTTGGTGATCCTTCAACACCAAGTCCTCGTGATATGGTTATGATTGGTCTATCAGAAAATGATGATGTAGGAGACGCTGAAATTATTCCTACAAAAGCTGACCTGTTAACTTATTTGACCGATGTAGGTGCAAATTGGACTCAACCAGATCCAACACAACCTGGTGACCCACAAGCAACTATTCCTTTTGATCCTTCTGCTGCGGCTGATTGGGTCTGGGCACGAAAAACAGCTCTTGATGCAAGCTAGTGTTAATGTAGAAAGCATCCTATATTAACTAAATAGAGTAAACAACCAATAGAACAATAAAACTATGCCAATCTCAAGAATTACAGCTAATAGTATTACAGCAAACACGATTACATCTGCAGCTCTGGCCAACACTGGCGTAACATCCGGTGTTTATGGTGGTGCTGGTGCTATTCCAATTATCACAGTCGATTCTGTTGGTAGACTGACAAGTGCAGCTAATGTTGCAATTAGCGGCAGTAGTGTAAAATTATCTTCACGTTCATCTAATACAATATTAGGTGTAAATGATAACTCTTATGTAATTAACCTCAGTAGTACATTTACACAAACATTCACCGCTGCAGCAACTTTAGGTGACGGTTGGTTCTGTTACCTAAAGAATGGTGGTTCAGGTGACATTACACTTGATCCAAACGCAAGCGAAACGATTGATGGCTTAACAAGTTTTGTAATGTATCCTGGCGAAGTTCGATTGGTTCAATGTACAGGAACAGCATTTACTTCTATAGTTTTAGATACGTTTAAAAAAACAATAACTTCAACAGGAGCATTTATTACTCCACCTGGTTACACACAATTGTCTTTAAGAATGTGGGGTGGCGGTGGAGGTGGTGGAGGTGGTAGAGGCGCAGGTGCACCCGGTCGTTACTCAGGTGCCGGTGGCGCTGGCGGTGGCCAACATATTGCAACTTTTGAAAGTACAGCAGGAACATCCACTACAGTAACTATTGGTGCCGGCGGCACAGCTGGAGCAGGTGGCCTATCTTCTTCTTCTGATGGTACAGCTGGTGGAGATACTTCTTTTGGCACACAGTTCTATGCTTATGGTGGTTATTTTGGCCACACCGCAAGCTCAGGCGCTTCTGGCCTAAGCGGCGGCGGCGGAGGTATATTGAGTGCTGGTACTTCAACCACTGGTGGTAATCCTAAAATGCCTGGTTCCAGTACTACTGGTGTTATTGTTTATGGTGATAGAGGCACAAGTGAAAATTTTTGTATGAATTTTGGATTTGGCGGTGGTGCTCCTAGTTCCGGAAATCTAGGCTATACTGAATATGGTGGGTCAGCTGGTGGTAGCAATTCTTCTAGAGGATCGAATAGTATATTTGGTGCTACAGGTGGGGGTTCAGGAGAACAAATGGATGGGTCTGGTAACCCCGGCAACGGCGGTGTAGGTTTCCAAGGCGGTGGCATTGGTTACACAACAGCTTACACTAATGGAGCTTTGCACAGCACTAACGGTGTAGTATTAAGTAGTGGCAGTGGAGGCGGTGGCGGCGGAGGTGCTTCTGGTGGTGTAAGTGGCGGTTCTGGCGCAACTCCAGGTGGAGGTGGCGGAGGAGGCGGTGCAAACTTTGGCGGTGGTAATGGCGGTTCTGGCGGTGCTGGTGGAAACGGACTTTGTATTATTTGGGGGATTGTATAATGAGAGCTTTAGTAATCAAAAATGGAATTGTTGTTAATGCTATTTTGGTAGAATCATTAGATGTTTTACCAAACTTAATAACAGACACAGACAGTCAAGGTAAAGTTGGAAACATTGGTGATTCATGGAATGGAAATACATTCACAACACCTGAACCAGTTGTACCTGAACCTGTTGTTACACCAACACCAACAAAAGAAGAATTGTTGGCTCAACTTCAAGCACTTACTGCTAAAATCGAAGCATTAGAATAACACAGTTCCAAACTCCCAGTTTGACTAAATAGGTAATTAAATTGGGAGTTAATTTTGGCCGCTTATTCCGAGATAACGATTGAACAATACGCATCTTTTTCCTCTACAATCAATGTAGAAGATACTGCTGGCGATGCTATTAATCTATATGGTTATAGCGCATCATCACAACTGCGTAAATCGTTCTATTCAACAACAGCAACTAACTTCACCGCTTCTGTCACAGGCACAGCAAACGGTGAAGTAACTATTTCCATGACCTCGGCTAACACAGCCAACTTAACTCCTGGTCGTTATATGTACGATGTTATTATTACTTCTCCACAATCTGTGACAACCAGAGTAGTTGAAGGAATTGTGGTAGTAGCACCTGGAGTAACACGCATATAATGGCTATAATAGCTAAAATTAATACAACAGGTTCTATTGGAAGAACAACACTCAACCAGTCAAATAGGACCACGATTGTTTCCAATAATTTTCGACCAAAACCAAACGTATCTATTAATGAAGTTGGTGGAGTTTCGACAGCGGGTGTTGCCAATGGTTACACTTTTGTTTTTAACTCAACAACAAACACTTTCGAGGTTCAACCAACAACAGACCTCACAGGCACAATAACAATAATAACTGGAGGCACTTTTTAAATGGCCAATACTGTAATTCAACTTAAATTTTCCACGGTAAATGCGGCGCCAACAACGCTAAACGTTGCAGAACCAGCGTATTCGTATGTAAGTAACGTTGCATACATTGGTTCTCCAGCAGGTACCGGTGCAATTGCTATTGGTGGTAAATTCTACCTTGACCAACAAGCAGGTATCTTCAACTTAGTTAACGCTGCGTTTACAACTGCTAATGCGGCAGGAACTTCAACGTTTGCACAAGACGGTTACACTAAGGCCAACAATGCATTCCATCAGGCAAATGCTGCCTTTACAGTTGCTAATGCATCCATATTAATTGATGCTACACAGAACAATAGTATTACAGCTGCATTTACACAGGCCAACCTTGCTGTATCAAATGCAGGTAGCGCTTCAATTTATGCTAACGGTGCCTTTGCGGCAGCCAATTCAGCAGCTACATTATCAGCTGCAACAGATTTAACACAGAATAACAGTATCGTAGCCGCATTCACCCGTGCTAATAATTCTATTAGTGCTAATGCAGGCGGTACAATCACCGGTGATTTGGTAATTACTGGTAACTTTACAGTTAGTGGCGCAACTACTTACGCTAATACAACCAACGTTCAACTTGGTGATAACATTATCACATTGAATGCTGACCTTCCAGTTTCAGTTGCACCATCTGAGAACGCTGGTTTTGAAATCAATCGTGGTAATGCATTAGCGAATGCTTCTTTTCTATGGGTTGAAGCTTCTGGTAAATGGCAAGCCAACAGCGGTGCTGCAACAGGTGCATACTTTATTGGTTCTGAGTCAAATGGTGTTTATGCTAACGGTGCTTTCATTCAGGCCAATGCCGCATTTACAACTGCTAACCAAAGTTTAGCAGTTAATCTTACACAAAACAACAGCATTACAGCTGCATTTACTCAAGCAAATACTGCGGTAGCAAATGCTGGTGGTGCTTCAATCTATGCAAATGGTGCCTTTGCTGCGGCCAATACTGCTTCAATTTACGCTAACGGTGCATTTGCTGCAGCTAATAGTGCTTCAATCTATGCGAACGGTGCATTTACTAGGGCTAACACAGACGTTACAAACATTGCGATTTCGGCTGCCGATTTCGGTTCTGCATCTTCTGTTGCATCATTTAAACTTGAGGCAAACGGTCGTATCAGTACCGCTAACTCTACTTCTATTGCAATTTCGGCCTCTGCTATTACTTCTGGTACACTAGGTGTCGCTCGAGGCGGTACAGGTGCAGCCACATTTACAACAAACGGTGTCTTGTTAGGTCAAGGTACTGGTGCAGTTTCTACAGCATCGTCTTCAACAGAAGGCCATGTATTGACTATAAATAATGCAGGTGTTCCAACCTTCTCACATTTGCAAGGTGGAACATTCTAATATTATCGTGAAAAGGAGTTGTTATGAGTGTGGAATTTTCAAACACTTATCAGGAGATTCTGCTTGACAATTTAATGTCAATCATTAAGCAGAATTTCATGTTTCAAACTCAACTAAAAATGGTTGAGGACACTGGTACACAGAAGGCAGAATTAGAGGCAAAGTTGGCTGAAGCTCAAAATCAATACAATGCTATTCGTCCATTGGTCGAGGAAATAGAATCGTATAAACAGAGAGCTTTACAGAATACTTCAGCACATCAGGAAAAAGATAGAATACAATCTGCGCTAAATGATTACATGCGTAAACATGCAGATTTGCAAGCAGTGATAACAGAGAGAGATGGAGAAATTGGCAAGCTTAAAGAATACATTGATAAACTTGAGCAAGCAGTTCCTATTTCTAAATTGAAGAAGATTAATCCTGACAAGAAGTTTGAAGAACCAACACCAGCGCCTGTACTTTTACTTGAAGAACCACCAATCACCAAAAAACAAGAAGTAAAAGACGGTAGTTCGTTCTAATGGCAAATACAACAATTCAGATTAAGCACTCAACGGTTGCAGGTAATGTTCCTGCAACCTTGGCCAATGGTGAGATTTCCATCAACTCAGCTGATGGTAAGATTTTCTATGCGAAACCCAATGGTGCAATATTTTTTATATCAACAGATACCGCAACTGGTCCTGCTGGTCTGAATGGTGAAGTCCAATTTAATGATTCAGGTGTTCTAGGTTCAACTGCGAACCTTTCTATCATAAAGGCCAATGGCACACTCACAGTTGGTGGTAGTGTCAGGTCAGCTGGTTCTCCTGGCGATTCCTCTTTTATATCAAGAGGCACCAATCAAAAAGGTGGTGCAAATTATCATGGTTTCTTAGAGGCTCATAACTCAACTGCGGCAAATGGTTCTAAACATTTCCGTGTGAACAGCATTGGTGATATGGAAGTTGTTAATAGTGGTTATACAGCCACTATTCTTTCATTAACAGATGCTGGTGTTTTAAGTACACCTGCACTTGCGACAACTGGTTATGTCCAGTTCTCCGATGGTACAAGACAATATACTGCCAATGCTGGTTCAGGTGGTGGTACAGTTACATCTGTTGGTGGTGTATCTGGTGCAATCTCCAATACTCAACTTCTTGGTTTTATTACCTCAGTTGATGGTGCAGGTTCTGGTCTTGATGCTGACTTATTGGATGGTTTAAACAGCACATCATTTGCAAACACAACAACTACTGATGCAATTAATGTTACACAAAACAATAGTATCACGGCCTCTTTTACGCAGGCCAATCTTGCTATTGTTAATGCATTATCAGCAAGTAACTATGCTAATGGTGCTTTTGCAGTTGCTAATGCAGCTACAACAACAAACCTCACACAAAACAATAGTTTAACAGCGGCCTTTGTTCAGGCTAATGCCGCTTACACAAGAGCAAACAATAGTCTGAATGCTAACACTGGTGGCACAATCACCGGTAACGTCATCATATCAAGTAATGTAACAATTACTGGTAATGGTGCATCATTAACCATCCAGTCTAATACTGCATTCGTAAGTCCAAATACACAAAACACCATCACCATGAGAATGTTGAATGGTGGAACATTGTCGTTCTCAGGTAATGCTGGCGAGTTGTTCTCTATTACCGACAGCATGGCTGCAGGTAGTATATTCTCAGTTAATGACATTTCTGGTTTGCCTGTTATTGATGTTGATGCCAATGGATGGATTTCCATGGCACAGTATGGCGGTAACGTCCACATCTACAATGCAGCCACCTCTGTATCTAACTCAACAGGCGCATTGGTTGTCGATGGAGGCGTTGGGGTAAGAGGGAACGTATATGCAGACGCAGTTTATGATGGAGGCGTTGAGGTCATTGCTTTTGCCAATGCAGCTTTCAATACTGCAAATGCCGCATTCATTTCTGCCAACTTGGCCAATGGTGTAGATACAACACAAAATAATAGTATTACTGCCGCATTTATTGCTGCAAATAGTGCCGGCATTTACGCTAATGGTGCCTTTACGGCAGCCAATGCAACTACAACATTACAGTCTGGTATCAATACAACTCAGAATACCAACATTACATCCGTAACAAATACGGCTGAAGCTGCTTTCTTAGCAGGTAATACTGCTGCTACATTGCAGTCTACAATTAATACAACGCAAAATAATAGTATTACAGCTGCTTTCTTAGCTGCTAATTCAGCAGCCACTTTATCAGCAGCTACCGATGCAACTCAGAATACCAACATCACATCGGTAACAAATACGGCTGCAGCTGCTTTCTTAGCAGCCAATTCAGCTGCTACATTATCAGCTGCAACTGATGTAACTCAAAATAATTCCATAACGGCTGCTTTCTTGGCGGCTAACTCAGCTGCTACACTATCAGCTGCTACCGATTTAACACAGAACAATTCCATAACGGCCGCTTTTATCAGAGCTAATAATTCTATTAGCGCAAATGCGGGTGGTACAATCACTGGAGATTTAGTTGTTACTGGTAACTTAACAATTAGTGGTCAAACAACTTATTCCAATACAGTACAACTCTTAGTTGGTGACAACCTTATCACATTGAATGCTGAGTTACCAACATCAGTAACACCAGTAGAAAATGCTGGTATTGAAATCAATCGTGGTAATACTTTTGCTAACTCATCACTATTGTGGATTGAGGCTTCTGGTAAGTGGCAAGCAAATAGTGGTTCTGCAACTGGTGCTTATTTCCTTGCTAATGAAGCCGTTGTTACAGCTGCTTTCTTAGCAGCCAATTCAGCAGCTACATTATCAGCTGCTACTGATGCAACACAAAACACCAACATCACATCGGTAACAAATACGGCTGCAGCTGCTTTCTTAGCAGGTAATACTGCTGCTACATTGCAGTCTACAATTAATACTACACAAAACAATAGTATCACTGCCGCATTTATTGCTGCAAATAGTGCCGGCATTTACGCTAATGGTGCCTTTACGGCAGCCAATGCAGCTGTAACACTATCAGCTGCAACCGATTTAACACAGAACAATAGTATTACAGCATCTTTCATTGCAGCTAACTCTGCTGGAATTTATGCTAATGGTGCTTTTGCGGCAGCTAACGCAGCCACTACAACAAACACTACTCAAAACAATAGTATCACGGCTGCGTTTACTACGGCTAATAGTGCCGCAATTTACGCTAACGGTGCCTTCGCAGCTGCCAATGCAGCTACTGCTACAGATACAACTCAGAACAATAGTATTACAGCGGCATTTACCGCAGCCAATAACCGAGTATTAAAAACTGGCGATACGATGACCGGTAACTTGGTTATTGTAGGTACTTTATCTGCCACAACTAAGTCATTCGTAATTAAACATCCACTAAAAGAAGGTATGCAATTACG